CCTTTAATATCATAAGTCCTCTTAGGGCCTAATATTTTCTTAAACGAATAAGATGTATCCTCTTCTTTCCCTAATTTTTCTATCTCATCCATTTGATAGACAAAGATACTTTCGTCTCTGGTCTGTACTTTTATGGATTTGTTTGGTACTTGCTCTATGATAAGACCTCTGATTACACTCCCGTTCTTTAGATAAACAACATCTTGTGTTCTCCCCTGTGAATAGGAGTAGGAAACAACTAAAAATAAAAAGGCTATCGCATATAGTATTTTTCTCATCTTACCTTGGTGAATTTAGTTTGTGAATTATATTCTTCTGTGTTAATATATATTTCCGTAGATGATATTTTGGATATCTCTACAAAAATCTTGTTCTCAACTCCCATCTGGGTTATGCTTAATACGACTTTGTAATTATTATTACCTCGTAGTTCCTCATACAATTTTACATCTCCTAAGGGTGGATTGGATTGATTGTAAAATGCGGCACTTTCTTGGGCATGCTTAACGAAATTCATAGAAGCGCCATCTAATCCATATATTATATTGTCTTTAGTACATTGAAATGTTAACATCCCTAGTCCATCACCATTTTTCCATGTACCTATCAACCAATCCGGTGGAGAGAGTTTAAACTCTGTTTGCGAAGTGTTTTTATCTCCATTTTCCCAATCCTCATTTCCATCATCTCCGCATGATGAAAATATAAGCATTATGTACATCAATAAGAAATACATAAATCTCACTTTTGTTACCATAAATCTATTGCTTTTATCCTCCCTGTCCCCTTCGTTCGGTGGTTTCTAAATATAAAGAAGCGTGGGGACTATTGGATGTTACCGTATTTGAGGCTCTGGACTGCCCACCACTCAATAACAAACAACAGCCCCACGCCTTATGATTGTGTATAGTTTGCCCCTAGAGGTATAAATATAACAACATAGGCGTAGGAGGCATCTTTGTCTATTATCCCGAGTGGTTGAAATTGTCCAGATTTCAAATACGAGATAATATCTTAACGCTTCTACGTCTTTATTCTAATACGTGGGGCAAAGATATAGATATTTAGAAACGCAAACAACCCTATGACATACTTTTTAATGCTTTATCATAGGGGCGATCAATAAAAATGAGATTTGCCTATCTTTTTATAGGGAGGTGTAAACTGGTATATAATTACCTACTATTATTATAATAATAGATATCAACCCTACCATATCACATCCTCCTTTCTTTCAAAAATCCCATCATATCCTCCACGCTAAGCTGGAAGCCGGCAGCCGCCTTATGGCCTCCTCCACCGGGGTTGGCCTTGCGTGCCAGCGCCGAGACATCCACCTCCTCCTTGGTGGTATAGAACGAGCATCTGAAGAATCTACCGTTCCAGCAAAATGGCATCATCAAATCATGTTTTCTAGGATCGTACATAGACTCGAATGTGGTGGAGTTAAACTCCGTAGTATTCATACATATCGCCTTGTATCCAAATACATCAGCCTCGAATGAGAACATATTCATCTCCCCTCTGTTTTTCTCTACTATATACTCTATTATAGCCTCCCCGTTATTTATCATATCATTCACTAAGTTGTTATCAGCTTTATCTAGTACATCCTTAGCAATGTTTACATCAAGACCGCAATACCCCCTCATCCCGTATTGGAACGCCATGACATCACTCCACTCGAACCTGTCATGATCCCATACATCATAAGCACTCAATAATTCTACCACATTAGGAGTTTTGATGTCATCAAAAAGATATTCCCACGTAAGCTCACAGGCCGCCGTCCCTATACACCTCTTGCCCTTTACCTCGTAATCCCTCATATCGTCTATGGCGGTCTTATGATGGTCTATCCATACGACATCTATACCTTTCTCTTTCCACTCATCGAAAAGGAATCTTGTTCTGTTTCCAAATGACACGTCAACTACAAACACCTTATCATATTTATTTACGTCAGGTATTTCCTTGCCGTAATTGTAAGGAAGAAGATCAATGTCCCCTTTGAAATACTTTTTTACTATAGCCGCTGACATTACTCCGTCAAGATCAGCCTCATGATATATACATCCTGTCATAATCTGTTGTTTTTGATTAAAAAATCTATGTATTCTTTTATATCCTTGTTCCTATCATTATCCCAATCAAATGTCTCGTTTATGAATTTGAAGTACGATACTGGGATCGAATGCAGCATCCATCCACAATATTTCCCGAATGTCATTACCGTAGAGCCAAGGGGATGATCCGGCCTCCCGGGTACAGGGGAGGCGGTAATGCCCTGCGCCAGCCCCCTCCTTCGATCTTTCTTGGCGGCTTTGATATCCAGATCCGTTTTCGTTACCTTATCCCCCATCGGGATATTGGTAATTAGTTTATCGCCGATAAACATCCCCCATCCATATCCTTTGTAGTTCTCTATACTAAGTTTCCTTATATCGCCGAACCTTGACGAGTTGTTGCAACAATCAACGACTAATGCGCTATCCTTACCGCCCTTTATCCTGACAGCTCTCCCAAGCCACTGATAAAACGACGAGAATGAGAATGTTGGTCTTCCTACTATCACACAATCCAGACCCGGATGATCGAATCCGGTTCCGAGGGCGGAATAGTTGAACACCACCTGCGTTCCACCTGACTTGAACCTCTCGACTATAGCCTCCCGCTGCTTCTTTGGCGTGCCTCCGTGAACCACCTCCGCCATGCCAGATCGGATCTTGGCGTTTATCCATTCGGCGGCCGTATTGCAGCTCTCAACAGAATCCATAAACACCAGTATAGATCTACAGATATCTTTTAACACCATCAATCGGCGCAAAATAAGGTTGTTTAAGCCATTTTTTCTCACCGCCTCACTAATAGACTCAGCCGTATATTCAGAGCCGTTAGAATTAAGTTTAAGGGCATCTCCATTGAAATCCCATGTCTCATACTTAAGAGGCGTCCAAAATCCTTGCCTTATCATCTCCTCTACCTGTATCACGTGAATCAGATTCTTGAAATACACCGGTCTCATACGAGTGATGAAATTAAGTTGGGAATATGATGTCTGTCCTATCGACATGTTTTTAAGTCTACATGGCGTGGCTGTAAACCCTATCACCTTTCTCGGCTTCAGCTCATTCATGAATGTCATGAACTCACTGCCATCCTCAGGACTGTATCCGGCATGAGCCTCATCTATCAATACGTTTCTGATTCCCATCTCCTTAAGCTGACCAACAACTTTCTTGATAGATCCTAACGTGGCATATATCATGTTAGATAGCTCTTTCTTGCCACAGGAAGCGGAGTAGATGGTAGCCGGTATGCCATACGACGTTATCTTGTCGTGGTTCTGTTGCAGCAATTCTTTTGATGGTTGTAAAATCAGCGTCTTATCTCCCATCAATCTAGCCGCTTCTGCTATCAGAAGTGACTTACCGCAACCTACAGGACCTATGATCAATACCGGATCATGTCTATCAGAGTTTATGTAATCGGAGATACTTTTAACACACTCCTCTTGATATGGCCTTAATTTATATGTCATCTCTGTAGTTATCAAAAACGTCTTTCACGTACTCTAGTCTTATCGCACATTCCCGACCATCGTCCATTTTTACCATCAAAGTCTCTTTGGTCTTGCTTATGGCTATCACCTCTCCTATCCCTATCTGGGTATGGACTATATCACCTAGCTTTATATTGCATTTGATCATGGTCAAGTTTTTTTTATTAAATTCCTCTATCTTGCTCCTGTCTGTCTCTTTGGTCATCTTAGCCTCTTCCTTAAACATGTCGTACCCTTCCCGGATATTATCCCCAACCATATTCTCTATCATCTCTCTCATCTCATCGCTCCTTACGGCAAAGGATATTTGAAATGATTTACTTGTGCCTTTCATCAGGTAATCAATCTCCTTCTTGCATTCTGTCATCAATCTATCCAGATTATCGAACTTAACGAATTTAGAGTTGCCATTGGCTTTTCTTACTCCATCCTTGAAATCCTCCAATATCCCATTAAATACATCCGCCATGCACATCATGGAATGTAGCCATACCAGCATATTGAATTTATATTCATTATCAGCGTTATTCATCAAGCTTACCAAAGACTCGCTTTTTGTCAACATAATCTTCGATTCCCGGTCTACTATATCCTTTATCTCCTTCCGGTATTTCATGGCTCCCACGAAATCCATTTTAGAATAACATTCATTCGATTTCTCTACCAGCTTCCTGATATCTTTTCTCGACATTAATAAATTTAATACATCTTTCTCTTCCATGATCTGATCTTTTTGCATCGCAAATATAATTAAAGCCTAGATATTTACCTAGGCTTTTTAATAAAGTTAATCTTTTTTATTCTTTCTTTTTGACTCATCCCAATTCGATGAATATCTGCATGTCCCTTGTTTATGGATTGAGAAATCGCACCAAAAACACAAGGGCTTGGGACGGGGTTCAAGGCAGGCCGGCTGGCGTCCCATGAGGTAGTGTGTCTCGTATTTATACTCTTGCTTGACATCGTCCCAAACGTGAGCTTGATAGCTATTGATTTTATTTGTTTCGAAATCATACATATCAAGAAGAATATCATTAAGCTCCTTGACTGACCTCTCTACCTTTTCCTTATCTACCTTCACGTTTTGGTTATCCAACATACGGGTAAAAAAATAGCTACACATATCTGGTAATACCTTATACTTCCTGTATATGTAAAAGGCGTATATCGGATGCTGGAGATTGTGAAGCAATTTATCCTTATCGAATAATTTTCTCCCAGACTTCCAGTCTATCGTATACATGGCTATTCTGTCTTTTGTCTTATACTCACCTCTCCAGTCTACTGATCCTATGATATGTACCTTATCGTATGTCACACCATCCAATGTAAGGGGCTTGGGTAGCTTATAAGGCAGGACGAAGCCCTCCTCCACGCCGGCCGGTCTCGACCCCCGGATCACTTTCTCCATTGGCGTAAGATCCGACCACGATTTCTTGTAATTGCCAGCCGCGTCCTTCTCAAACAACCCTACGATCCATCTTATTAGCCTAGCCGCATGTTGCATGGACTCGATCTGAGATTTAACGCTATCAAAAGGTATTTTCTCTATATCGGCGTAGTAGTTGAATGCCTTGCTCATATCCTCATAAGAAGGTCTGCATCCGTTCTTGAAGAAATATTCCATCGTCTGGTGGATAACCGTACCATATGACGTGGCCTCATGCTTCTCCGTGGACCTATGACCCTCCACGTAAGTCTTATACCATTTATATGGGCACTGGACGAACGTGTCTATCTGCGAGTAAGAGGCGGCGAGAACCTTCTCTCCGTTTATAACCTTACATAACAAATTATTCTCCGGTATTACCATAAAGCTTATCTATTTTTATATCATGTCCGTATAAGTCCATTAACAGGTTTTGTAGATGGTGAAGATTCTTAATCTGAATAGGATCGCTTAGATCGTCTTCCAGATCCCTAAGGCTAAGATAATACCCATCATCAAAAATCTCTATAGATATTCCGTAGCCTCGATATACATCCCGCCCCTTATCACGCTTGAAATAGATAGTATCAAGTATATTATCATTTATCTCAATAGGCATGACATCATCTTCCCCGGAATACCATTTCATTATCCCATCATCAACCTCACGTTCAAGGATCAATGACTTACTTTCATTACGCATACCAGTAACGCACCCTACTCTCCATATATTGCCAGCCTTGTCTTTTACAAGATCCCCTATCCTTAGTTCTTTAGCCGAAATCATACTCATCCTCCTCGTTATAATCGTCATCGCAATCATCGACAAGAGGGGTTTCTAGCCCCTCTTCCCAATCATCATATCCAAAGTCCATTACTTACTCTTAAACCAATCATACAACATATCCGCAAAAATCCCTACAGTTAGTTCATCAACAGGTTTATCACCGAAGACATCATCCGATATCCTTATACCAATCTTCTCTTCAATCTCCATCAACACCTCTAATAAATCAAATGGATCCATAGCCAGATCAGATGATAAATTACTATCTTCTTTTACATCATCAATTACCTCTATATTATTAATATAATTGAACTTATGCATTTTTTCAAATATCTCTTTTCTGGCTAGTTTCAATATTTTATCTCTCTCCATGATTATTTAGATAATTATATAATATATCCATAAATTCCCCTACCGTAAGTTTAGTATAAGGTTTGATGTTTAGTGTCTCATCAGGTATAGATATACCCATCCTTTTCTCTATTTCCATCACCACCTCTGCGTAGTCAAAGGAATCCATAGCCATGTCAGTCGCCAGCCTATCCTCGTTATCGATCTCGGCAGCATGATTAAAACCCGTAAACTCACCCATCTTCTCAAAGATCACTTCCTTGACTACTTTTTCAATTTCTTTTCTTTCCATGCTAAATTGACATTTTTAATCTTCTACCTAATTCTTTTTTTATATCTGATATTCTTTCGATGTCCATCTTAACATCTCCAGTAATAGTATATTCCTTATCCATTTTCTTAGGAGGATCCGGGAGTCGGCTTACTGCGAACAACCATGCCAGTTCCTTGTTCTTGTTCTCCCTAAGATATAGATCAGATGTCATGCCATACATTTTTATGATCGTATCGAATAGCGTCGACTCCGATAAGCTCATATGTACGCTATAGACATTTGATGGCTTCCATATCAAGTTATCCAACCTCATCGTGTATTCACGTTTAAGGTCTATATGGGATATTACGGCCCTTACTATAGGTTCTTCCTTGAAGTTGGTGTTAGCCACAAACCAGATAAGCCTTTTCTCCACCTCCTTGACAGCTCCTGTATCCTTACCCATATCGTTATATACCCCAACGATACGGTCCCGGATCCCCTCGACCTCCGGTGTCAGACCGGGTGTCTCTATCAGCATCAGCAGCGATCCTCCCCTTGGCGTTATCTTCCACTTCCCATTCTTCTGAAGCTCAATATAACCAGCCGCCTTATAGCTGTCTATCTTCTCCTTAGGAATAACGTTAGCCAGTTCCTCTTTTTGTCGGATCATCAGAAGATACCCGACATCAGACATCGTTAACCCGGATGTCATCATCTGCTCGAAATTTATATACATACGTAAATAAGTTAAAATATTGACCTGATCTTTCTATCTATTCTCTCTAATATATCAGGATGATCATTATCGCTATATATGTCTATCAATGTCTTGAGTATGCACAGCCTTTTATCTCGTTCATCCCAGTTAAACCAAAAGCTATTGAGATGCTTATCTATAGGTTTAAACATCCTTAACTCAGGTATAAGCTCATATGCCAGATCATCATCATGCGCTAATCCAAGCATATCCGCCGATTCGACTATAGCTATACACATGCAGTTATCGCTGTAATTATTTATAGAATCATAAGCCTTTGTCAATACCCTAAGGCCGTCTGCTTTCGACAATCTCTTTTCCTTTTTCATATTGTTTCACTGTATAAGACTCGTTGGCCATACTAACCCTACCAACTGATATGGATTGATTTATAGACTGGTTAAGGTGTCCTACGACCGACATCTTAGCCCTAACCGTATTGGCGCATCTTAGAAGGATTCGATAGTCCTCTAAAGCCCGCTCGTACCTTACGTCCACCCTAGCCCTTTTATCAGCATCAGTCATGCTCTTGCATGTTCCGTCTTCTCTCAGGCTTATAGCGATCTTGTCCCGTATGATCCTGATATCATCCTCGGCTATCACCAGTTCGGCGTCAAGAACCCCCTTGTATGAGCTAAGAAGATCCTCTACCGCTACAACCTCCCGCTTTAGATTCTCCAATTCCAATACCATAGAGTTGTCGTTCATCCTCTTATACTCCTGAACTTTTTTGGATACCTCCTCACAAATGTTAATGATCTCCTTTTCCCGTTCCCGGTTGATGATATATCTGATGCTGTATTCAGACATCTCCTTTAAATAGGATATAATCTCCCGTATGCCCATCTTATTCTCGGTGGAGAAGTTGGCTTTTAACAACATCTCCATGCCTTTCATAATAACAAGCAAATAATTCTTTCTAAGTCTCATGATTAATATGGTGTTTCGTCATGTACTACATTAAAATCATCGCTAGGCGGTATGTATTGCTGCTCCAATGGAATACTGGGAGGCGGGGGCGGTAGCGTAACGACTGTCGTATCCGGCCTGCCGCTGCCTACGGGGGCGTCCGTGCCTCCTGGTCTTTCTTGGCGCACCACCCCTCCATCAGGATAATATCGCTCATATCCTTTCATAATATCTACATGTATCGCATCAATCTCCTCTAATGATCTTTGACGGACTTTTACTATATGATGGAATATAAGTCCATCTACACGGAAAGAGCGCCTTGATTCACTCTTAAAACGTTCCAGATTAGGATACCAGCCTTGCGGGAATTGCATGTATGATGAATATCCGTATCTTTTTGGGATATTCAACGCTACCATAGCCGTACACAATTGCCCCAATGTGTCTGATTGATAGAAATCAGATTGTTTTGGCATATGATCCTTAGGATCCCGTCTTCCCTCAATATCACGGTTAAGTTGTGATATTATAAGAAAGAATATATTGGGAAAAGTTCTTTTAGCTATATTACACATGGTTATCAGACTATCTATATTCCTCTTAGCGTCACCCGTGCCTTGTATAAGAGCTGTATGATCTATGGATACAAATACCATTTTCTTATCCTTGTTCGCTGGCATATAACTATTCCATAAGAAGTTCTGAAGCTCGTCTACTGTCGATGGTTTAGGAATGTATGTTATTCTGCTGGAGTTTTCCTCCTTAAGACATTTCTGCATTTCCTTTATCTCTTCATCAGACATCTCGTTAAGGAGAATATCTTGTATATCCTTTCCCATTTTTTTTGATAGTGAACGTAACATCAAATCCTCTGGATTCATTTCAAATTCACATCTGAGCCATACATAATCATCAGCTTGGGGATTGATATTAACATTCATTACATTGCTCATAATCTTCTGAGCCAAATAAGACTTGCCAACTCCGGGCCTAGCGCCTATAGCCACCGCATGTTGTGGGTAGAACCCGCCCAGTAACGCCTTGTCAAGATAAGCGTATCCAGTACGAGCCGGGAGAAGCTCTCCCGACTGATACTTTCTTATCCTCTCATAGGCATCCATGATAATCTCCTTGGATGACCTCCATATCCTATCCTCACTCATCCTCTTGCGTTTCTATCGCCAGCCGTATCGGATTTAGACCCTCTGTTAGCTGATCTTGATTTATATCTAAGTCCTTTAGCCGTATGGCATAAATCCTTTCCCTTCCGATAGGCTTTACCTTTCAACTTATCGGTCTTGTAGTTCTTGCGACCCAACTCCCGTCTCTTGGCTTTCTGCTCAGGGCGGGCGTTGATCTTCTTATCCGTCTCGGCTTTCTTTCTTCTGGCCTCCGGATGTGTCCTATAGTATTCAGTCGATCTCCCCATCCTCGTCCTCCTCGTCATAATTATAATCCTCTACGATAATATCCTCTCCATCTAAATATGAGGCTTTATCTCCGAGTCTGCTTCTCATGCTCTCGTAAGGATCATCTCCGTCCTTTATCTCCCACACACATACGTATGGACCTATTATATCACTAAGCATCTCTGCCCGGTTCTCGCTGATGCCTTTTTCTATCATCTTATCCTTGCAATAAGATTTGTTGTACACCGATCCTCCAACATAAAATTCTGTTGGCTTATGAATAAAAATTACTTTCATTTTTTATTCTATTGATATTATTGCCCAAATTTATTTGTTTTCACCTACATAATCTCCATAACTCATGTCTGTATCACAGACTACCGTATTGGTTGTATTGTCTACCACATGAAACAGAAACTCCGGGCATCCGTGGCAGGCGTTACTCCCGATCGCCACCGCTCCGTGCCTAGAGCAAGCCTTACCTATCGTGGTACCCTCATGTATCTGTATATGGTTCTTCCCATATACCTTGATATGTCTCATAACATTAAGCAATGATAATAAGGACATCTTATACGGAGACACATGCTCTTCTGGTATTCCTAGCTCACTGGATAACTCTTTGTAAAAGTTTTTCCTTTCATAACTCGACTCTTTCAAGAACCTATCGATCTCAATAGCTGTTATATCCATGGCCCTAAGAAGCTCTGGTTTCGCCAATCTCCCTACTGGTTTACCCATCGAATCAGACCTCATCCAAGCCCCACACTTCTCGCACCCTACTTGCTTCCCCTCTACCGTATTTATCATAGTGGACGGGTTCTTGCAGTATGGGCATATGGACCCGTTTAACATAGCTTTCTGGGCTAAAGACAATTCTTTCATACCGTCTCCTCCATCTTAACATTAAATAGATTGCAGAATCTATTAAAATTCTTGTTTTCTATTTTCATGTCCTCCTCATACCTGTCAATTGACTTGATGAAATCATTGTAACAGTCCTTGCACATCCATTGATTGATCACCGCCACGTAATAACCTACGGATGTAGGTCTGTTACACATATCGCAAATACCTAAGCACCCATATCTGGTAAGCTTATCCATCATCTCCTGTCTTGTTATTTCAAGCACCTTGAATCCCTTGTAATTATCAACTACCTTTGCCATTATTGTAAATTTGTTTAATTATAAAATAATCCGCTATATCCATCCCCTCATCTATATTGGGTTTTGATTCTAGAAAATCACTTATCTCTATATTCATCCCCCTCATATCCTTGTCTACCTTCTTTCTCCATTCGTTGAAAGCGTCGCCCTTATCCGGGTACAGGACTATCCGCCTCCTACCCAATGTCTCTACCATCTCCCTCTTCAACATATGGATACCGCCACAGGCCATGAACAACCTACTAGGGTACACGATGTTGCAGATAACAGCCGTCTTCTCTGACTCTACTATATACACCGGAGCGTCATTGGGATAGAAGTTGATAAGGAACTCCCCGAACAGGCATTGCCTAAGCAGGTAATCCTGACCGTCCAGTATATGCACCCAACATACATGATCCATGGGAACCTTTACCCTCTTCCCGTCAGGCCCGTAGTCCATTATCTTCCCGGTCCGCACCACCCAATTCTTATCCAGTTGCCAGAACACACAGCACTTACCCCAGTCCCCGAATCTCATCATCCCCACCTTATACAAGTTAAATGCCCTATTGGTATGATACGATCCGAAGATATTGGATAGATAATCTTGAAGATCGGATGTCTCGAAAGGATTAAGGGTCTCAAACATCTTGTTTACTGGGATACAGTTGGCTATATCTGGGTTCACAGGAGGCCTGTATCTTCTTAGCACTTTGTTAGAATCGGTAAAAAGATCATTGCTCCCAAGCTCATTGCCTGTTGGATATTTAAAATAACCACATTTATTTTTGTGATCACATACCCCAAACTGCTCCCCTACTATCTGTCCGGTGGTTACATCTACGTACGGCGTAAAGCATCTATCCCTGCCGCATTGCGGGCACGTCAGCTTTCTTCTTGGCTTACTATGATCCAATTCATATCTGTGAACGCTCTTGTCAAATTCCCTAAACTCCATTATCCTATCCTCTCACTCATGATTCGATAAATATAATCTCTCAGTGATTCTTTTCTTATCAAGTTATTCAATTCAAAATCACTTTCTATATCCAAAGATCCTATTCTTGATGTAACCGTATAATTGGTTTTCTCGAACTTATACTTACCTTGGAGATATACGACTGTAGCCATGTTAAGTATAGGATTATCAGTTTGTCTCTTCAGTTTATATTGGCTTGTCTTGGCGGTAGGATCACCCGGAGCGAAGTTATAGATCTCCTCTATCTCCAATATCTTTCCGTAGTTCTCCATTATCATTCTTCTATATAACTCAAGCTGGAAAGCATACTCATCATAAAAATTGCCTTTCCTGTTTGATTTGAAGTCCAATATAGCAAATATCCTCCTGCATCTCTTTATCTTCTTTTTCTCTGTCTTAGGTTGGCCTTTCTTGGCTCCAGTCTTGTAGAGCTCTCCTGTCTCGACCTCTATCTCCACCATCTCCGGCTCGCTATCCATCTCCACCACGGCATCCACAGAGGAAGCCACTTTCAATCTCCTTGACCTCAACATCTTCTCAATCAACACAGGTTTTACATGTCTTTCTTTACAGAATATAGCGAATGATATTAGATCTTCTATCAACTCATCCATATTATCCACTAATATCCGCTCCATCCTATACTTGTCTATTCTCAACTTAGCTTCCTTGACAGCTTTTCTTATCCATGTTGGAATCAGTTTTATCTTAACTCCAGTCAGATACAATCCAAATAAGTAATGCATGATCGTACCCAAGTCAGCCCGGTAGTTGGCGTACTCGTCTGGATCCTTACCCTTGAGTCTCATCTCATTTTTCCATTTTTCTAATGCCCCGGAAGTATCACAATACCCATTAGCGATATTGTTAGTAGCCCCATCATATATGATAGGGTATCCATCAGCTCCCATTTCATAATAAACACGCTTGCCAGCCACGGTCATTCTGTATAAGACTGGTGTCGGGATATCCTTGATCCATTCAGCGGCATAATACTGTTGCTCAGTTTCCAGATCATACTCAATTTCTATCTCCTCATCAGGTTCTTTTTTAGGCTCGTCAACAGGCTTTTCTTCCTCATAGATATCTTCCTTCGGAACCGTTGATAAAACGTCTAATATGCCAAAGAATGCGGTAAATTTAGGATCTGTATGATATGCCCTTAATATTGGAAGTGATGATCGCCAGTAATATGATGGCGCATACTCATCCATCCCTTTATCAGGATTCGCCTTTATTACCACTCCATCATCCGTGATGACCATATGATGCCTTTTAGATAAACGGATCCTCATGTCATCAAACGATTCCTGATCGCTTATGACTTCCATAATCGTTCCGTTATTATATATCGTGTCACTTATAGCCTCGTATCCGAGAGCTAGAAGTAATCTTTGTTTTCTTCTATCCATAATAATAATCTGGTTTTTAATTTACCATCCTCCTCGACTTTAGGTGCGAGATCCCTCATCTTTTTGGCCACTAAAAGCCATGTGTCACCGAACTCCTCTAAAAGCCGATCAAAATCCATCGTGTCTAGCAGATAGTCAAACCTCGTGTGTTCGTCTATCGTCAAATAAATAACATTATCATTATCCTCAGCGACAGACTTATATCTTCGTTTAGGATATAAGTGGCATATATTGCCTACTCCGGGGCATGGTATATACATCCCCGTAAGGGATCTTCTTACCATACTTAATCTTGCCACATGAGCGCCAAAAAAGATGCTGAGGCTTCGTCCCTTCGGCTTGGCCTTCACCCGTATCGCCGTCCTTCCCTTTGGCGGTAGTTCCCTAGCCCGGCACGCAGGGCACAACCCCTTGCTCCTTATGGCTACCATCCTGCCGCACCTCTCACATGGTAACATCCTACCCTTCATGCTTTTTTCTTTTTATAACTTTTATTAAACTCCATGAGGCTCATGGCTCTATATCTCTTAAGCCTATCTATTTTGCCCTTCGTCCAATCCTGATCCTTGAAATTGATGATCGTGTCGAATATCTGAGCTAGTTCCCGGATATTAAAACTCCTGTTTTGTATCTTCTTATAGAACCCCGATCTGCTATATCCTAATTTAGAAGCTAGATAAGTTTTGTTAGACAATGTGAGGATACGATAAATCGTACCCTCCATCTTGCTTATCTCCATCAACTTCTCGGCGACGGATGATGTGGTCTCATAGCTAGCTTTATTGCTTACTATTCTCATGTTTCTCCGGATTCCTGATCTTACCATCAAACTCACAGAAGTCCATCAGTTTCTTCTCTTCCTTGATACAAGTGACAACGAAATCTGATATGGTTCCTTTCATGCCTTTCTCGAAATTCTTTTTGGCATGATCAAGGTCATTGGCCCGAACGATGTAGTTAAACGCCTTGCGTTTCTCATTGCCCGATTTCTCGTCTATCGTAATATAATCAGCCGTGACCTTATAGAACCGGTCTCCATCCATGGCGAATAATTCCGCTATCCGGAATCGTTTGATATCAACACTAAACTCACCGGAGATAAGCGGTCTCATCTCCTCTATGATTCTAGCTTCACACTCGGTATAAGAAAGAGCATCTACTAAATATTCTTCCTTAACCTTCTTCTTCATGCCATTCTCGGCATCGGTCTCATAAGAAACCGTACATTTAAACCAATTGTGCATCTTATTAATCTATGTTGTTGTTAAACAATGGGTAATCCTTTATCCCCTCACGAATATATCTTTCCGTATCATCATCCACGTCATAAGCTTTCTTAAAAAACGTCATAGCCGTATTCGTATCATGATCCACCAACGGAAGATATTCCTTTACAAAAAGGAATCTAAGATGATTCATATGATCAATCTTATTTCTTACATCGATTACCTTCGACCAGATCTCGGCATGGATTTCACTCATTCTTTTTATACCCTTCTTGTATTTATCTACCTGATCTTTATACTCCTCCTCAATCTTATTATTCTTGTCCTTTATAGATTTGTAGGATTCCTCATCTTTCGTATCAAACATTGGAATATGTTTGATATTGATTATATCCAACTTATTATATATCTTATCATTGGATATAGTGAAATCGTATGTAGTCTTGTATAAATCAAACTTACTTAAGAACTTAGCTATTTTAATAGCATCATCCTGATTAAAAACAGCTATGCTCAATCCTTCTAAAAGGTAGAAGAAATTAGATGGAGAAATAGGTTTGTAGTCGTATGTCTTCATAACTGGAGGTTCGTCCACAAACCTAACACCCTCCTTAGCGCATCTTGTTATGATCAATCTATCTATCTGCTCGTCAGTAAGATCATATATCTCCTGATCGGTCATCTCATTAATTGTCTTCATCGTCATCCTTCTCCATCATTATAGCCTTTGCCGCCTTTTGTTTATAAACCTCACTCATAAGGCAGGTAAAATCCATATCATCCATACCAGCCATAACATTGGCTTCTACTTCCAAATTCATCTCAATGTTCATTACCGAGACTTCATAGTTACTATCATCTTCTTTATAGAAAATGACTTTGCCACCATACTCGAAACCATCATCTTCGGTCTTAACCATATCGATGATCTTCTCCAATTTCTTTACAAACTCACTCTTTTCCATATATATAATTTTTATGTGTCTACAAAAGTAGACATTTTGTTTTTGAATTAAATTAAATAAACATTATTAATAGTTAATACTATCCTTTCTCCTATCATTCATATTTATTCTTTGGTAATTATACCCTAACATCTGCTCCATCTTCTTTAACCCAATTAACCGTATCGCAATGCCAGCAATACCCTGTCTCAGAATCCTTTTTATGAGAATGGGAACCACATGTAGCGCACCAATAATTATCATCTATATTGTATGTGTAACTTTTATCCTCATGCATCTTATCTATTCTAGCTACCCTATCTTCCAATAGATCCTTTAGATAATGGCATTCATAAGGCCTATCTTCTTCCCTTAATATATAAACATCTATGTCCATCATATTCCCCATCCTGTCCGTGCACATCAGCTCGGCGGCATGACGTACATTCCCTTCCGGCATCCCCGGGACTATCTCCCGGATCACTGCCTCCATCTTCTCTTGGTATTCGGTGTCTACCTTAGCCACCAAGTCTTCTAGTTTATCTATTAAGCTCATAATTTTTATTGTATATAATTACTATTTGATATTTATACATATTTATTCTGTATCATCTTCACATTCACCTATCATATCCGTATGACCAAATACCATATCAATAAATTCAAGCATCTCATCATTAAACGATCCGCTTTCTTCTTGCAGCTTCCTACATTCATCCTCGGTCAATCCACAAGAAGACACAAGTTCCTCTGCGGCCTGCGTCCATCGCCCGCCGTGGGCTAGCTCCTGAACCGCCAGCCATATCCCTTGGTTCATGCCCTTCATTCTTGTCTTATCTGAAATATTCTTATCCTCCATATTCTCAATCATTTTTAATTCTTGTTTCCAAAAAGCTATATATCCATCCTCTATATTGCTATGATATACAACATCATTGGTGCCATTATCCAATATCTCATATACGTCACCCGACTCATCCATTACCCCACGAAAAATGTTCTCTCTATCCAAAAAATAACATGGTTTCTGTACTTCCGGTAGAGAATTATCTAATGATATCCACTCCGATCCAATTACGGTTATTGCAGCTCCCATATGATTCTTCGTTTAATATTACTATTTTAACCTTAAATCCCAACACATGATCTATTATATCATCATCCACCATATTATCCTCATTGATAATACCTTCGCTTGCAAGATTTATGTAATCCGGTTCAGCCAAATCACATATTACCTTCCCATCCTTATCCATGATCCCATATATATAACCATCTAATTTCTCTACCATATCATTATACGTATTACAGATATAAACAATATGATAATCATCGTATTTTTTCTCGACATACTCATGCACATCCATTTCCAGAACCTCATCATCAGCACTGCCCGCATAATACTCAAGCGTATCCATCACCACTACCGGCCATCCTATCTCCTTGATCATAGTAGATATCTCGTCAATGACTTCCTTCGTGCGAGTTTCGTCATACTTCCCATTGTTAAACTCATGCATCGCATAAGTCAATTCATGGATATTGCAACAAATCAACCCTATATGTTGATTTTGCTCCCGTTTGATTCTATCTTTTGTATCCATATTTATCTCCCCTATTCACTCATTCTTTTAATAAAATTCTCCCATGATAGATCAACATCGTTGTAATGCTTGCAACAAGCATTCTGGATTCTCTCTATCAACGGAATGAACCATAACTGAGTTATTCCGTAACGAGTCTGAATTATTCTGCATAGGTTTATTTTTATTATCTCCATGTCATCAATACTAGGAGATGTGTTGTTATCATCACATCTATCTAATATTGTTTGAATTGTAGCCAAATAATGATCCATGTCTTAAATTGTTAATTATATTACCATTTCCCATTCCCCGGTATAAATAATACCTCTCCTGTACTCACCCAATGATTCCAGTTATTTTTAAGCTCATTAATGTCGTACGCCTCAGCCGAATGACCATTGTCAGACCTTTTTATAACTGACATAATACTTTCCGCCTGCACGCTCCAATGACTATAACAGTCTGTTCCGCACCCGCACGCCGTGAATCTCCCGTTATCGAACTCCCAGACCAGAGGCCGGAGGCCGCATCGTGGACACGGCAACCATTCCATTGGATTCTCCGGCTTCTTGTAAACATCAATACACTTATACTCTACTGTCATAATTAGTTCTATTAAATTGATCTGATCTTTTGATCTCTCATCTCATTCTTATCCTTGAACATCATTATCCTATTTACAATCCCCTCCGATTCCATGTACGTCGAGAATCCATGTATTCTTAGATATTGGATGGCTGATAATGATTTTTCTAGCACATCTTTATATCCTACATCTATCTTAACTTCTTTACCCATAGTCCTCCTCCATTTCTCATATCCAACTTCTACTCATAACACTATTATAATCTATTCCATTATTCATAACCACTTTATTAAAGGCCTCCTCGGTATACGCCAAAGACTCGCCCCTATTAGCTCTCTCGATATTTTCGCTCATCATCCCCATAGCCTCGATCAAGGCCGCTGATGAGTTGGCTATTAACTTAGCCGCTTCCATTATCTTATTATCATCCATAATCATATTACTTTAACTTCCTCGTTCCACAAATGTCTTTCATATACCATGGTTGTTCCTATTAGGATTCCGGTATCTTCTCCCCAATATTCAAGTATTTGATTCCTGAATTTGTGAAGCAATTTTTGTATTCCTCCCTTGTTTTTATCATAAGAAGAATAATCTGATAATCTTACTGTCTCCATCGTTTACCTCCTTCATTTGTTCGTATGCCAATCTTTCAAGTTCCGGCATGGTGTTTGTTTCTTCTTATTTTCCCCCATACTTTCTCATTTCATTAATATAGCTCATATACCAATCTCTTATATCCTCTTCACTATCCATGCTATACTCTTTATTGAATGGATCGTATCTGATAAACTCCTCTGTTCGGCAGAATGGGCATGGGATCTCTTCCAATGGCTTGATTAGAACACCATCATCACCTACATTATCCAGATCATACAATATGCCATCTATGCAAGTCGCGTCTGGATAATTCGCACCGAAAAACGGGAATTTTGGACATGTGTTTCTCATACTTGTACTATTCAAATTCGTTCTCATATTCCTTTCTCCTATCCACTTCCTTTAAATTCAAACCATCAGGTGTCAATATCTTCTTTTCCAACAAATCAAAGAGAAGCATCGCCCTTGACTCCGCCTCTGTTTCCCCAAATCCGCTATACACTTCTGTTGGCGAATCGTAGGCATTGTAACGAACATAGGCGGCTTCGTAATATCTACTATCCCTATTCGGGAAATACTGTGTCAACTGCAACCAGTCATCCCATATTTTTGATTTACTGATATTTATCATACTTGGTAGTATCTCTCCAAGTTCATGACTCATATAAGCCGGTATGAGGTCTCCTTCTTTTCTATATGAATACCTCATTGTATTTTGCGTAACTGAATCTATCTGGGTTCCCCCTCCTTTCATCTCTTTCACAAAATAAAATTCCGACTCCGAATTTACGCCCAACTCATGCAACTTTAGCGCAAGCTCATAAGGGCACATAAAATTTTGATATTTCATGTTATTCTATATTTTCATTTCTGTAATCCCCGGCATAGTCCAACCATACCCTGTAATCATTTCTGTACTTGGTTGCCTTTATTTTCATATTCCGGTAATACGTTTTTTACAAAAGATGTTCGTTACCTTCATAAGGAATACAATAGATCCATCCCGTCCCATTTAAGCATTCATATCTTTCTTCTTTATATTGAGCATCAGCAATTTTCCTAACAAACAAACTTACGTGCCAATCATCATCTGTCGGTTCTTCTACCTCATCCATACAATCATACACATCCCAGTAATTCATGAGGATACCTTTGTACGCTATTTTCGGATCAGCGTATTCTCCTCTTGACATAAAGCAGATGTTTTTGCCGGCTTTGTTGCCGGCAACTATCTTTTTGTAATCTTCTATAATCTTGTTCATTTTTCTGATAGTGATTATGTGTAGACTAAAAATTACTTTAACTCAAATTTAATTCCTTCCGGAAGTCGGGAACGATCTACGTTATTTACGAAATCATCAAACTTTTCTTTAGTGATTTTTTCTATATGATCACACCAGTTAAAGACTAACGTGTTCGTATGATTATAATATATTACATTATCAACAGATAATCCATGATCAAACACACAGAGTATTATCTTCTTCCCAACTTCTGCCTTTCTAATTTGTTTGTCATATAGTTCACAAATCTTGGCACGCTCTTTCATTATCTTTGCGTTATGAGTCTCTTCCCGGCGTTTTTCTATATTTTCTATGGAATAATACCCAGCTTCAATGCGCTCTTCAATAAAAGATCGTTCCTTGTCTGTTAGTATTAGGGTAAACTTTTCTTCTTCCAGCTTATATGGATTAACCCATTTCTTTCCACACAGGTCTTCAAGTTCAACAAGAAGCTCGTATGATTCACGTTCCCATCTATCCACAATCCCCAGATTGAAAAGCAGATACTTGAAATACACCTTATCGTCCACTGCTTCAGATAATTTGGAATATTCCTTGTCTGATATACGTAAATATTCAATAGCCACAGACTTATCGCTATTCTTTATGTGATACGTACCATTTTCCACCGGATACATAGGAGCACCATAATGATTACAACAATGCAACGGTATGAATTTAGCTAATTCCGGACAATGTTTTATAATCTCATCGTGACAGCAGCCTCCCATATACTCTCTATATCCATATTCGGTCTTATGCTCAATATCGGCCGTTATGCTCCAGTCGCACATATTGTTATGACAATCATCATCTAAAGATATAGTGACTATTATTCTATATTCCTCTCCGTCTTCTTTAAAATAATTTGTTTGCTTATAAATTAGTTTGTTTGCAGTTTCCATATCATTTTAGTTTAATCATTATACTTGTGAAAAATAAAATCCGCACATTTTTCTGGGAGTGTTCCTACGTCATTACAATGGTAGAATCCTTGTGTTTCCCAATCTACATCTACCGGATAACCTTCTGCTGCTTCCAAGAAGTGTTTGATTTCCTCACATTCTTCATCCGTTAATCCAGTGTAATCATCATTGATTAACGGGCAAGCCCAATAAATCGGGAGCCTGTATCTTATTATCTCTGGCGATTATATACTATTTTACACCAGATATGTTATAAAACATACAGATGTTATTTAATTTCATATTCTTCTTTTCTAACTTTGTTTCACCCAATCGAATCACATAGTCCCTTGTTTCGGACAAGACGATTGGGTAAAAGAGGTCTTTGATATAAGGTTTTACCCTAAAAAAATATTCGTTGGGTAAGTAAAATCAAAAACGTTTTGTTAAGTAAAAGAATCCGGTGATCTCACTTTTGAGCAACCGGTAGAGGGTATTGGTGATACCCAGTATGAAGTTTCGTACAAATGTATATTGTTTTACGCTTTTGGTGTAAATTGGTATATAATCACCTTATCTCTATATTCATAACTTCATCAATTTACAATATGAATCTTCAAATATAGGGATCAAACCTTGTTCCCTGAAATACGCTGTTGCAACTTTAAAAGCGTACAAAGGGTTCACTTCTTGTATCTTATTCTTTTTTACTCCCTGGGTAATAATTGGATTACAACAATAGAATTTTTCATTACCTAAACTTCCAAATACGCTATCTACATTATACTCATAGCAATTAGTACCTCCCAATATCAGCAAATCACATCCAGTCTCTCTGGTTCCAAGGATAAACGATTTATTCTTATTTGCTGGAAGCATGAATATTTCCTTATCCATATTAAACCAATCATTCTGATTATATTTTACATCCCGGAGAACGATCTCATCAATCTCATGGGCATATTCTTCTTGTGTTTTCATGCTATTTCATTTAATGGTTCAACATATACATCACCATTCTCATAATAAAGTCGATCTTCATACTGATTATGATGAAGCTCCTCACGTATCGCATCTTCATTATCAGCCCAATACTCGTACTCCTCATGCCATGACTTGAAGAAGTTATCATAACATTGTCTCATCAGATCCTCTAAAGAAAAATCCTCCGGATAAGTACACCATACATTGTAATAATCAATTATAGGTTTCAGGAGATAATAATCATAACACATCCCTGTCAATGGGCAATTATCTCCATAGTCAAACATCACCCTACTATACTTGTGCCTGTATTTGTATTTCCCATCAATATATTTACCTGACGTGGAGAAATACTTGCCCTTGATAATATATGGTATAATATTGTTGTTGATATATCTGAACAGTAATTTGCCGCATAGATTCTCAGGGAATATATCACGATGATAATCTGTAGGATGTTCATAAATAGGATCTTTGTATTTAAACTCATAACTAAAATCATATCTCTCGTATCCAACTTCCCAACCATAAACCTTAGTATCTGTCAGATCTTCAAAGGCTTCCATTGACTTTTTATAGTCTATGTCATAAGCATCCATACATTGCTCCATTACATTCCAACGCTCACGCTCTATGATCCTTTCTTGTGAGTCTTTTGGTAACTCATCAAACTCATACAGTTTTAATACAATCTTTTTCATAATCCCTCCTCTTTTAATATAACTAGATCCCTAACGTCAATCGAATGACATACGTACCTCCTTATGTTCACGTTTAGAGATATGATTGTGGCTATTCTCACGAACCACCACAATCCAGATTCAGATATCATTCATCCTTTATCTTTACGAATGGGTTTTCTACATAAAACTCCACTACATCCTTAGATTTTATAGATGTCACTATACCGGTGGTATCCACAAATCCATCCGTTTCATCCATTGTCAAATCTTCTATTTTATCTCCCGGCAGAAAACAAAGATTATAGTCTTGATCAATATACATAATCATCTTTAACCTAACCATGTCATCAATGATGCCTTTCATTCTCTCCACAACATCTAATTGATCATTAGTAAGCATTAATTTACTTTTTGAAGATTTCACTAATCTCATATCTCCATTCTTGTCAACTACAGTTAAGTCATTGAATTTATACACATCTTCACATGTTCTGTAATATGTTTCCCTACAATAAATTTTTCCTTTATTATCTATTTCAACATCAAAATATTCCAACTCACCCTTGACAGCTCTTCCGTTTTTGTATTTCCACACATCACCTATTGGAGCGAATCCATATAATGACTCAAAAACATCATATATTGATAGTTTTGTCTTAGGGATGCTCTTACCCTTTTTAAAACATCCTTCGGACGAATAAAATAATTTCCCATCTAATGTCTTCTCAGTCCTACATCCTCCCCATGTTCCTACATATCTAACTACTCCATATGTAAAACTGATCAAGATTTTATCAATCTCAAACCACTTTAATTTTCCTGACATATCGTCAAAAAGATATCCACTCTCTAGATAAACCGATAAATGCTCTCTTATTTCCATAACAATTTATTTTTTAATTAAACAACATCATTTGCCTTGATCGCTATCAGTCTCAATACTCCTCTAAGTATCATGGTTTTCATGATACAACTCATAATATTACATTGAACTTCTCATTTAAACTATCTAAAGCTCTTTGATACTCCTCTTCCTTGTCGAACTTAATTTGAGTACTGTTCTCCAAACCAAAGGACAGGGTGAAGGATATAACCCAGCCCGATCCGTCCACGGCCTGCCCCTTGGGCCCCCACGACATCACCTGCTTCTTGGATATATACCAATTCCCTATCTGCACGAAGTCAGGATAGTTGTTAGTCAAATACCTTATCTGGATATTCAAACAATCGAAATTATCAAAAGAAATTATGTGATATTTGCTCCTTATCCGTATCTTCAGAAACGGATTGTTCCCGTAATATGCGGCGAATGCCGACACCACGGACATAGGATACCTTACGCCTTTTATTATCACCCATTTCATATACAATACCTCCTTATATTAAACTATTTAATATAAATTCATCTTCCTCCGTTCTCTCATTCATAGGCTTATTTTGTACCGTTTTGACAAGATCAAGCACCTCATCCCAAGTCCTTTCTGATAGCGTCCCATTATTTATGCCACAACACCTACATCCACTAGAAAATACCGGTATCATACTTCCATCACACATCCTAACGAATTTATATCCTACATATTCATCGCATAAGGGACATCTTCTTACTGGGATAAACCTTATTCTACCTCTATTAATGATACTTATTAATACCTCACGATTCATATTATTCCCTTAATTTACGTTTAACCTCCTTAATATATTTAGGGGAATGTAATCCCCTATGCAATCTTATAGCCCGATCTATATCCTTTTTAGGATTATGATGAGATTGATATATCTCGAACATTTCCCTAGCCTTGACAGGATTTGTTCTATCATCGTATCTATACCGCTTTTTCTCCCGTTTAAGATACAATATCCTATTAACCTCATCTACATACACCTTTTTCATCTGCCACCTCCCTAAAGCCCCGGATGAGGCGTTATACGCCCGATCGTCATTCCTTGACTCCACGAAAGACAAGGCGGCCGCCAGCCTATCCCACACCCGTGCCTCGATCACGGCCGGCTTCGGGGCGAGGGGCATGCCTCCGCTTCCTTTTGGCGGTGTTAATATTATCATCGCCATCACAAGTAAGTATCTTATCATGTTTACTTGTTTTTATAAAACTCCTCCCCCAAATTTCACGTTATCCACATAATCCTCCATGCACTCATGAACAACTATATGAATATCCCCCTCCACATATGTTACCTCGGACATCAGCCTCTCATTAGTCACCCACCAAGAATAACTATCAATATGCCGTGTCTCGAATCCATGATCATGTAACAGACACATAACATTATGTTCTAAATTCTTACCCATCATCACACAATCATACACGATATATCCGTTGATACTTTCATGAAACCATCCGAATGCGCAAATGTATCTACTCATTAGCTTATACAACTTCCTCGCTACTGGATTAGGTATTACCTCATCCATATCAAAATCCATACTCTCCTCGATAAGCTTATCCACATCCCGCTCCTCAATACAAGCCCTAGGCATGCCTTTCGCCCTCACATGAAGGCGTGATCGACTATCCCGGCTTAATACCGTCCCGACATACTTCTTCCCTTTGGTATATCCCATATTATGATTACCAGTAATATGGAACATAATTTTATCACCTATGTTAATCTCTTCCATATCCAAGATATTTATGTTATTTGTTATCCTTTTTTATACAAAAAGAGGATATAATGGCATAATATTATGATATCAAGACACGAATGCGTTATCTATCATATTATCATACATATCCTCTATACAACGTCATTTATGGCATTATATCGTATATGATGCCGCAGGTCATAAATACATCTAATTAACCCCTTTTTAAGGGCTTATTGCCATTTAGGTAACTAGCTATGCCTAATATTTTCGAAATAAGGGCTTTTTTAGCCTTATACTCATCGTTTATCCCTATTATCGCATATCTGTATACCATCCCATCCTTCGACACCTCCACGCCCACGTATTTAGGCGCAACGGCATCCCTATGTAATACGATAAACGGGCTTTTGCCGTCTAGCTCATTTATCAACTGATTAAACTGTCGCCTCGTCATCTGATAGTGATATTATTTTCATGTTATAAATACGATCTCTCTTTACCCTTATCTTCTCGCATAGTTCATCGAAGCACCCATCTTCTTCTAACTTATCAACATAATATAATACACTTGATTTAGAGCTTCCTTGAAGATATATATTCCCTCTTATATTCTTTGAGAAAAAATTAGGCAAGACCATCTTTTGTATCTTATCCTTGTTATCCATGTAAGATATAACAACAACCCATAATTCTGGTTCCCGTTCTTTTATCGATAACATAAGATCGAGACCCGATTGACCATTGATACTCCTCCTGCCAGTTTCGTTATAACGAAGAATAATATAATCATCCGCTTTATCATCCTCAATCATCACGACCATAGGATTATTACCCTTCCCATTATCACATAATACTCTTGGCTCTTTCCCGTTGCGGAGATATACCTTATCGTAATCTCCGTTTTTGTATATCTCAAAATCAAATTCTATCACCATATTATTTTCTCCTATTGATGTATTGTTGCGTACGTCCTTCCTCTATTTTTTCGAAATAAAACTTATTCCCATATAACCGAGTGAAGCAGATATTATACCCGAAATGTTCTGCGCGTCTGATCTGCGCGTAACCTCTACTGATGTCATTATTATCAATCAGCGTAACAAAACAATGTGATCCTACTTCTGTATTCAAAACCAGATTTTCCCAATCTTTTACCTCCATATCAAATCTCCTTAAATAATTTTTTGTTATGATTATCGCTATTATACCATTTATCAATATTATCGTACTGCTTTGGATAAACCCCATAAGACCTACACCACCTAGGTAACGGCCCGTTCAGCACGTCTAACGCCGTCTCAAGGTCAAACGTAGCTTCCTCCTTGACACAGCATCCCGATCCACTTCCACAGCTCGGTATATAAGCTCTACTATACGCTACGCTCATCCCATATTCCCCATGACTCAGATACCCGATGTTGGGTGAATCAGGGAAGGCGTAATACAACATTATATAATCACCCTTACTCCAACCTCTATTATAAGTATCATCCTGCCATGCGAAAACCCTGCAACCGGCTTCTTTTAATTCCGCTGCCGCTCTTTTTAAAATATTATCTTCCATACTACTTACATTTAAGTTATGCCAAGGTGCCGGGAACTGACCCCGGATCATATCCGCACACGTACGATTATGATATATCCTTCCACCCCGCCAAGGTCATGGTCACAATATTAACAAACTAAAATCTAATGTTCATATCATTACACATCTTAAAGAAGACCTCCCTTATGATCTTTTTATACAAGATGTATATCTCATCATCATCATCATCATCGAACTCCACTTCCCATGAACGTAATAAATACCTGATATCGCAATCCGCTATATGAATCCTGAATATAGACGGAACGCTCATTATGTAGTCCTCGAAAGCTTTCTTAATCCCATCCCTTTTGATATGTTCTTTATACTCATCCTTAAACACGTTAAGCATAAAAGCCAGATACTCCCTATCATATCTAAACTGCTTTTTGTAATTATCAGTATCTATATGATCTAGTATATATATTTCTATAGCGTCCCTGTCGTATTTTGACATACCTCTTCCTCCTGTTTTTGATATTTAATGACCCTTTTCTCCCCATACGCCTTCGCTAACTGAATAAGCTGGCCGGTAAACACCTTGGTACGGTGTCTTACAATCTTATCCACCAACTCCGGGCATCTGGTTCTCCATCTATAATTAACCTCGCCCTTAGCTTTCTTCTTGTAATATCTGTAAAATGTTACGGCCACTACCACTTCTCCATCTTGTTCAAAAGCCACTAAATCGTAATTGTTGTAAACTATTTCGTTCATGTCGTTATTATTTTTATGTACTTAATCACCTCTTCTGGTAAGGATGCTAGATCCTTAACTCTTTTACCGAAATCGTATGAATGTCTCCTATATGGATAATAATCACCAACATACATTCCTATTCCTTGTGGATGAAATGGATTTTCGCTGCATGCAAACACAGGATAATATACCAACCCACTACTATCTTTACCCTTATCACTTACACATATTATCGTGTATCTATCTATCTCCCCATCGCCAATATCATACACCCTTACTTTTACCTTCACGCCATTGGCGTTTGTTATAACATTATTCATACGCACCTCCTTTGTTGTTCACGATCAAACTAATCTATCTCCCTACCATATATAGTATACGATCCACACCAGCCACGATTCTCATTCGAGACCCTAATATGATCTACAGGCTTATCTCCTGCCATACAATTAGCGTAAGATAATACCTCCGACATGTTTCTGAACCCGGAATCCGCCGCCGATTTTATAAGTTTCCGATCGCACCCGAATACCCATACCTTCATAATATCCCTTTCCTTTACAGTTCTTCTTATACGCATAATCTTGCCATAAAATAAATAAACATAAAATCTATTCTCTCTTTGTTATCATCCATCCTATGCCCGGTGATCTCAAAAACAACCCTACGCTTTTCTATAGTCTGTATATTATCTAACTGAATAGCTATGTAAGGATATTTCATAACTTTCTCTCTATTGATGTTATACAAAATAGCGTTGACATCTTGCCTGCGAAAATACATATTTACCCCTATATAGCTGGCAACCAAAAGACATTCGTCTATTACCCCATCAGTATCGAATAGCAATAACATATCATCCTTCTCGATAGTATATTCCATATCAAGGATCTTGATACGTTTGCTTCCGTCCTTCTTATCTGATATAAGAACCTCTATCATATCCTTATCAGTCGTAAGGATATAATACGCCTCGTCCTTTGTAATATTATTACGAAGATAAGACAGTATCTCATCTTGTAATTTTATAATCTCGTCCATGTTATTAGTATTTTATATTACCACGCCAAAGGAAAGAACGGCAGCCGACACCCGCAGCCTACCACGCCGTGACACCGCCGCCCGTTCCCCTTGGTATTATTCTGCCACCTCTAATTTCCCGTAATAAGGATAAAAACAACCGTCTCGATAAACCGAATATCTGAGCGTTTTATCCTTTGCTTCATAGATGGAAACACAACCGCTGTTATAAGCGTTGGATAGTTCTTTTGCTACAAATCCGCCTATTTGTTTATAGGTTTTAGGCGTATCCCTCAACGGTCTGCCTACATATATTTTTACTCTTTTGCACTTCTTGTCGCCTACGTATATATCCTTTTCTCTAAGCTCCGTTAAATACATGAATCTCATATCAGCCGATTTTAAATCCAACATTCCTCTACCTCTATCTCCATATGATCCGCCCAATCACATCTATCAACGTCCTCGCCATCCTCAAAGTAATAGTAGGCCCATACCTGTACGCCTCCTACCTCTATATATCCATCACTTTTCCATTCTATCAACCCGTCTTGCCTTACCACGTTGGTAGGCTCAGCCCCTAGCGACAGCAGATTATTTACTATACTACCGCCAAATACGTTCCTTGCTTCTTCTTTCGTCATATCACTATCAGATTTTTAATATTACACTAACGCCAAAGGGGAACAGGGACGGACGACCAGCGGGACCTACCCCACGCCATCGCCGCCTCCCGTTTCCCTTGGTTTCCTCCGCATCGCCCCATACCAATAAACAATATCTACCCGCCATCGCTCACAACCGCCTTGCCTTGACCGGAAACTCCTACCACTTGCAAACTTTTACATTTGATTGGAAGATACCCCTTGCTTGAAAGGTGTTTCCCTTGTTTGTTGGTGTTTTTTCTTGTTTGGAAAGGTTTTTCCTTGTTTGGAGGTGTACTATCACGCAAATCCCAAACCTCCCTCGAAATTCCCACGAAAGCCTAAACCTTCCGCTACTTTGTTCCACGTGGAACGCTGATTCAGTCTAGGATATCGAGGTCTTTGTTCTTGATTGCCTTATATACTTGCCTAATACAATGTATTGATAATAAAGCCAATAAAATAACTATGATTAAAGGAAGGGCGTCGCCCGTAGCTATAACGTACCGCCCTAACTCAAACGCCATGTACCCACAAAACAAGGTGAGTACGAAATATATAAATACACCCATAAAAATATACAATAAGTAACCACGATTTTAAAATTGAACGCAAATAATACAATTAATTGAGTATCAACAACATAATATATATCAATCCCTAGAGCTACCTCTAAGAGAAGACAAGCCTAGATATAGATAAAAAATATACAATAAGTACCGCCTATTATATACCTTTTAGGATCGATTCAAGCGCAAATCCATGCATAAGGGTACAATTCACCCGCCCGTATGGATATAGATATATACAAAATGATACATAATAAAGTATTTTACTTACACATTTATAATTAAGGCTTAAAATTTACCGACTTAACACTTTTATGTGCAAGCAAAACATATGGTTATGCTATCATTTTGTAAAATTAGGCACAAAAAAGCCCTTCCGTCCTATATCACTACAGTACAGAAGGGCACGAACTTTAAAATCAAATAAAAACGAACGATCTATTGTCGCAATTTGTTTGCCATATAACTAACACGTTTGCGCCTACATTTATCAGAGTCCCTACTACAATCTAATTTATTAGACTTGTATAGATCTTTGGTAAGCTCAACGTAAAACTCGATTTGAGACTTTCTCGCAGCCTCTAAAGCCTTTTCCTTTTTAAGTGCTAGCTTTCTATTAAGATTATCAAACTTTCTTTTATACATAACCTATTCTTTTTTTATGATACCAATAAGAAACGGGAGCTAACAAGGCACACGGCCGGCGTTATCAATACTACCAGCCGGGCACACCAAACCCAACCGATTACCTTTGGTTTTGTCCCTTTGCCCCGAACGAACGAAGCCAAATACGTACATACGTCGCCCGTGATACGTACCGACAAGGCGCACTTTGTCCGTCAATTTAACCGCACAAAATACCCTTGTAAGGGTTGTTATTTTGCTACTACATATAGCGCATAAGTATTTAAGCCACCTTAAACGCTATTGTTTTGATACATTAGCACGGTTATAACTCCGTTATGCACTCCATACGTGTTACTCTAGCAACGTATGGACATACGCCCTATACATGCGTATATACACCAACGTATCCCGTGATTTTACACGGCCTACTAGGTTACCTAGTGTACTTACCGGATTGATATAAACCTAAAGATAATAGTACTATTATAGACTATAATAGTACTTAAACCACATTGTTAAGCGGCGGCCCACCTATTGCAAGTTTTCGATACCCTAATTACTAGCAATATGTTTATATCAATATGTTAAATATCGTGTCCATTTAGTCTAGATCAGTGGCACGGCGTGAACGTATGGACATTACCACCATAACGCCCCCTATGTAATTAAATAGGGGGCAAATCGTTTGCTATCTATCATTTTTAGGATGCGTCAAATAGTATGTAACGCACTTTGCAATGAGATTAAACGTATACCGTTTGATAGGTACGGCGCACTTTACAATACGTTTGTCTGATCCGTTAAACACATCATAATATACGCCTCCATCATATTCCAATGGTTCATTATATCCGAATCTCTTATGATTGGTGCCTAATATTGCGATACTTTCTATTTTATCAACGGACATTTCGATATTTTTATCTTTATCTAATTTATCAAAATATTCTCTTTTAACCTCCTTGTATGCGCAAAAAGTCGTGTTAACACGTGGGAGTATCTCCTTGCAAAGTTGGATTACTACCTCCTTGTCCCTTGCCAAAGCAACCAGTGCGGGAACAATTGCCTTGTCTACTTTAACATCATTTTCTTTTAGTATCTCATTCACCTCTTTGTTAGATTTAAATAGTTGGCACCACGCCTTAACCGCACCAGTTAACGTCTTTTCACTTGCTTTTTTTACCTCGTTTTGTACTTTGTTTAAATCTTTGCTAGTCATTAGATTTTACCTATGCCCTTAGGATTTATATTAGCATCTAGCACGCTTGTTTGTTAATATTGTTATCTCACATTGCAAATATAATACATGTTTTATTTTCAAACAAATATTTTACAATAAAAATTCAACGATTATATATAATAAAACTAATCAAATGTAAACGTATATTAAAATATTGATTTATATGATTGACAATCAACAAGTTAAATACAAAATAAGCATTCTTTTTTCGGTTCGCAGATCGTTTGCCGTTCCTGTTTCCCCATCCTTCGTGGATTGGGGGGCTGGTCCAAAAACGGCAGCCCGGCCGGGCCGATTTCGGGGAGGTGGTCCGTCCCGCACCCCATATCCAATAAAAGGCAACCATCTCCCAATAGGGTATCTTCTCAACCCCATTTAATAGATATAATTATAATTGTATTATATTTAGGGCGTAAATAAAAACATGAATAAGATTATGAGTTTAATGATAGAGTACATAGAAAAAGAAGGGGGGGGGGAGTAAAATATGTTTAGAAGAAGATGGTTTTCATCCCCAAAAACAGAGAGGAGATATTTCTTCTCCACCAACCAAGGATCATGCGACATTTATGCGGATGGCGTATATGTAGGGAGATATCTTGGCACGGGTATCACGGAGTTCACGTACTCAACGAGCAGGAATTATATAAATATAAGTTTGGTAGGTATCAGCCTACCGGATCAAGTCTATAATTATACGAATGGTATAATCACCGATTCGTTGGCTATTTATCAGGGTTCTACTACCGATGCCAAATATACCGCCATATTCGACGCTGAGATATATGAGACTATTCCTGTCACTAACGCTAGGGTACAATCAACGATGACCGATATAGTCATGAATTACAAGCTTGGGGATTTTGTGTCCACGTCAAAGAAGGAGTTAATCAATAGCGGGATTCAGGTATATCCAGGATACGATGGATTTTATCGAATTATCCAAGGAGCGTTTATAATTCCGATAATAAATACTACATATAAAATATATGTGAACTTCTTCACCCCCACATGGGAAGGTCATTCGGAAAGTCGAACACTTATGGGGTATGGTTATATCTATGGATCTACTCCGGCTTCTCCTCCATCTCAATCATCTACTTACGTGACGGTTACTAACAACAGGCAGAATGCGGTAAGGGTTCTTATTCTTACGTCTCTTAACGTGACCGACATACAATCCCTTATAAATCGATATGGAACGACAGTAGTGAGATCTAGCAAGATATATGAGTATTATGATACAGCTAACAATATAATGACAGGGTTCGTGGAGGACAAATTGCCCGGTCAAGCCTATTACGCCTATATGCTGGATAATGAGTTGCGTACTGGTGTAGGGGACTTTACGATAGTATAACGATATTATCACCACATGGATGACGGTACCGGCCAAACGGGAAGGGGGATGCCCGATCCTCGTAGGGTTGGTTCCGTCACCCTCACTCCGCCCCTTTCGTTGGTTCCCTCCCATTATCTTCTTACGTCTCATTCTATCGACACAACCCATCTCCTATCCCCACTTCCAGCGTCTCATTTACTTTATTATATTTGCGATATAATTAAAACATAACATATTATGAATAAAAAAATAAATACATGGGGGGGGGTATTTTAACCCTCAGATAAGGAGGGGGTATGTTTAGGCGCAGGACTTCTTCTCCAGGTAAGATCCACTACCGTGTTAATATAAACAAGAATATGTGTCTTGGCGTTGTAGATATATATATTGATGGGAAGCCATATCAACCTGGTTTTAACGGATCTTATCTTGATATATATCGCGATAAGAAGATAAAAACTATAAGCATAAGTGGCCAGATATCATATCTAAATCCGAAAAATGAGTACAATGTTATTTTGGGCATAAGTGGAGGTATTATAGAGGGAACCCTTACGTATCAATATAATTCGGGTATGCATTGCGAGTTGGCTAATAAGGTGATATACGGGAATAGGATAACTAATTTTGTTCCTGTAACGGTGATAAAAGATCCTGGGAAGATCATTAATTTCACTTACAGATCTGAATTACAGACTCAGGTTTTAGATGAAAGTTATGTAAGTTGGGATGGTGATTATATATTAAACGATAATTGTATAGTAACTGATCTTTGTTCGGGATGTGAATCTTATGCCTATGGGAAAAGTTCTCATGGTAACTATCGAGTAACGGTAAGGATAGTGTAGTACCAAGGGAAGGAAGGAAGGAGACCCTCATCCCTCCGGGCCTCCCCCATCCTCCCACCGCCTCCCGTTCTTTTTGGCTTCCTTCTGGTTTTATCCTCAAATTTTCATATCTTTGGAACAAAACTAAAATCATGTTTAGAAACATACTTCATAAGATCAAGATCTTCTTCTGCGACGATGACGTTGAGAAGATATATGTAAGGGACAGTACGGTTATCCGCAACAACGAGATCCATAGGATGTATAATGAGATACTGGACGAGTTAGGTGATTTGGCTACGGTCGTATCAAGGAACTACGTATATGGTAGGATAAAGGACAGGACGGGATTAAGTATCCGTCATATCAGCAGGATAATAAACCATACTAAAGTCGAGGAGATATGATAAAGGACGTAATGGAGCGGGATATGATAAATGAGATACAGGCGTTGTTCGTGATGATATCCACGGCCGGGTTGATGTTTGTCATGCCGATGTTGGATATAGAGTGCGATGATATTATTATCATAATAGGATTCGGGATAATACTATCTTTTATATTAACCATAATACCGATATTGCTTTCTTATGACATAAGGGATAAGATCATTGAGTTGATTGAGGATATGGATAACCAGATAGTGGTAGACACTTCGGCATATAAAACAAACCTACCCTAGGTAATTACTAGGGCAGGTGATGTGCTATTTTCTTTTAACGTACTTATCTATCAGGTCTATTGATAGTTTAGCCCCCAGCTCCTCCTCCAACAGGTTAAGGTAGTTCCGGTGCAGGCATCCGCCCCGCTCCACCTCCCTAAAGCCGGCCCCGTCCCGGATCCTGACCAGCCCTTTCCTTGGATCTAGGTCGATAAGATCCCGAAGCTCGTTCATGTTCTTGAACCGGTTCTCTATTACCTTAAATACATCGATCTTAGGTTTATTATCCTTGATCTTTATCTTAACTCTTCCGCTCATGTCACATTACAGGTTTAAGTGAAAGACGATCTATAGTATAGCAGCAGTATGAGCACATAGACGTATAAGGTGAATATATCCTTCCGCATACTGGACATCTCCATCCATACATAACAGGATGTGTTTGTTTGTCAATTTCTTTCAAGCCCTCATTAGTAGTAGATGATGTATTTTCGTTTTCCATATCATTCGTTATTTATCTTATCTGTACTTCCAAATCCATTATCCCCTCTATCAGATTTCCCAAGATCTTCCAATGACTCCACTTCTTCCCATACGATACGTTCCCTTCTACGAATAAGAAGTTGCGCTACCTTACCACCTACATTACAATAATAAGGACTATGACTATCCATTTTTCTGTGAACTATCATAACTTCCCCACTATATCCTTCATCAATGGTAGCAGGGGCGTTTTGCATAATTAGCTCGCTATTAGTAAAACCACTACGTGGACGGATTTCCATCTCATAATCCTCTGGCAATTCTACATGTACGCCAGTATGATATATGATCCTATCTCCGTCAAGTTCTATATCCTTAACGAACAAATCCATGCAAGCATCTTCTTTATGAGCGTATTCAGGCAGCTTAGCTCCTTCTTCCAGCCATATCTTGACCTTACACGTATCTATACCATCAAGTAACTCAACTGCCTCTTTATAGCTCATAGGTTGCTCTGAGGCTAATGAAATGACTCTTGCCAATAAATCTTTAATTTTGCTCATTTTATCTTGTTTTTAAATTCTTTCCCTTTCGGGCATTGTAATTTACATTCCTCACCACAAGCGGAACAGTTGGGTCTCATTCCGGACACCCCTCTTCCCCCGTACGGCCAGTAGGCATAATCGCAGACGCTCCAGAACGCCTCCATCGCCTTTATCTTGGCATCGACGGTTATCTTCTCCCTCACCTTTTTCATGCTTTTCCTGAACTCGTCTTTCATATCCTTCCCCTCTATCTGTCTAGCCTTACGTCTCTCATTCCACCAATTATAGTAGAATTTGTCAGCCATCTTATAGGCTTCCGGATCAAATTTATCACGGTGCAGGATAGGGGCGTCCTTGACCTTTCTCAAATTCCTGCCACAAACATAAGCAAGCCCGGCGTACGGAGGTATGTCCTTAGGATCAACCAACCCATCCGGTACGCAGTAGTAGAAGTAGTTGGGCCGGCCGTACCTGACCCAGTCCCCGGTCTCGTATAGGGCTTGCCTTCGAGCCTCGAACCAGCCTTGCATTACTTGGTGCTTTTCCTGTTTCTCGAAATCCTTGTTATAGTCAGCCAACGAGATCTTTACCTCAACCTCATAAGCGTACATAGATCTGGTTATAGCCAGATAATCGGACTCCCAGTTATATACATACAGGTTATTTATCACCCATTTAGGCGATACCAAGAACTGTCTGTTAAGGATATCCAATATCCCTCTTTCAGTGTATTCAATACCTTTATTTGATTGCCGTGTTCCCATCTCCTGTCAGAGGATTATTCCTTAACCCAACCGCCATTATAGCGTTCGATACCAATCTCCGTAATCCGCTTATATCCTTATCATGGAATGAGAAAGTGGTTAAGTTATGCGATTCAGTAATCTTATCATAAGACTTTATCATCAACACAGCCACATACTCACCCATCATCTTTTCATTCATGATATCAAGATCGATTATGCCGTGATCTATTAGATCAACCACATCCCATCCTGATGGTAGATACGTTTTTATCTGATTAATGTCCATAGCAAATAGTATTTATAAAAAGGAGGGTCGTGCTACCCTCCTATAGATTACACACGAAAAATAGAACTGAAAGCGATCTTAAGCACGTAAGATTTTATTAATTCCCGTAGGCTGTCTACCGGTTATCGTTAATTACCGACCTGCGGGAATATGTTTAAGAAAACACCATGTGGGGAGTGGGGGAATCGAACCCTTATCCACGCTACGATTAGGAATCGTAAATTCTATCCGTTAAATTAACTCCCCTTTAAGCGTCCTGATCCTCCCGGACAAGGACACTACATAAATCTAAACTCTAAACCTAATGACAAATTCTATTAATCCAACTGTGGACCCGGCCGGACTTGAACCGACAACCTACTGGTTATGAGCCAATTGCTCTTACCGATTGAGCTACGGGTCCTAAATATACCACATCGTCTTTCACAAGAGGATGTGGGACGGAATTTCTCGAAGTTTATATAGTAAAGTTATGAAACTATTGTCCAACATTCTAGCATATAGCACCAATCATCGAACGGGAACGTCTCTACACCAGACCTACCCCATCCCGTCCCCCAACTGTTCTGTAGGACGAAGCCGGCCTTGTCCCAGCCGGTGAGGATAACGGCATGGCCTCCCAAGTTCTGTCCTTGGCCTTGCCAGAACCGATTACCATAATTATAGCAATACATACCTATAACCAGAGGCCCATTCAGCATCAACGCTACCTTAGCTGATACCGGATCTATGATCCTAGCGTAACTGTTTATTTTCTCCCCATCTACGCCTACGTTCTTGATAGACTTGATAGCATCACGAAGAACCATCCCGTCCTGGTCCTTATCCTCTCTCAGATCATATATATCGTAAGGAGATATTTTAGCTGGTCTTTTGATATCCTTTATAGCTTTTCTCCAGTTAAGGATCTCAGCCAGGCTTACGGCTGCGCAAATAGGGGAAGAACCTTGATCTACCACGCTATCGACATTATTGATCTTATACTCATCAGGAACAGCCTCATGTTGCATATTCATGATAGCGTCCCTATCATCCGCTGGTGATGGTATGTAACCTAGTCCGTAACTCATTTTTTATCTTTTTTATGATAGTCTATTATCTTGATATTAAACGTATCGGATCTTTGCCTAACCTGTATTGACCCTCTAGCTTTTCCCTTGGCGTCGTACAGGGCGGTGAAACCAAAGTTATCGACCCGGCCGTCATCCAGCGTAAACTTCCACTCCTTCCATTGGCCCATCACGGTTCCGGAAGATACTATGGAATCCACCACATAAGATATATCAGTAGTATCGTACTCCGTATAATAGGTTCTAGATGTACTACATCCGACAGCCGCTAAGGTAAATAACGTTAACAAGAAAAACAAGATCTTATTCATTTTTCTTAGTCTTTTTACGTTTCTTAGATTTCTTCTTCTCCTCAGTTTTATTCTCGACATTTACGTCATTGCCGGCATCGGTACCAGTAACCTCAGAGATATTATTTTCAGGTATATCGATATGACCTGAATTAGGGTCCATCTTATCCTCCTCAACAATAACCTCATCAGACACATCACCATCTAAAGCCTCAGGATCAATATGATTTTCCAGATACTGGATACGATCTGACATAGCCTTATTTTGCTCCTCTATTTCCTTGTACCTTCTTCTAGCCTCATCGAGTAATTTAGATGATAGTTTATGTTTCTTCTCTATATCCATATAAGCCCGTTTAAGAGTCTCTTTCTCTTTTACCGACTCATTATATAGATCTCTTGATTTACTAAGCTCATTCCCCATCTTAACGATATGAGAATCCTTGGATTCTATATCCATATCAAGAGAATCCACAAGCGTATTAAGATATCTTTCTTTTTCCTCCAATTCCGTTATCTTACTACGAGCATCCTCATAATTTCTTTTTAATCTACTTGAATAGCTAATAGCTTCATCAAGATCCTGTTTTAGAGTATTTATATAACTACTCTTTACTATCTTCAATCCGAACATCCTCAACACTTTTATAAGTTCTACGAATATCGGCCTTTATCTTGCCGACTATAATTAACTCAGCTATATGCTTATCTTTCTCGACTATAGCTATATCCTTACGGACATTAGAGACTCTGATCGTAATATTCTCGTTATTAGAGAAAACGAACGGTGATCCTACCAAAGTGAGGCCTGTATCGTTGGTGAACGATGGGAGCATCATAACCATCCCGACAGTATCATCCGGGAATGAGGCCGATATGCCTGTGTCTATATCAAGAACATCACCTTGACCCAACGGGAAGGCATTACCTTGCTTGATAGGAATATCCTTCCCCAATGAGTTCCATGCCTTAGAGAATTTTAAAGAGTTGAGAAAAATTTTACCATCTTTCTCAACTATCCCTACCATTGGATCGCAATTCATGTGAACCTCATCAAGCTTATCATCCGGTTTTTCCTCAAATTCGTCAAGATCTCTGGCTGATGTAAATGACTTACTCTCCAGAAGTTTTTTGATATCTTCAATCGTAGCCATACTATAATTTTATTATTAAATAAACGATCTTCAATCCTAACTTCAAATCAGATGTCTTTTCGAACATCTCCCTAAGAGGTAAGATAGTAGCGTCAAGATCTGACGCTACCCATTCTCCATCCTTATAATACATATTCTTTTCCTCGGAATACGCTACACAAGGTCGATGCCCTAAGTTCTTCATAACCGTATCTACCTTATTTTGGGTAGGCATCGAGACACGGTTCACTTTAGTAGATATATTAAAATTACTTTCCATTAAATTATTCATTTTCAATTAGTTAATCAAAAAGGTAGGTCACTATCGTCTCCAAAAGGAGGATATTGAGGAGGTTGTTGCTGACCTCCAAAAGAAGGAGCTTGGGCTGTCTGAGGCGGAGCCTGCTGGTATGATGGAGGAGGCGTCTGCGGCTGGGCTTGCGGCTGATATGACGGTGGGGGCGTTTGCGTTGTAGCCTCACCAACGTTGTTTTGGCTTGCCGACTGAGCGGGTTTCACCCCATCTGTCTTAATGCTTTGAATGTATTTATTAAGTACCTGATAGGCGAAAGCATCTTGGGCAGTATAATCAAACTTCTTATTCCCCATTATATCAGTACTCTCAACTCTGTCAGGCCATCCATTCTGACCATTCTTATAATATTGCTGTATAAGCTCATCCCTTCCATCAGGAGTTTCCCTAGCATATGAGATAAAAAAATTACCCGGGGCATATTGATCTCCTTTCCTAGCGTGAGCTGGATTGATTACCACCTTACGCTTTAGATCAATATTAGGCAAGTATCTCACCAATGACTTAACATAATTATTAATACCTCCTTTTTGAGTCATCAAAGGAACATTTATAATATAGTTTCCTTCGTCATCGCTTATTTTTATAGCTATGTATTTAGTTTTTGCCCCGTTATAGTCAACCTCCCTTATCTCAATATCTGATAAATATCCCTCTATACCATTCCAAAATACTTTCCAATAAGATACAGCCCCGGTCTTATCATTCACATGTTCCTCATAACCTTCTTTAGGCTCCTTGGATGATTGATAAAGAACTCCACTACCACTTATCTTAAAGTAGTGATTATTAGATCCTAGCGAATTTTCACGAACTCCCATATTATATATATTTAAAAATTAAACAATAATTGATGATGATAAGAAATACTCATTCTTATTATCCTCCCCATAAATCTTGTTGAAATGAGATTTATGGTCATGCTCGATAACGATCCTATTCCATGGTATGCTTTTAACTATACCAAGATACCTACCACATAGCACATCGCATATAATATCATTACCGTTATGCGATAAAGCCGTAAGCCTTTCCTTACAAGATCTTCCAGACATAGGGTTCTCTGACATAATACCGCATCCTTTTTCAGTGAATATCAACTTACAATGATCAAACTCATTTACCTTAATATTATTTTGGAGGGCCTGGACGAGTAGATCCTTATCAAAGACATAGGTACTTGTTTTGACAAAATGCTCGTCCACGAACCTCCAATTTGGATAATTACCCTCAAAATTGGTCTCATACATATCCATATCAGGCGTAGAGAAATAAGTCTTAGTATCATCCACTTTTATAGACAACATATCCGATGACTTATTGATATGCTTATCAAGCAATATCGCGGATTCGTTCGATACCGGGATAAACATCTTCTCTACCTTATCCTGATTAGGGACAAAATACCTGTAAATAGTATTTCTATCCGTACTTACTATATTAATATTAATATCATCAATATCAATAACCACATTCTCGATGCATGGATAAAAGTCATCTACCTCCGTATAATCGCTGGCTTTGTTAAGAACCGAAACATAATCGCTCATCTTAACCTTAATTCCTCCATCAAGTATCTTATGTACATGCGGGAATGTATTGATATCAAAAGCCGGACAACTATACTCACCAGAAGCGTAGTGGATCGTGATCTGATCTTTTCTATCCGAAAGCAGTATCGTAATCTCACAATTCTTCTGTTTTTTCATGAACTTAATAAAAGAGCTTGCCTCTACCAAGAAAGAGAAGTTAGAGTCAGCCTCGACCTCCAATCGCTCTATAACACATACCTTGGCATTTACGGAAGTGATATAAGCCAGATTATTGACAACATCTATCTTAAGATCCTTATAAAGGGAGTTGGAACCGGCGTTCTTAACCACCGTCTCCAGTTTACCCAACTTCTCATTTAATGACTTCGACAAGCACTTTATCAACATAATAAACAACTTTTACATGACATTGCAAATGTAATCATAATTATATTAATACAAATATAATAAATACTTAATAGTATTAAAATAATTTAAACTTACGTCTAATATATTCGGCTATAAGTATAGCGTCACACATTCCATCTTGTATCTTAGTTGGCTGTACTCCTTTCCCTGACCATGGTTTTACGAAAGACACCAAAGGGAAAAGGCGGATAGCACATCGGATGGATGTAGCCTTCGTGTCTAACTTAGCCGCTGAATACACCCGATCGGCGGTAGTGTGAATCTCCTTCTGCCATGTCTTTGGCTGGACTTCCTCGAACATGAACCTGACATCTGGATGCGATTCGTATCGTTCCATCATCTCCACCATCATAGCGAAGAGCGCGTTCGGTTCCCGGCGCCGTCCGCCGAAGGTGAAGTTACTTGCGGCTGAGCTGTTGTGGATGCTGTGGACATCCTCGACGGCGATCGCCAGCGTCCCCCCACCTCCTTCTTGGATTTTATCTGCGGCATCGAGGAAGAAACCTGATATAGCCCTAAGGTCGATATCTCCCTTAGCAGATATCCTTGGAGTCATGATTACCTTAATCTCCCCGTTCTCCGGGATCATAGCCAATCCTCCGGTATCTATACCCGGATCTATCCCTATCGCTACATTCATATTCTCAAGGTATATAATGAGTGAAAATCCTCCGGTCTGAACACCTGTATAGAGTTGTCTGGATACAGACCTATGTAATAACCGTAAAAAGCCCGTAGAATGCTATTTTCTAGCCTTATATCCAAAGCCTTTACCTTATTACCGTCAACCATAATATCGATCTCATCAGTCTTGTTAGATATCTTATCGAACCATTCAGGTACAGGATCAATACCGTACCTGAATGCGTTTACCGTTGATTTTATCGAGATATATGTTCCCATATTAGATAAGATTACAATCGTCTCGTTTAACAACCTTAAAATCGCCATTTCTAAGTAATATCGCTACATCAGATCTCGTATATGTGAGAGGCGTATACGATACCAAATGATAAGAAGCCTGTCCTGTCGCTGGTCGAACCGGTCTTAATACGGCTATGGCTATATCGCCGCCAAGTTCCGTACCACCGGTGACACCCTGTAGGCACATGTATATGAATCCCTCATACTCATATCTCTTCCCGATAAATTCACTCATGGGAATACCTACGAACAGATAGTTCTTTACATCCCCCTTCTTAACCTCGACAGCGTTCTCTACGCTGGATGGTATTACGTCTACAAATTTTACTCCTATTGCCATGATTACAAATTCAATTTAGTTCTTAACTCTTGACACAATTCTTGATTATCTCTCATGATACTTAACGTATTCTCAACGCCATTACCGACCCGGACATCCCCGTACCAGTACCATGATCCTTTACGGGTAAAGATACCGGTTTCCTCGCATAACTTCAAAAGTTCAAGTTCCTTGTCAAACCCAACTCCATAATATAAGGCTGTCTCGGCTATCTGGAACGGTACGGCGGTCTTATTCTTCAGCACCTTTATCCTGACCTCATGACCTACTGAAGATCCGTCCTCACCTAATATAACCTTCTTTCTCGCCATCTCCATACGGATAGAGGCATAGAACTTAAGGGCGTTACCTCCGGTCGTTACCTTCGGATCGCCGTATATTACACCGATCTTCTCCCGATATTGGTTGATGAATACCAGAACACAGTCGCTTTTGTTTACGATCCCTGTAAGAACTCTCATAGCCTTTGACATCAATCGAGCTTGCAATCCCATGTTACTATCCTCCATATCACCCTCGATCTCCTTCTTCGGGACTAGATTTGCAACGGAATCCACGACAATAAATCCTACCCTGCCGGACTCCACCAGCTTGGCCGTGATGTCAATAGCCAGCTCACCGTAGCTTGGCTGGGAGATCAAAAACCGGTTTATATCCAACCCCATTTTCCTAGCGTACTCAATATCAAAAGCGTTCTCCACGTCTATTATAGCTACTAGCTTATCTGGATGTTTTTTCTGGAACTCGATCATACTTAACGTACACATCATAGTCTTGCCACAAGATTCCATCCCGACCAGCTCATGAATCCGGCCTACCGCCCATCCGCCACCGAGAGCCTTGTCTACCACCAGCGAACCAGTGCTTTCCCTTGGTATGGATATTATAGGCTTATCATCGCCGAAGTTCATTATCGAGCCTTCTCCAAGCTCTTTATTTAAAGATGATACTAATTCATCTACGTCTGAAAAAAGTTCTTTCTTAGCCATTATAATCCAAATTCCTCAAAGTTAAATAAATCCTGTTGCTTCTTTATCATACCCTTACCGATATCAGATATCTTCTCCGGCAGGAACACCCCATCGTTATCATCCACCTTCTCCATGAAATTTGATACATTCTCACTTAACAATATCGCGTTATCATTAGGTACTGATTTTAGATAAAGACCATCAATTGATCTACACCTTGAAAGAGCGGTATATATCTGACCGATCTCAAAAGCCCTACTCATATCAACGAATATATTGTCTAATGTCATCCCCTGAACTTTATGAGAAGTGATAGCGTATCCTAATCTTAACGGATATTGAATGATATAACCACAAGACGTTCCTTCTAAAGATCCATCTACTTGCCTATATTTCATTTTATCCCATTTTTCTTTAGTTATATAAACCTCACTTCCATCGGAAAGCTGAACCGATATAGCGTCATCACATGGGTCTATATCTGTTACTACACCCATAGAACCATTCACATATCCATTACCGTTCCTCGTTATTATAACCTTAGCTCCTACTTTTATTATAAGTTCATCCTCACATGGAGCCGCAGGTTTTTCACCGAATATCTTAGCCTCGAATTTAAATACCTTATTATCTATCTTATCAAGATTAGATTTGTTTATCTCATAAGCCTCCTTATTGGTTGAGCATATTACTATAGTATCATTCATATTCTCAGGGTATATCACCCTTGATTTTAGGATAGATCTAGATTCCTCGGTAATAACCCCACATCTTATATCCTCCAATACAGACAAAAGTTGTGGGTCTTTTTGACGGAATACCTTATCGAAGGTAATTACCGAGAATCCTGAGGCTCTTAATGCCTTTGACGAGAAAAAGAATCGGCTTTCATAATACTTATCAATAAAATCATCAACGGTCACTACAGGAGGTAATTGTGACAGATCGCCGAACATAATCAGCCTAACTCCACCAAAAGGTTCCCTGCTTCGTTTGCATTGTCTAAGTATATCGGCAACCTCATCAAGCAAATCGGGTCTTACCATACTAATCTCATCGATAACGATAGTATCAAGATTCTTGACCTTGCTTTTCATGAACGGACTTACATCAACCTTATTTGATAACATATTCCTCTCTACTGAGGGGATGTAAGGATCGTTTTTTATAGCGAAGAAAGAGTGAATGGTTTGTCCTCCGGCGTTCAGGGCCGCAACACCAGTGGGGGCTACTATAACACATTTACCCAAGAACTTTACGATACGTCTCATGAACGTACTTTTACCACTACCAGCCCTACCGGTAATAAATAGATTCTCCCTAGTGGTGAAAATCTTTTTCAAGGCACGACCTTGCTCCACGTTTTTATCCACCGTCATAATATGACGAAGGAGGTCGTTTTCATTTTTAAAATCTTCTTTTACCATATCTTTTTAGGTTTATGGTACAAAGATACGAATAGTTATAATTAACTATTAAAAATAAATGTGAATAATATATAAATATTAAATTTTATATCTGATACTCAAATCATCCAGCTTTACTCATCTCGGACCCTTTTACCCCTAAAAAGACGTCTTTTATAAAATCTTCGGCGATGATTATATGCATTATCTTTCCTCTGTATGATAGTCTTAGGTGTCCGATAGTTACATTTTTCCTGTCTTTGGTATTAACTATTCCGTTGTTTTTCTTTACCTCATCATATAAATCGGATATAGTCTTACAGCACATACTAAGAACTTCTTTTATCATCCGATATACCGTTCTTTGGGATATTAGCATCATACCTTCTTTTGATAACTTTATATTCAATCTATCCATAAGATATGACACATTGAATTTGACAGTTCTTTTTTTAGTTACCTTATATATCTTATTTATATTTCTGTTTCTAGCTGAGAATATTATTTTTGATAACATCTTGACTCTATTTAATTTACGACTTTTGTTAGCCATCCATCTTCTGGTATTCGAATCAAGTTTTTTATCAAGGCAGGTGTATACAGATTCTCCTTTCTTTACAAACATATCCTTTATCCTTGGGGTCTTACTAGCCTTATCCTTGTATTTTATGATATCCGATAAAGCTATCATAATCTCTCCTTCAGCCCAAGCCTTTAAGCTTATAAGCTGGTAGTTCATATCCTCATGAGAATCCCTTAACACATGACGGTAGCAGAAATAAGCGCATCCATCTGATAGGATATCAATAAAATCATTGGTATTGATCTCTATCTGATCTCTATTCCCGCCATGCATCCTATTTCTTAGAAACACATGTTTGAATACGTTTATGATAATAAGATATATCATTGCCATCTTACATTCATCACTGATCTGAATACCTGATCCATGATACTCCTCATGTTTCAATGAATATTTTATAGCTGTCACTTTTTTGCCTTCCTTATTGGTAACAGGTTTGAAATCGACTGGGCATATAAGTGACCCGGCTGGAAGTTTTACGCATCCTAGCTCATCTTTTTTGGCCTGAATATTACGTGGAGTATATCTTTCGGTAAGAATCTTATCGAAATTTGATTTCATTATATGTAAAATTCCTATCTTTGTTCCCATAGCATATTTTATTTGCTGCGAATATACAAGTTTCATCAATACGAAACAAGTTATTCGGATGGATGGGTAGCCTGTGAAGGTCACCCATTTGTTGTTTATACGAAATTATCGTAATAAATTAGAGAGGGTAAATCACTGTGTTTGTGGAAGATCATTTTTGACACAACACTTGTTACGCGCGCGTTAATAGGTATATTTATTAAATATAATTAACTCTATAAACATATACTACCTTCTAATATCTCTATCCGTACACAGAACCTCTCCTGACGTCGAGTTCCTGTGTACTCCACTTAAAGTCTCTATTTAATAAAACATTGCTTTTTACCGCCAAGGTATGGTGCCGTCAGGCAGGATACCGCAGGCTAAACCTGGTAGAAGCCGTATCCTATACCGGAAGCCGGTACCCCGGTAGGGGGATCGGGTGGAGCATAAGCCAAAGAAGAAAAAGCGAGGTCTTGTACGATCGCTCGCGCTCCGGCCGTCCGTATCTTCTACGGCAGGCCCCATGCCCTAAGGCCTCCCATTTCCCCTTGGCTTTATATCCCATAACATAGCAAGAAGGAATCCAAAGAGAAAAGGGGTGGTCATGTCCCTTGAGGCAGGATAGGGCTGTCCACCGCCGCTCGGAGGCATGTATGGTCTGTGCTCCACTGGCCTCATTGCCGTGGCTTACGGTGGACTTATCTGGCTTTCCTCCGCCACTTCCACCGCCTTTTCCTATTTGGATGTTCTTAAATACATGTTAATCAGCATATATTATGTTGATTATGGCATAATTTCTTGACAACGATATTTTTTTTAAGTAGTTTTGCTGAAAACTAATTTCATATGCCGGAACAGAGGAAAGCTTTCGTATTTGCGTTGCCTTACGACACTAGGCTGGATATGATCCAGCAGTTCTTAAGGATATACAATGGCTATCTGGATTCTAGGGGTAGGAGCTTGATTACCGAAAGGACGATAAACTTACTTTCTTTCTACATCAACTACGGATACTCGGATGATACCAGGGCTAAGTACATGGATTGTCATGGACAGAAGGAATCTTACGTCGCTGTCCTGAACAACGAGCTTAAACGTGGGGGTTTTCTGGTGGACAAGAAGAACGGGAACTTCCGTACCCGTGAGCTGTCTATTGAGATGAGAAGCTTACGTAACTATTTTATTCTTGACGGGGAGGGTGATGATACCCGTGTAATGGGGTTTGTGTTCAAGAGAAACAAATTGGATATTGATGGGTAGGAATCTTATTTCATTCGATAGGGATATTGTGGATGAGGTGGTAAGAAGATCTGATGGGAAGTTTACCAAACAACAGGTAGAGTGGTGCATGAAAGCATCCGTATCTTACATCCATCACCTAGCTAGGTATACTGACAATATATCTATCAGAATCCCGTTTATCGGATACGTTATATGCAATCTCCGAGAGATGCGGGTAAGGCGTGATAAGATACGCCGGATATTTGTCAAGGAAGGTAATCGTTATCCGGATGAAAGGATGCCTATTGAGCTTGATTGTCTTGATAAGAAGATTAATGCGATAGAGGATATGGAGGGGTTGAAGAACGGAGATCCTCTTATACGTGATAACCATGAGGCCATGTATCAATGTCGGTATGGAATGACATGGGAACAATTACAGGATTTTCAACAAAAACAATTTAAGAAATAATATGCAAACAATCGGTAAGGCCCAAGTAATAGCCCAAGCTTGGGAAGACAGTTTATTGGGTAGGATTCCTAAGGATGAGAAGGATTATCCGGAGTGGTACAAGAATCGTCTTGATTTATGCAAGAAATGTCCTAAGAACTCTTCTAATATAGCTTTCTTTAAGTTACCAGCTAAGGTATTGCTGCAAAGATTGATGGGAAGACAGGCATGCTCGTTGTGCGGTTGCTTTATCAAGGAAAAGGCTTGGATGAAGACCGAGGTATGTCCGTTGAAGTTCGTGGAAGGAGAGAAAGCCAAATGGAATGCTATGGAGGTGATAACGGCCGATCATAACGATTTTAATATCGAGTGCCCTAACGATTCCTTTGATATAGGACTTACGGATGACGAGAGCGAGTTTTATCTAAATATTTTTGATCAGAAAATAGGTGATAAGATAGAAATCGTGTTATTTATCACCCATAAAGATGGTTTCCATGTCAAGGAGCATCATCTTGGATGTGGATGTATGGGAGACGTGTCATATAACAAACATCCTGACAATGAGAATAGAACTATATTTAGGATGACGTTAGATACCTCAAAATATACGGAAGGTCATTTTGAGAAACATCTATCTCTTATGGGTTATACGAAGGATGATCCTGAACGTAATTTCAAACATTTCCCGCTACGTATTATAGGGGAAGCTTATAAGTAAATACTATGCGAAGTCCTGTAAGAAGTAAGATAGATGATCGTATCCATGCTCTTATTGTCATGGAAGTCGGTTGCCGCGAGTTACCCGAATATTCGCTGGGTGATATACTTTACTCCGCTTTAAGGAGAGTTGCTAAGGCTAATGGTGGTAACGTACGCTTCTTGCGGGATATTAGCACCAGAGATTTATTAAGAATAATAGATCAGAGTATCAGTGATGAGATTGAGTTAAACAACAATGATTATAATGCGTAATATGGAAGATAAAGATATAAAAACAGAGATTAGAGATTATCTTAAAGAAGAGGCGGATACTCATATAAGGCATTGGATAGCCATAAAGCGTGAGAGCAAGCGTCTGTATAGCGATATTGAAGATAGGACTAAGAAGATAGCCCTTAAATCATCTTCGTTGATAAAAGAGGAGGATTTTGTCGTTCTTCATGAGATGACCCATAAGATACAGATGTTGAATATAGAGGCTGTAAAAGTCAATTCTAGGTTGATGTTCATAATCCAGTTGGCTACCAGCTTCGGTATGGATCTGGATTTAGATACGACATATGCGTCCACCGCCAAGAGCATTATAGAAGACAGAACGTCTGGATTCGTGTTTTATGATGACAAGGAACGTCTGAGATATGCCGACAAGGAGCTTGAGGATATGTTCCATGACATGAGCGTGACGGAAGTAAGTAAGATCGGGGTTGTTCAGTCTTATGAGCTTCTTATGAAACAGTATAACGAGTTTAAGGATATGAAAGCCAATGCCACAGGGAAGACGAAAGCCGACGAGTAAGGACGCTGATCGGGTCAATGATAATCTTGAGGTCATAGCTAAGGCTATAAATGACGCTAAGGCTTATATTGATAAGCATCCTTGGGACAAGGAGAAGCCGGAGGATATGGCTAGGGCATTTGACTTCATATCAAAATTAATCGATAAGATAAATACATGGAATGATTCTTATATGGAGAAAAGTGGGATCATGGATGTATATAGGTCTGTAAGCAATGTCCAGAAAAAGGAACGTAAGGGTCAGGTTTCTGGTGGAATCGAGTCTGTTTTAAAGGATATTATGAAATGAGTCTAAGTACGAGTCCAGAATTTTATGTAAACATGAAAAATCCCCCTGTATGGAACGATCTGTTCGGTTGGGAGGATCAGGATGACGATGTTAAGCAGTTCTTTAAAGAAGAGGCTTATAAGGTCAAGTACGGGGTGACTATCAATGGTACGTTCATCCCTCCATGGCTTTATTGGCATGTTAATTTCTTTCCCGTATTCCAGGATCTTCCAAACGGGGAACGTGTGCCAGCGATCAGTCGTTTGCGTGATAACGAATGGTTTTTCGCCGAGATGTACCAACGTGCCCGTATGGAGAAGAAAGGATTGGGAATGTTTGGTACTCGTCGTTTTGGCAAGGCTCTTCTGGACTCGGAGCTGATATATACTCCTCATGGATCTAAGAAAATAGGATTCGCCGATATCGGGGATATCATATATGGTGATGATGGTAAGCTTACGACTATAGTGGGCGTATATCCTCAGGGATTCGTTGATACGTACAAAGTGATCTTTGAGGACGGTCGCAGCGTGGTGTGTTGCGGGCAGCACCAGTGGAAAGTCAAGTATCATGGTGATTATAAGGTTATGAGCACTATGGGTATCATCCATTCTGACTTCTCCAAAATGACTATAGATATTGGGGAAGCGGTAGATTTCCCTGAGCGGCGGTGGCTGATATCGCCCCAGCTCATGGGGTCTCTGGCCGCCTCCTTCCTTTGTGGAGCTACCGATAGGATCTTTGAGCTAAGCAAAAAGGAGATGGATGATGTCATTTATTCATCCAAAAAACAGAAAGAGTTGTTCATAGGATCGTTTATGAAGATCGCTTGTGGTATAAATACCGGTGACGATCGGTTTAAGGTCGTTTATAAAAGCGAGTATATTATATCCTTTGTAAGGAAAATATTTTGGTCTATGGGGTATTATTGTGTCATGGATGGTGATGATATGTATATATCCAAGACCCATAACAGACTTAGGATATCCGATATAGATTATTACGGGAAGTATAAGGCTACTTGTATTGAGGTAGATAATAAATCTCATCAGTTTCTTACTACCAATTTTGTCGTATCCCATAATACGACTATCATGTCATCACTTCTCCAGATGAACGCTACCATGACGATCGGGCTTAGCCATTCCGTGGTAGGTTTCAGCGATAGCGATTTATCTAATATAGGTGAGTATTGTGAGTATGGTCTTGATCATGTGCATCCTTTTTTCAGGATCAACAGGACCAAGACCGACTGGAGTTCGGGCGTTACATTAGGCAAGAGGATGTCCAATGGCGTACGTGATATCCATGCCATTATCTCTATAGCCAACATCAACATGGGTAGGAAGACCTCCACTCAGAAGACGGCTGGTTTGACACCGGCTACGGCTATTTTCGACGAGGTTGGTAAGGGACCTATCAAGAAGCCGTACACTGCCGCTATGCCTTCCTACGACACTCCTTACGGCTGGCGTCTTAGCCCTATCTTGGCTGGTACTGGTGGTGAGGTAGAATTATCCAAGGACGCTCAAGAGATGTTCTCCGATCCCGAGACATATAACCTTCTGGTCATGGACTGGGATATCCTAAACCGTAGAGCCATGAAAGGAAAAACATGGAAAGAACGGAAATGGGCGATGTTTGTCCCGGGACAAATGGCAAACTCTGGTGTCAAGGTAACTATAGGTTTGGGTGATTATTTAGGAAAACCTGATGATAAGAAGCTTAATAAGATCAAGATTGACGCCACAGACTTCGAGGCTAGCACCAATAAACTTAATGAGGAACGGAAGAAGCTTTCTACAAAGGACAGGGTAGCCTATACCTCTCATACTATGTTCTATCCTTTTACGATTGATGACTGTTTTTTAAGCTCTTCTCAAAATCTGTTCCCGGTTGAGTACGCTATCAAGCATAAGAACGATCTTCTTGAGTCGGGTCAATATAGTGGCATGCTGTGTGATGTTTTTCTTGAATCGGGCAATAAGCTTGGTACTACGAAATCTAATAAACAGCTAGCTGGTTTCCCGTTTAGTGGAGGTGTTATCGACGCTCCTGTCCAGATATTCGAGATGCCTCAATCTAATAGGTTTGATGATTTTATTTATGTTGCAGGCCAAGATCCCTATAAACAGGCCAAGTCTGATACCCCTTCATTAGGAGCTTTTTATGTATTCAAAAGGCGTGTCGGTATTCGAGATCCTTATGCCTATAGAATAGTTGCCTCTTACGTATCCCGCCCATCATCCATAGATCAGTTTTGCCGTACTTGTGAGGTGCTTCAGAAGGGATATGGTGCTATATGTCTTATGGAGAACGCTGACCAGATGTATGAGCAGTACCTTAACCGTAAAAGCGGTATGCCAGCGTCTTTCTTCCTGTTTGCTGGTGAGGCAATAGCCAATAAGTATGTGAAGGCCGGCTCCCGGCAGAACAGCAAGTTAGGTCTATATCCTACCCCCGGTAACCAGAACCTGCTATTCTCGTGTGTCGTGGATTACTGTTGGCAGGATTTCGTTATCGGATATGATGATAGTACTGGTCTTGATATAACTGTCAAGGGTATTGAGCTGATCGATGATATAGCTCTACTGGATGAGATAATACAGTATAAGCCCGGATTGAACGTCGATAGGATAATAGCCTTCGGGCATGCGTTGGTTCTCGCTAGGTATTTTGATGATAATAACTACATGCCTAAATCGAAGATAGATGAGATGAATAACGCCCGCAAGGAAGACGCTTATAAACATCATGAGGTATATGCCTCTGCCTTTGGATCGGTATCTATAGGAGCTTTTAGGTAAATGAATGTCAATTAAACGCCTATCTTTGTTGTAAATAAAATTGAATAATCATGGAAGTGTTTAATAGAGATCATTCGTTTCCAGCAAAAGGAGCGTTATTAGGATTACCTCCTCAGGCTATTTCCACGAAGAAAAAGAACAGGAAATGGAAGGAGGATTGTATGGACGCTCTTGAGACGATAGGGTTGAAACAGTATGATCGTAACCAGATGTACCGTGACTATTATCTGATGGCGGATGGTAAGTTATCTTTTATGGAGATGGCGGATGTTATCCCTCAGTTAAGGAACGTGCAGAAGCTAAGGAGCGATATAAGGATACCTTCTTTCTTGAAACATTATGATATCATAGGTGGTATCGTAAACGCCTTTGAGGGATGGTTGACAAACCTACAGGATAAGTATACGGTTAATGAGGTAGGGGATATGGCTATAAGTGAGTATGAGGACACGATGTCAAACTTACTTCATCGCCATATACAAGAACAGTGGGATATTATCGTCAATCAGCGTCTTGTTGAGGCCGGGCTTGATCCTACATACAATGAGTTTAATTCCGAGGAGGAACGTCAGGCTTACGCCCAGCAAATCCAGCAGGCCAAGGCGTCTATGACCCCTGACGATATCCAGAGGTTCATGAGCACCAGATGGAAGACGCAGGCGGCTGTATGGGGAGACCATACGATCGAGGCTGATCGTAGCAGGTTTTATATGGATGAGCTTGACAGGGAGAATTTCCGGGATCGTCTTCTTAGCGGAAAGATGTTCCGTAATCATTTTGTCGGTTTTGATTACTATCGACCGGAGGTGTGGAGTCCTATGGAGGTTTTCCATCCTGATGTGAAATACCCGCAATACGGATCTTATGTAGGTCGTATTCATTATTACGAGGGTGTTGAGTTGATATCAAAATACGGCCATAAGATGACGGCCAAGGATAAACGCCGGATTATGGGCGGTGATGATGATTACGAGGGATGGGTATCCAATGACGGTACTAGGTATGATCAGAAGAAAAAGAAGCCTTCTATTACCGGTATGTATGAGAATGAGGTTATTCCATGGAAAGGATACCATGACTATGAGTCTATAGTCGCCGCTGAGGACTATTATGGTGTGCCGATGGGAGAGTACCACACCTTCGGACCTGACGGGGAGGAGCACACCCAGCCCCGCTTCTTGCCCCGCTTCCATCCCTTTGGCTATTTTAACTCTGACATGTCCAATGGCAAGAGATATGAGATAGATTCCCGTCTTTTTAGAGTCATGGAGGGATATTGGGTATCCATGAAACCGATATTCTTAATAACTTACATGACGGAGACCGGAATGGTGGATCAGGAGCTTGTGACAGATGAGCTTCTCCCGGAGTTCTTGGAGAAGAATGGTATAAAGAAAGTGAAGAGGGTCATGGCAGAAGCCGTCAGTGATCCTGAGGTGAACACCTATATCTTGGAGTATGTCCCTGAGGTTAGGTTTGGCGTTAAGATCACCGGAGGTAATTTAATGGATAAGCCTATATATATTGGTGGGGATCCAATACCTCATCAGATACATGGTGACAGCAGTCTGTATGATTATGTCATTCCGGTTTCTGGATTTATAGGGGCTAGTCTCGCTGATCGCATACAGCCGTTCCAGATGATGTATAACCTTGCTATGAACCAGCTATACAATAACGCCGAGAAGGAGATCGGTAAGTTCTTCTTAGGCGACTTAGGATTCCTGCCTACGGAATATAAGGATATGATGGACAAGAAGGGAGCTTTGGCTACTTTTATGCAGATCGTTAAGTCCGTCTCATTTATGGGTGTAGGTGGTAATGACACAAACAATCCTTACCAGAATCCGCAGATGAGCAGCATATATAATCAGTTCGGTGTATATGATCTTACTAATACGGATCAGATAAGATCCCGTATGGAAATGGCGTCTTACGCCTATATGATGGCTTATAGGATGATAGGTATATCCGAGCAAGCGATGGGTCAGTCAACTAGATACGAGAGTTCTACGGGCGTAAAACAGGGAGTTAACGCTACTATGCTACAGACCCAGACTTACTTTAATGATTTCGATGACTTCAAGAAACGGACATTGGATATTCATCTAGCCGTGGCTCAAGTATGCCAGAAGGAAGGATACGATTGGACCGTGATGTACAGGAACAGCGATCTGTCCTTGGCTTACGTCAGTCTTACGGATAATAGCTTGTCGTTACGTCATCTTAATGTTATGGCTGTTTCTAATTCTAAGAAGCGTCTGGAGTTGGAGAATCTGAAGCAATATATATTGCAGACTAATACGCTCGGTAACGATTTGCTTGATATTACTAGGATGATGAATGCCAACTCGACGGCTGAGATGAATCAGATAGGAAGGGATGCCAGATCTTACGCAGATCGTGTAAGACAGGAGGAGTACCAGAATCAACAACGACTTGTACAGCAAAAAGCCGAGGCCGATCAACAGGCCCGTAATGACGAGCATGAGAAGGAGAAGGAGCTGGCTTATATCAAGGGTAATTTTGACTTACGGGGTAAGAGCATAATGGCCGCTGGTCAAGCCGCTAGGACTGAGAACAACTCAGAAGGTATGGATTATGTTGAGGCTATGGCTGATAGAGCCTTGAAGGAAAGGGATCTGGATATCCGTGAGGAGGATATGAGAACCAGACAGGCTAATGCCGAGGCTGAGCGAAGATCTCGTGAGGAGATAGAGAAAAGGAAGTTGGAATTAAAGGAAAAGGAGATAGATGCTAGGAACAAACGTTCTGATACAGATAGGTTTACGTCAATAATAAACAAGAATTGATTACAAGTTTTGTAAATATTTTTACAAAATCTGTAATCATTTTGGCGTAAAATTCTGTCATATACTATAATGGGTTTTGTTTAATTGGTAATTAGATTAATGATAATTTTGTAAAAAGCAAAAAAGGAAATTGTATGAATGACATGGGTGATTTCGCTAAGGGTTTTAAGACCATGAGTGTCGAGGAGCTTTTTTACCGTGGTGACGGTGATGGCGATAAGAATAATATCGAGGGTAAATATGATAAGGATGGTAATCCTATAGGTGATACCAAGGAAGAGCCTGCCGACGGCGGAGCGGCTGACGGTGGCGGGGATAAGGGCGGCGACGCTACCAACCCAGACCCTGATTCCTTTGGCGAAGGCGGTGCTGATAATAATAACGTGGTATCAGGGTTTAACGGGAAATCTTTCTTGGAGAAGATGGCCGCCAGAGGTATCATAGACAGTATCGAGAACCTAGATATTATGGTAGATGATAAACCGGTCGATCTTTCTACTATCACTAAAGAGGATGATTTACTCGATATAGTGGAGGGATTGATCAAGGATAAGGCTGATGAGTTGTTAAAGGATAAGGTTGATACCGGCTCGATGTCTGATTTCATGAAGAAGATGATAGAGGTGGATAAGGCCGGTGGTAACGTTGGCCAACTATTAAGCCAATATCAGAGTATTCAGGCTCCGTTGGACAACCTTGATATGAGCAACAAGAATGATCAGCTTGCGGTCATCCAGCATTATTATAAGATGTTGGGTATGCCGGAAGACGAGATAAAGGATAATATGGAGATGATGATCGGCAAGGGCGATGAGTTTATTGAGTCCAAGGCCAATAAGTTCCATGATATCCTGAAAAAGGAGATGGATAACCTTATCGAGGAGGAGAAGAAAAAATCCGAGAAAAGGAAACAGGGGTTGATTGAGCAGATGAAGATCTATAAGAAAGGTCTTAAGACGTCTATAAGCTCAGGATTCCAGTTGACTGACACGATGATAGGTAAGGCTGTCGATTTCGTTACCAAGCCGATAGACAATCAAGGTCATACGGCTATAGATAAAGCTTATTCGGAGGCTATCAAGAATCCGGACATGGCCGCTGATCTGGCTTTGTTCTTGATGAATAAGGACGAGTTCCTTAAACAGAAAACCAACAAGGCTAAGATGGAGGTCAATAAGAAGACCATCACTCTTCTTTCTGGCAATAAGGGAGGAAAGCAGAATAAAAATAATATCGATAATGATACTATAGAGGCTAACTTCCTTGATCTGAGTGGATCAAAGAGTGTATAACATTAAAAATAAATAGAAATGAATCCATTTTTGACAAAAAGTTTTCCGGCTACCGTGAATGGTGATAACGTTATTGCCTTCACCGATGCCAAGAACTATAAGACTTCGCTCGTAGAGCATAACTTAGGCTCATTGGCGAGCTGGTATTATGAGGATCCGGATAAGAATCATTTGGGTCTGTTGAATCTGTTCTCTAATATCGCTAATTACCCCGTTCCGATGTATATGGGTATGATTAATAACGGCGCTACGATCTCCGTTAACGGTATTGGAGCTTCTTTCCGTTATGATTTACCTGTTACAAAGACATTCGCTGTCGTTACGGCTGAGGATACTTCAGGTCATCATCTAAAACCGGGTATTGACGGTAGTTTGTTTGATATCGTTTTGAATACCTCTGAGTTTACGGCTTATGATGTCATCACCTATGACGCCGCTAACGGCTGTAATATCCTTATCTCAGGTGAGATCCCGTCTAAGACAGAAGGTGACTTGACACGTTATTGGTGTCGTGTTATCGGTGGTAAGGCTAAATACTTCCCTAAAGAGAAATTACGTCCTGGTATCCGTTATTGGAAGATCGGTCATGCTCTTGGTGAGTACAGCACTCAGTTCTCTAAGGTATCTGGAGCTGACAAGGCCGGTTCCATGACCTGTGAGTTCCGTTTAGGAAACCACCGTGGTGTTGAAGGCGAGACAACTATGTATGCTGGTATGAAGTCCATGCAGGCCGCCCAGAACAGCACTTCAGAGTTTGTGGAGACCGCTCTTCGTCGTATGAATGCCATGAGAAGTGAGTATGAGGGTAATATTCCTGATCTGGCTATTATCGGTAAGACTGTTAATGGTAGACTTGATTTGCGTACAGCTAAAGTAGCCTCTACGTTGGAGGTGTTCTGTATGGCTGAGTTGGTTAAGCTGGAAGCTAGACAGTTGATGTGGCAAGAAGGTGGTATTATCATGGATCAAAATGGTCCTATCCATTTGAATGAAGGTATCTATCGTCAGCTTCGCCGTGGTTACACTATCTACTATAGCCGCCCGATGGGTATTACTAAGGACACGCTTATGGCTGCCGCAGCTTATATTTTCCGTGGCCGTCAGGATCTTCCTATTACGGAACGTAAGATTAAGTTCAAGGTAGGAGCTATGGCTATGATTAACTTAGAGAAGTTGATCAGGGAATCGTTCTTCACTACCTTGCAGAACTTAAGCTGGGGTATGGGAAGCGATAGGATGTTGCCTTCTAACCCTATTTCCGGTACTAATGACGCTATGATCTTAGGTCCGGTTCAGGTTAAGGGAGCTTTCATCCCTGGAATCGGTAATGTTGAGTTCGAGCATGATCCTTCTTTGGATTACGCCGACATGACAGATCGTAGTGAGTTAGTGAATGGTATGTATCCTAGATCCTCTTATTCTTGTATTATTGAGAATATCACTGACGCTGGATCAACTAACGCGTATTCCGCTATTCCTAATACGGCTAACGCTAAGTTAGGTAATATGAATAACAACGTATTCTATATCAAGCCAGAAGGCGTAAGCATGTGGTGGGGTTATGAGTACGGTCGTTGGGCACACAAAGCTAACGGTAATGAGATCGTATCATCCTTGCCGGGCATGAAAGAACAATTCTGGTGCCACTCCGCTTCCGCAGCATGGGTTATGGATAACAGTAAGTTCTTGATTATCGAGCTTCAACCGAACTACTTCGGCTAAGTTTTTTTCATATATGTAATTTGGTTTTTAGAGGGGAGGATATTCCTCTCCTCTTTTTTTTTAAAAGTAACGCAAAAAAAGGAAATGAAAGAAATTTTAAAATCAAGGAAGGTATTGGCCGAGGTAAATGGTTTCAATATCATGTCAGATACCTTATATGAGGTTGTAGGCAAACACGATGGAAGTGCTCCTCAGGCCTTTCAAGACGCTAATATAGCTAAAGCTCCGTTCCCGGAGAACGCCACTCACGTATGTTGCCCTTGGGATGATTTCTCCAAGGCCTATAACACCGGTTTTTATCCAAGATCAAGATGCTATAATGGTCTTGACAAGAATGAGATCGATAAGCTCGTCAAACAGCGGGTAGATAATATCATGAAGCCTTTCGAGGAAATGTCGCAGATGGATCTATCTCAAACCAATTTAGAATTTTGGGATGACGCTAAGGATAAGATCTTCATGGGTAAGGTTTATAATACGGCTAATACCGTAGATCTATTTTATTTATATCTGGCTGTATTTTCCGGCATGTTGACTCCTCAGGAAATGGATGGCGATCCTGTCTTCATGAACTCCATGTTCTGTTTCGTGGAGAAAGACAATATGAAGGATTTCGTTCAGCAGCGTGAGATCAATAAGATGAACATCAGCTATAAGTTTATCAGCGCCCTTAAGAAAGGCGGCGACGATCGTCAGGCTGTCATCGATCTTCTTCTTTACATCGGTATCGTAACTCGCCCGGATTTCACGGAGGATGAGTATTATACAGGATCTCTATCAAACTGGATGAATGAGAAGAAGACCAATGTCGATTATCTGCTTGATATCTGGGATCGGTCATTGGAAGGTGATTTCAAGGAAGTTCTTGAGTTTTACCGTATCGTAAACGTCCTTCAACGAAATGGTCGTATCAATATGACTCCATCCGGATTACAATATAATGGCCAGATCATAGGACCTGACGTTCGGACATCCGCTGAGTTCTTGGCTACCAAGAAAGACTTCATTAACATAAAGGCTGATGTATTGGATGAGTATGAGGAGATTATATCTATGTCTAATATCGATGATAAGTCCAAGACCAAGAAGGTTAAGGATATTAAGAAGAAGGATGACGTAGAGGAAGGTGATAAGGTTAAGGAGGAATAATTATGACAATCCAAGAAGCGTATCTAAGGTCTTTGCAGAAGAACGAGCAGAATCTGGCCAATGGCGGGATTAAGCTGGATCCGGGAAGGTTCGTGCTGTTGTTTAACGAGGCCCAAGACCGGTTAGTTAAGTACTATCTAAATAGGAAGGATGACGAGACTATACGCTCCATCCAAAACCTTCTTGTTTATTGGATGTCGTTGGATAATGCGGGTAGGATGGATGACCCTGAGTCTACGTCCTTTAACTTACCTGACGACTATCTATGGTTCTCTAACATAAAAGGCGTTTTCTCATACAAAGGGTGTGAGGCCACTGATTTCGTTATGTGGGAGGCTAAGAACGAGAATATCCATGAGCTTCTTGGAGACGAGAATAACCGTCCTTCTTACGACTACCGTGAGACATTCTACTCCATAGGGAACGGGAAGGTCGTGGTCTACGAGTCAGGCTTCCGTACCGAGGAGGTTAAAATGACGTACTACCGCCGTCCTGTCAGGGTGGACCTGTCTGGGTATATCAACGCCGCCGGTATCCAATCCACGGACATCGACCCGGAGCTGCCCGATCCTTTGGTGGAGGAGATTCTGGATATGGTAGCTAAACAATTCAACCTTAATGAGAATGAATTGTATAGATATAGAATGGATAAGGATAATGTGGCTTCCTTTAAATAAACAACGTTAGTTTTGATTGATAAGCCTACCTAGAAATGGGTAGGCTTATTTTTTATCATCCTATGCATATTCTCTGGAATCGGAGATTTCTCCGACTCCAGAAATCACAAACATATTTTGTATTTCATGAAATATTTAATATAATGATTTTATATTGATATATTTTTATGTATATATATTCACGGTAAAACTTTTATTTATATATTTGCATCGTATTAAACAATTAAATATATGTAATATGAAAACTAATGTTGTTATGATCTCCAAGGATAGGGATCTTTTTGGTGTTACTATCAAGCAAGACACTAAAACGTCTTTCATGTCGTTGACTGATTTACAGGAAGCCTATACCAGGAAAAGGATTCAGGAGGGATGGAATGATAAGAGGATAGAGAATATCCTTTCTAACAAGGAAAGTGCTGAGCGAATATACTATATTCTTGAAAAACAAGGATATATGATAGAAACAGGATTTCCTGTTTTTATGGAAATGGTTGAAAAAGAGTCTCTTATAAAAGTAATGAAAAAGTTTGGTGCTTATAAGACGGTTGGTAGGGGCGAGAACAGGAGAACTATGTGTAATCCTTATATATGGGTTCTTGTAGCTATGGAATTGAATCCTATGTTGTATGCCGAGGTTGTTACGTGGTTAACCGATAAGCTTATTCTTAATCGAATAGAGGCTGGTGATAGGTATAATGCTTTGTCTAGGGCGGCTTCTAGATTTAAGGATGTAGATTATGTTAAGATCGCCAAGGGTCTTAATTATATTGTTTTTAATATCCATGAAAGTATGATCAGGAATAAGGCCACGGAAGCTGAGCTAAAGGAATTGGAGCAAACACAGGGCAATCTTATATGGGCTATAGATATGGGTTATATAAAAAGCTTCGATGAACTTATTGATATGATGAGGAAGATGTATAAGAAAAAGTGGCTTAAATAATGTTTTTACAAAAAATGTAATTTATTTATATGCCTATACACTCGTGATCGTGTTTTATTGTCGTGAACTCGTTTATTATTATGTTTGCGTTAGTGAATGATTTTTAAACTAAAATATTAATTATATGTTGCACAGACCGCAAGACCGGGTACTTTTCGTATCCCCACACGCTAAGATGGTGGATGTTGATTCCATCTTCTTGAAGGAAGGACAGATCGGTATTTATGATACTAAAGATACTTCCGAGAACGGTTGTAAGGCCGTGACTGATTTTACCGGTAAGCCTCGTAACGACAAGCGTTATGAGATCCGTATCGGTCGTAATGAACAAGCGGCTTCCCGCTCTATCTATGACAAGGATTTTTCCACGCCGTTATTCTCCTTGAACGAGATCACGGAGATCTACGCTTCTTGGCCGAAGAAAGATCATGCTTATGTCGATGATGTTATCTTAGGATACAATGGTGTTTCTGATGACACGGCATTCTCAGTTTCCAAAGGAGACCGTATCGCTATCCGCTTGGTTCTCGCTGGTCGTGCCTTTGAGCTTCTTGGCTATGAGGAGGGTCGTGTAGAGATCAATGACGCCATTCTTTTGGATGATTGTGATAATACGCCAAATCAATGCGAGGAGTGCGATCCTTGCGAGGAGGTTGATTTGTTACCCGCCGTATTGAAGTGTATCGAGCGGATGAAGAACCAGCCTATCGCTGGAGGTGGTAAGGTGTCCGATTATATTGATATCACTCCGGTCACAAGATGTACTAACGAGGCTACTGAGCCTGATACGGAGGATGTCAATTTCTATTGCATGGAGGTATGCGATACTGGTGATGATCTGGCCTTGGCTGAGGTTCGCGCCCAATATCCGGGGTTGAAGATCGTACGAGAGACTATTGAGGGTAGCATGTCACGTTATAAGGTTATGAAGAAAGGGGCTAAACCTGCTGACTATACCCAACGTCTTATCTCTATCATGAAAGGATGTACAGATTGTCCTCCTAATTATACGGAAGTTAAGGGTGGTTATCTTTATTCTATTTCTTTGGAGGATGATGGTGTTGATATGTCTACTACGGTAGAATCTTTACCTAACGTGGTAGCTGATACGGTTAATAAGATGAGCCAGATCAAGGGATCGGGTTTGTATATCGCCGCTACTTCAAAGAAATTGACGGATGAGGAGATTTCTACTTTCGTGGAGGCCAATCCTACAGCTATCATCTACTATGTGGCTAAAACATCCGATATGTGCGAGAATCCTACGGTTCGTACCGCTTCATGGTCAGCTTGCGGATCTTGCAAGGTATCTAAGGAGAAGTATTATATCACGATCCCGGACAACGAGTGTGGTGAAAGTGCTTTGGAGGAAATCAAGCAGGCGTTCCCGGAACTGGAGATCACTGATTACGGCACTCCTGCGGCTTGCCAGCATAGCTTCCAGACAGAGGTATATACCAATATGTTGTGTGATGAGTGTGACAAGGTGTTCGAGGGATTCTTCACCAGCAATGCTCCGGCTTCCTATCGTAACCGTATGTGGAAGAAATTGGAGTCGGCTCAGGAACTTGGCTCTAACTGTAAGTGCGGTATCCGTTTCCGTGGCAAGGAAATGTTATTATCTCCGTCAGAGTGCTTGATGGATCAAATGACATATATCGAGGATAGCGTTGAGATCGTTGGCGCTAGCGGCGGTTATCCCGATTCTTTGGATGAGGGATCTCCTATCTGGTGGGATCAGCTTCATTTCGAGAGATTGTCCAGCAAAGCCCCGCGCACTCACGTAGGCGGCAATATGATGGATGACGAGTTGAAGGGATATGCTCACTTCAATGGATTCCCGAAACATCAGGATTTCATGGGGCGGACGTTCATGAACGAATATAGCCGTGTAGAGCAAACGGCTCAGTACGTTGACTTCCAGATTACGCTCAATCCTCATAGATACGCTCAGGGATTCGGAAAGGTTATCGCCGATGATCCGGTTAACCTGATCTTACGTGTACGCTATGGCGCTCATGAGGGTGTTCAGGAGATGATTAATATGATCGGTGCTGCTGCTGGTCTTGGTCCGGCTATCGTGACCGAGCCGAAATAAAGAACCTTTTTTGCGTTCATATAATTCCTAAAGGGGAGAGATTCAATTCTTTCCCCTTTTTTATTACCTTTGAAGCATAAGAACTAAAATGTTATAATATGTCAGCTATTAATGAGTATCTAAAGAGACTGGCTTCTATATTCGGAAGCATGGGTTTCTCCGTTCCGCCAGATGACTTCTCAGGGGTTGTTATAGACGGAAAGACGTATCCGGTCATGATGAGGAATGACGGGTGTTACGTGTACTTCGATGATAAAGGAGTAAAGAGACTTGTAAGCGATGTTCCTAGAAAGGACTATCAGTTCATTAACATCAAGGACGCCCGTGTGTCGATCGTCAACCAATGCTATCGCACGCCGGGTGGTCAGGTAGAGGCTCGTATCCATACCTATATGAATAATAAGGGGGAGATACTGGCCGAGAAGATATTTATCATCAACTCATCTGATATCGATATCCCTATCGGCAGTGAGTTTGATAAGGTTCCTGATGGGTGGGTGGCTATAGATTGTAGTATAGCCGAGATGACCGATCGGGAGTTGATATTCGTAAGTAAATGTTATGCCACGGAAGGAGGTAAGGTCCAGATCGAGGGCGTAGAGTCAGTTGACCCCCGTCTGAACCCGGAGGTATCCCATTATGAGGTGGTGAATACGACTGACGATAGCAATCCTATCGGTACGGAGTATGACGCTATCCCCGACACATGGAATCGTATAGTATGTGATTTCCCGGACATGACTCAAAGGGAGATAATACCGGTTCTTAAATGCTTTGATACCGGTACCGGGAGAGTACAGATAGAGGGATATAAGATATTTGATTATGAGATGGGTACCAGAAAGGAATGGTATCGCGTCAAGCAAAGTACCGATCCTGAGAACCCAGTAGGTAAGTTCATTACCAGCATAAGTGATGACTGGGTTGAGGTTGTTTGTGACTTCACGGATATGGAGGATCGGGATATTGAGGTAACTGTAGAATGTTATAAGACACCGGCCGGTAAGGTGAAGCTGGAGGTTCTCACGTCATGGGACGGGAATATAGGGGTTAGGGATAAGAGTTATAAAGTCCTGGAGACTACCGATCCGTCACAGCCTGAGGGCGCCAGCTTCAGTTCCTTGCCAGACACTTGGATAAGGGTAGTCTGTGATTTTGACGATATGGAGGAGAGAGATATCAAATCCTATATCGAGTGTTATGACAGCGGTAGCGGCAACGTTAAACTTCGAAGGATGGTGTCGTATGACTCCAAGATAAAGGCCAGATATACCCGTTTCGAAGTCCTTGAGTCGGATGACGCTGGCTTCGTCCCGGGGACCGACTTAGCTACCCTCCCAGAGAGTTTCTCTTTGGTTCCATGTGATTTCACGGATATGGAGGATAGAAACGTTCAAGTATATCGTGAGTGTTATGCTTTCAAAGGGCAGCGTATTGAGGTGGATAAGGTTGTCTCTTATGACGGTGATCTAGGTGATAGGAAGGCCAAGTATATTGTACGTGAGAGCGAGGACGGCGCTATCTTAATAGATCAGGAATATGATGAGATCCCTGTTGGATGGAAGAAATCTCCTTGCGATCTTGAGAACCTTCGTGACAGGCATGTATCTTACTACGATCAGTGTTATGTCACGGAGAACGATAAACGGGTTAAGATCCATAATATTGTTATATATAACTCTTTAGGATATGAGTGGTATCATTTCTACGAGGTTACGCAGTCAGAGGACGATAAATATGAGGTAGGCGATATTAACTCCTCTATGATTGATAAATGGAGTAGGGTTGAGTGTGAGATGCCTGATATGGAGAATCGGTTCTTGGATACGACAGATACCTGCTATGATACAGGGAATGGCACGGTTAAGATAAGGCGTCAGGAGTCTATTGACTATAAGCTTAATGTCCGGGAGTTTGATTATAAGATCGTGGAGTCAACCGATCCTGATCATCCTACCGATACCACCCCTACCCAAGATACGGTTAGTGGCTGGACGGTAATAAGCTGTGACCTTAATATTATGGAGGTAGATGACTGCTATGAGGTTGGTGGTCATAAAATCCATTTAAAGGGATTCAGGACGATCAATCCGGCGTTGCAGGATATTAAGTCCATATTGTATGTCGTGTATTCCGATCATCCTGATTATCATGCTGGCGATGAGCTTAATTCTATTCCAGAGGGGGCTAAGGTCACGATCTGTGATTATGCGGATAAAAGCCAAAGGCATATGGTCCCGGTGCGCGAGTGCTATGAGGTAGCCGATGGCCGGTTCTATGTGGAGGGAAGCAGGTTGGTGGATAACAATATGGTCGTTGAGCGGATGTCGGTGATGGTGCTGGAGTCATCCTCCCAGACCTACCCGGTAGGTACGACGCTGACCTCCATTCCTGATGGCGCTACTATCGTGGCTTGTTTATGTCAAACCTGTTAATTCTCTAGCTATGGTAAAAGTATGTAATGATTATTTTATGATTGACGCTTTAGCCGGAGGTCAGGTCATAAGAAAGAGAAAATATCGTCGTGAGAATACGATGATCGGATATAAGTGGTATGATTATAATGGGGTTGAGGTTATCGACCCCATTGAGATATCACGTCTTGATAGTCTGGCCACCAAACATCAGCGTGTGGATCAGGCTTACGATGACCATGCTGTTTTCATGTCATCAACCAACTACGTCAATAGCGTATCCGGTATCCCTATGGACAAACATATGGTTGTGGTAGAATGGAGGCCGGAAAGCGAACAGGGGTTTGTTACGATGGCTCATGAGCAAGGTCTGGAAGGTGATAGCTATTATATCGTTGTCATCAATACAGGTGATAAGCAGGCTACTATCTACACCCCCGTAGATCCCGAGGATCCAAAGGATGGTACCTCTAGGGCGGATGATGGCGATAATATCTCCGTGGGAGGATCTTATGTCTCTATATCCCCCAAGCAGGTAGAGCGGATAAGGGTTACTTTTCGTGATGGTAAATGGTATTATGAGTTGGTTACCAAGACATATCCCAGCAATACCGGTGGTATTAAGATCGGTGATGTTGATTATGTTACTTTCAGGTATTTATGGGATGAGAGTTCGGGAAGGGATTTGGATACGATGACGGAGGCTCTCAACTCGAATGTCCCGACTATCGATAATCTTGGTGTTGGTTATAATGGCCCCGGTAACGGTGATGAGTCCGTAAGGAGCGTGCTTAAATGGGGTGGTGATAACACCGGGTCTGGTAAGGAGTGTGTTTGGATGTCGGTAAAGGATCTAAGGGCACAGCATTATTCCACATTGCCGGATGAGACGCAATTCATGGCTTATGCTACATGGTCCGCTTCTATAGGTACAGGTAAGTGTTCTTTTGAGCTTGTGGGTTACAAGGGCGGTACTATGAGCCAAGACGGATATAATTTTATAAATACCGGTGGATCTGTGGTGTATCAAAATACGTATGATTTTGTTTGTCATACCAGCAAAGGCTCATCTACGTATAAGACATCCTACGAGAAGGTGGCTCGTGTTACCTATAATAAGCTCAATAACGAGGTTTATATGTCCATCGGTGACGCTATAGATCAGGAAGATAATTATGATAAGCTGGAGCGGGAGATCAATAATATAAAGGAAAGACTTAGCGATGTCGAGAGCGAGTTGGCTGTCGTAAGACGTATAGCTGAGGGCAAGAACACGGCGTATATATTTGATACGGTCGATGCCATGAATAAGTGGCTGGCGGTCCCGGAGAACACGGCTAAGCTCCGTGTGGGGGACAGCTTCTGGATCAGGGAGCAGGATGTTCCTGATTATTGGTGGGATGGAACTCAGGCTTTAGAGCAGGAAGGTCCGAAGGTGGATTTGTCTCCTTATTATACGAAAGATGAGATTAATAATATTGTTGATGATATCAACCAGAAGATAGAGGATAAGAGTACGTCGATCATCTTTGATACCTATATCCAGATGAAGTCTTTTGTGGATGATCCTACCAATGCCGACAAGCTTAAGGAAGGTACCATCTTGTTGATACGAGAGAAAAATGTACCTGATTATTATTACGATGGAGCTGGCATAGTTAAGATGGAGGCTGACGTAGAGCAATGCCTTTATGTTACTTTGACTAATAAGCCTACGGAAAGCACTGTAAGTTATACCCAAGATCGGGAGGTGACTAATTTCGCTCCTGGGGCTATAGCTAGATGGGTTGACGCTGATGGTAATAACGTTTTTTATAAACTTGTAGAGATAGTAGGTGGTAAGGCTAAGTGGATTACGTTGATTGATACAAGATATGGTAATGTCACGTTGCAAAGCACTTATGACAAGAACTATGAGATCGTGAATATCGTATCTGGATCACGTTTACAAGCTATAAATAGCGATAAGGATGAGATTAAGTTCGTTAATAGCGCTACCGGTAATGTTACTGTCGTGTTTAACGCCACGGTATCAGGAGGAGTCAAGAAACTTACGAGCCTGTTGGCCGTGAACGAGGTGGTCCTTACGCCCGGGGCGGCGGCGTCCTTCACCCGTACCGGCGAGACCTTCACCCTCTCCGATCTTTTTGGTGTTACGATCTTCCCGGATCTGGCTGATTCCAACCGTGAGGGAGAATGGGTGATGAGCGTAGGCGTAACCGGAAAACCGATCCTTATGGAGGTAAAGGAGATGAGGAAGTGGGATGAGAGTATTGTCAGGGAACTTACTATTGATGAGCTTAACGAGAAGTTCCCTAACGTGGATATTGGATTCGCTGTCGTATGCAAGACCATCAACAAAGTATATGAGATGGTTAATGGATATAAGGAATGGGTGTCTTATGATATAACCTCAATAAATTAATGGTATGGCTTTTTTGGCAGGATACGACACGGTAGCGTCCTATGTCACGTTTATAGTGAATGAGGACAGGTTCCCTTGTTATGATGGTAAGGGCGCTGATTATATACCCGATCCGATAATATCAGCGGATGCTTTTAATCGCAGTCTTAGGTTCTCGACAAGAAAGCCAGGATTCGTGGACGTTGATTGGGGGGACGGGACAAAGGATCAATATCCTTTAGTTAAGATATCTGATGGTAGTTATAGGATTGTATTCAGGTCTCTTGACATTGAGTATAAGAAGAATCCGGATGATACCGTATGGTGGTATAAGAAAGAGGATGGCTCACAATACATACCGGTTCCCCCACATAAGTATAGCGATATCAGGCGTAGGGAGGTTACGATGAGGTTCTCTAACGTAATTGATGGGGAATTTAATATGGATGGTATTGTCCTTCATGAGTTCCCTATGACTAATCTTCCTGATATAACTTATTTTGCTGTGATTAGATCCGTTTTAAAAAATGGAGATATTCCATATGACAGGATAAGCAAGAGCGTTAATCTTCGTAATATACAGATTGGAGCTTTTTCTCATTCTGGTGTATGGAGTAATTGGCCAGAAGGTTTTTTGAACATGAAAAACCTGAGGTATTTCGGATGCAATAGCGTTTTTAATTTCGGGGATGATCCTGATTCTAATTGGAGAAGGTTCTCTGAATGGAAGAATCTTACCGAGTTTAATTTCAATTGGTGTAACATCCCTTCTTATGATCCGGCTTTTAATTCTATTCCGGCTGTGGGTATAAATATTATAAGCGATAGGAATAATATACCTGTATTTGATGAGGTGGATAAGGTGGGGGATGATAAGGCAGGCGTTGATTTTATGGGTAATGGTAGCTCATGGAAACAAGATCTGGTAGGAGGGAAGTTGAACAAGATTCAGCGGGCATATTGTTCTTCAAGTACGGTGCCGGTAGACGATCTTCCGGATTACTTGTATGAGATAAGGGAATTTAGGGTATGGAATTTGCGTGATGGTGGTAGATTTATAAATACGCAGGAGAGGGCTGATACGTTCGTTAACACGTTTTATGATAAGATGATGTCATGGGATTATATAACGATGTCACAGACGGCTTCTGACGGTAACAGGAATCAGTTTTATAAACTTACCTTAGATTTATATGCTGCCGTAGCTCCTACTAATAAGAGACCGTCTGGCGTTTATCAGGCTCCTGATGGATTTGTCAAGGGCGTTAGTAATGGTAATCCTACGACACCTATGGAGAAGGTGTATGTGCTTACCAACAACTACGGGCAGACGTGGATCTTGGCACCTGCCCCGGCTTCTAAGGCCGCCCTTACGATGGCACGGCGGGCGGGGAAGACCAGGATCACCCCGTTCGTTCTTGGCGTAAAGGATGGGCATGTATCAGTATTTAGCGGAGACGTGTTAGATGAAAGCATGTCCAAGTACAGTTTTGCCGATAAATACGAGGCTATAGATATATGTAGTAATCTAGGGCTTGATAGTTCACCTGTTGTCGAGTATTTTAGAAGAATAGAGGAGGGAGAGGTATGAAGTTGATATGTAAGGACACAAATAAAGGGTCTATAACCTTTTTTACTAAGGGCAAACACGCTTTTAGGGACGTTAGCAGGAATGATACTACTGATGACGTGCCTGATCCTATATTGGATGTTAATAATTACAATGAGAGTATACAGTTTTATGCCAAGACCCCAGGCATGTGCGAGGTCGATTGGGGTGACGGGAATAAAGAGCAATTTCCTTTCGTGAAGGACAGGAGCGAATCCATATACGGGCGATATAGGTTGATGTTCAGGAGAAGGGATATAAGTTATCGTAAGAATCCGGATAGCCATCCATGGTGGTTTTATAAGGAAGATGGGAGTGAGTATATCCCCGCGCCTAATCATGCTTACGCTGATGGGCTAGATAAAGAGCGGGTCATTACCATGACTTTTACGAATGATATTACATACGTTCAAACAGCGAGGATAATGATGGTAGGATTCCCGATATTAGACGCCCCAAGTATTATCAACTTAATCTTATCCATTACCGGCGATGGGAATATAACCGATATTCCTAAAGATAGGATACGTAGATCGGTAAATATAGAGTATATAACACTTAATGAATTAGGTGTAGGGACATTGACATCCATACCAGACGATTGGGATAGGTTGACTAAGTTAAAAGGCATTAATTTAAGTCGAACGGCTGATTTTAATGATACGGAGTCTTCTAATATAAGGAAATTCCCCTCTATGTGGCCTAATCTTGTAACATTATCTTTGGCAGGTTGCAGGGTTAGGGTATATCCAAGGGAATGGCTGTCTTTTAGCAAGCTAAAAGAATTATATATATCCCCGGGAGTGGCTATGCCATCGTTTGACCCTAATACATGCCCGGCTATGGATGAGGTGGATAAGATAAATCCTAGCTTAAGGACCTTCGATCATATAAACAGATGGTATGGGTCTGTCGTGAGCTGGCATCCGTATATGATCGGCAAGGGGCTGGAAAATATCACTAGCCTTACCGCCTCATATAGCTATAGTAATATAGATGTAAGTAATCTACCGGATTATATATATGAGATGAGATCCATGAGTAGTTTTTATATGCATGTCTCCTTGTCAACCCAAAGTCGATGTGATACGTTTATATCAACATTATATGAGAAGGTGATGGGGTTTGATTATCTCACTATGTCTTCTTCTGCTTCCGATGGCAAAAGAAATCAGTTTTATGGATTGTATCTAAGTATGTATTTGGCTGCCAATCCTGTTGATAAAAGGCCTAGTGGCGTATTACAGGCACCTTCTGGTTTTATAAAGGGTCAGTCTAATGGCTCTCCGTCGACTCCTATGGAGATGGTTTATGTGCTTATGAATAATTATGGATGGAGGTTTAGTATGGCGCCAGAGGCTTCGGTGTTAAGGTCAATACGATCTTCTGATATTGACACGAGGTCGTATAAGCCATATAAGCTTATCGTATTTGACGATGGGCGTACCTTTGTAGGCAATGGAGATGTTTTAGCTCATGATACGGATAAGGTATTATCGTTTGGGGGTCAACCTGAAGGGGAGTATTTATGTGATTCTATGGGATTGGACAGGAATGTTATTGTAGAATATTTTAACAAGATAGGTAATGGCTAAGACATTATATAAATATGAGGCTTCATCAAATAAGTTCGTATGGTTCACTACATGGGACAGGGCACTTAGAAATTATTATACCGATGATTATAATTATGTACCCGATCCTGTGATTGGTAATCCATTTAACACGTATGTCCAGTTTAGATCAAGGAAGCCCGGTATGGCTAATGTGGATTGGGGGGATGGAATAAAGGAACAGTTTCCTATGACCAAGGTCCAAGGGCAAAATGATTATCGTATCATATTCCGTTCTTTGGCTATACAATACCGTAAAAATCCCAATACGACATGGTGGTTTAGAAAGGAGGATGGTTCTCAGTACATCCCTGTTGATAATCATCTTTACGCTGATGGAAGAAGTGATGTGCAGCGATCTGTTGCGATAGATTTTACTTGCGATATTTATTATGCTGAAATCATGACGTGCAAGATGACCGCTTTCCCGATCGTGGATACGCCGGGTCTTGAATCTTTAATAGTACATGATACGACATACGCTAATGATGGTATACCGGTAGATAAATTGTCTAGATCTAAAAAGTTGACTTATATATCTCTTGAAAATGTGGGTACTAGGATGACTGTAATGCCTGAGGCTATAACCAGTAAGACAGAGGTATATTATTTAGATATGTTTAATATGCTTGATCTTAGGAATATAGAATCTAGCGGGATAAGGAATATAAAGAATATGAAAAATCTCCGAACCCTCAACTTATCTTCATGTTATTTGGATAGGTATATAAAGGAGTTTAATGATCTTCCTAAATTAACTTCGTTGAATATAACTTCTGGTCCTCCTGATATGTGGAATTATTTTGATATAAACACCCTTCCTTCTTTCGAGGTAGATAAGATAAATCCTAACATTACTAGTTTTGCTTTTTTAGATGACTGGAAGAATGGAGAAAGGAGGACGGGTTGGAATGATGATAATATGTCGGGTAGAGGATTGGATCATCTTACAGGTTTTACCGCCAATCATAGCAATAGTCTTAGAATGGATAAGCTTCCGGATTATATTTATGAGATGAGGGCTATTACATGGTTTGACGTGAATGCATCTACTCATAGCCAAAAAAGATCAGATGATTTCGTGAACTCTTTCTACGACCTTGTTGTAGGATGGGATCAGATTACTATGACATCTGTAGCCAAGGACGGGAGAAGGAATCAGTTTTACGGTCTTAGTGTATCTATGTACCGCAGTACTTATCCTTACGAGAACCAGCGTCCTACGGGGCAGGAACAGGCTCCGGAGGGGTTCGTGAAAGGCCAGTCCAACGGATCTCCCGCTACGCCTATGGAGAAAATATATGTATTAAAAAATAATTACGCCCAGAAATGGATGATAAAGCCAGCTTGAAATGAATAGAAATGATATTGTAAAAGAATTAGGTTCGTATTTTGACATAGTAGAATTGGTATGTCCCCATACATACAATAAGTGGAAGGACAGATCGTGGCAGTTTCTCGATACCGCCTTTCTTCATAACCTTCTTATATTGCGTAGGGATATAATCAAACAGCCTATGTATTGTAATAACTGGGATAAGCAAGGACAGTTTTCCCAGCGTGGTCTTAGATGCAACATGTGCCAGATCGTCAAGGATAAGAAGGATGTTTATCTATCCGCTCATGTATTGGGTAAGGCCGGTGATTTCGATGTCAAGTCGATGACGGCGGAACAGGCTAGAGGCTTGATCTTGGATCATCAAGATATGTTACCATATCCTTTCCGGCTTGAAGGGAAGGTGGGTTGGTTGCATTTTGATAGCCTTGATACTAGGAACGGTATACATGCTGTGGTGTTTTAGGTACTTAATGCCATAGTGATTAACTTTGTAAATGACATTAGTAATGGATAATAAGGGTATGTTGGATAAGGTTGGGGTTCTGTGGAATATCGCTATCGCTTATGGTACTTCATGTTGGGCTTATTTCCAGCCGGTTCATCATCTGCTGGAGGTTCTTCTTGTAGTGCTGTTGGCTAATTTTATAGCCAGACTTATCCAGAGCGCCAGAAGGTGGAAAGTCCGTCGTAGCCGTAAACGCCGGTTCTCCCTATACCGGTGGTTCAGGGAGGTCAGGCTGGTAGGGATACTCAAGGAGTTTTTCCTGTCTTGTTTTATAGTCATGACATTATGCGTGATATACAAGACATTGAGTATTGAGGAGGATGACGCTTCCGCTATATTGGTAGTGACCAAATATGGTGTTTATGCCGCTCTTGTTGCTTATGTCATGTTGTTTCTTAACACGATAGGGGAGGCTTTCCCTGATACTTATATAGTGAAGGTGTTTAAGAGTATATTCAACAGGGTTAATATCTTGAAACTTTTCGGATCGGCTAAATCCTTGCCGGATGACGCTTTTGACGATATAAAGAAGATCGCTGATGAAGAGGTTAAGGATAAGTCTTAAGGCTGTTTTTTGTTTAGGTCTGTCGCTGTCCCTGTCCTCTTGCGGAAGCAGGAGGCAGGTTAGCGAAACGTCTATTGATAGTAGGTTGATCAGCAGGATAGAGACGATGATAGATGAGGTCATGGATCGGAAGATCGTAGAGATCAAGACATCTGATCTTAGTGCCGATATTGTTATAACGGAGAGGAAGTTCGATACGGACAAGGATGTTGATCCTGCCACGGGGGAACGGCCGGTGTCCTCGCAGACAGATACCCATATCGTCATTGGCCGGCGGGACAGCACGGTGACGGCCGATTCCGTTGGAGTCAATAAGACGAGGAATGATATAAAGGATTTGGACAATAAGATAGATATCAAATCTAAGGATGTAGATGATAAGAAAGAATCAAGATGGCCTATAGTGTGGGTAGTAGCTGGTATCTTGATGATATTGTTGGTATTGGTATATATATTAAAGAGGATAAAGATTTTATGAGAAGAAGAATGTTGAATAATAATAATGATGATGATCTTGTTGATGAACATACAAGGTTTTTGATGAGATTTGATAATAATTTTAAGGTTGATGGATACCCCCCCCTAATATTGAGGATGGTTTAAGCATCAAGGGAGGGGAGTTTACTACAGATTCTACAAGGACTGGATATAAATACACAAATACATCCAGCTCTTATGGAATGATTCATACATCCAGCGTGTTGTCGTCCCTTTATTTTCACTATGGAGATCCATTTACCGTTGATTTTTGGTATAAACCATTAGCTATCATTAATGTTTGTTCAGTTGGTCATGAATGGAATAGTGGTTGTTTTTATTTTGGTATAGCTGATGATGGTGGCTTATGTTTGTATTTCGCCACTCATGAAGGATCATATGGGATCAATGCAGGTAATGTAAATGTTGGTAAATGGTATCATGTTGCTATGGCAAGGGATATTAACAATGAGTTGTTTTGTTTTATAGATGGTATTCTTGTAGGTCAGTTACCATGTCGTAATTATCCGTTGAGGTCATACAATATAGATTTTAATAGACAAATGGATGGTGATAATAGAGGATCTTTTGTGATAGATAATTTTAGGATAAGTGATGTAGCTAGATGGACGTCTAATTTTGATCCTCCTAAATGAAAAGGGATTATGATCTACCATAATCCCTTGCTATTCATAAATTTACTCGCAAGGAAACCCATAAATCTTTAGTTTGTGGGAGGAATTGCGCCTTGCATTCGCTTTTCAATTATTATTGTTTTTCTTATATCTATCAATCGCATCTGCTTACAACTAAGAGAACCCTTGTTTACTTTTGTGCCGTCAAGTTTCCTAATATCAAAGAAACCACTATCTCTTCTTCCAAATATGTAATACAAATCCTTTTGATATTCAACTAAGTCAAATAACCTATACCCTTTTACCAAGTACGGCGCTTGATTGAGTTTCTTCCTTCCACCTTTCAAGAAATTAGCCTTGTGTATTTGTCTGTTTTGACAACGTACTTTCTTTTGATAGAAATAATATTCAAGAGGTTTAGCGGTAGGATTACCACTTATACACCTTGCATCGACATAGTGGTTTTTTGGTAGCCCATTAGTGATACGGGTGTTCTTTGTGATATACCCAAAAGTCATACTTACATTAAGATAGATATTCTTCAACTTCTTGTAGAAACTCCATCGCATTGTAGACATGAATGCAGAATCCCTGAATGATGTGCCACGTTTAACTTTGAGTTCTATTTTACCTTCATGATATGCTTTATGACAAGATTTGCAAAGTGTTATGAGGTTTTGGCTTGAATTTCCCCCAACCTTTCTTGACTCAATATGATGCACATTCAAGATAGGGTCTTTACTCTTACCTTTGCAATGTTGACACTTATGACCATCACGATGAAGCACATACTCACGCACATTAAAGAAGTTGAGTTGTTCTCCTTGTTGATATTCTTTGCCTGATATACTTGGATTCTTAATCTTTTGTATATCAAAAGCAGCAGTTTCTACTATGATATTAGTTATTGGTAGAAACTTATGTATCTTTTCTACAACAGTTAAGTGAGTCTGGATTTTGTTTTCAATAGATGGTGCTAACCAACCTTTTCGTTTAGATGAAACCCTATTATTGAAACGAGCCTTACGATAACGTAATCTATTTCTACGAGTTCTTCTTTGTTCTCTACGAGTAGATAGTTTCTCTACAATATCATTTCTAAGTTCTACATCTGCTGCATACAATTCCTTCTCACTTGTTGTTGCCGATATGCTTGCTACCAGCATCTACACCCAAACTTATAGGCTGAACGAAGCTAGTTGTGTCATAATCCAATTGAATTGTGAATGGGATACGGCACACAACATGGGCAAGGCCATTCTTTAATAGCCTTCTCACTTTACCAAACCTTTCAGTTGGCATAAGTGCTTGTCTTTGTTTGTTAATTACGTAAACCATTCTTTTTTAAATTTTACTATAAGTCGGATTTCTCCGTTAAATGCTCATCGTCAATGTTATGGAGAGGTTTTCGTTAGCAACACTATCCCTACCTCACAGAATTGTTTAATCACTAACCTTAGAGCAAGGGGCTTGAGCAAACACCCACTTGGTAACTATATATTCTCTCCTAACGTAGCACACGAAGTGCTTAGACTAATCAACTTGGGCTTTTTCAAGCCCACAGGTCTTTAGCCTGTGGGTAGTTGACCCTTACCCACGTATCAACCAAAACCAAAATGAGGTCAGTCCCGGATTCGAACCGGGGTATATGGTTTTGCAGACCACCGACTAAACCACTCATCCAACCGACCGTGACGCGAATATAAAGATTTTATTTGACCAGAGAACTTAATTGACCATCTTTTTAACTAACAACTTTCCTTAAAGCCAAATAGTTCTTATTTAACTTCTGGAACCGTAGAGATAATTGTATAGACAAGTATTGTTTTTAGGTGACTCTTGCTGGAAGCCAATAAACAAGGTGGCGGCGTCATAGCGTGGGGCTGGTGGTTGCCTTCCATGGCCGGCCAGGAGCGGAGCGACTCACGACCAACCCTGCCGATTTCCTTTGGCACTTCACGCTTTAGCGCAGAAAAGAAGTAAACATATAGGATCATTATGTTTAAAGATAGTAGTCATCTGCCAAATAAGATCGAATGTAAGGATATAGTAAATATCTCAATAATACAATCATAAAGAGTCTTGAGTGGGATTATTAAGATCTTTATCTGCCAACATACTACTCATTTTTAAATTAATGTTTTTTGGATGTCTACTTTAGATAATAAAAGGCGTTAGCTAACATCATTTCATTAATAGGGTTATTAATTAGAAATTGGTAAGAATTAAATAAAGGAATGCTTTATAATGAGATTTGCTTCAGAAAGAGGCGAAGCTTCTTATTACACATGTCACAAAATGGACAACTGTGTTTTAGCAAGTTATGTTATTAATGAAATAATAATGGTGATATATGGGAAAATTAATTCATCTTATTCTTTTAAAGGTCTTATATTTTGCTTATATTTGAAGTGGACAAAATATGAACAATATGAATTTCGACTTGAATTATATAAGGAAATGCTCTTCTATGATAAAGGAATTTCCGGTGTATACCGAGGCTGAGAAGAAGCAGGTAGATGAGGGGCGTACTTGCATTAAGCTATCTAAAGGTCAGCCTATATATCCGCGTAATTTCAAGAAACGTAGAGATACTTTCGCTGGCGCTGATTATACCACGGCTAATCCTAGGAACATCAGTCCTGATGATATTTATATACCTCCCTACTTTAGGCTTAAGATTATTATGGCTATTATCATCAACTTTGATAGAGCTATAGTGTTTAATAGGATATCTGATAAAGATTTTAAGCTAGGTATGACGTACCGGTTTATCTATGAGTATGTAGGATCGTTTAAGTGTTTTGAGAAGGCTTATAAGATGATATCGATGGTAGTTGATAGCGAGTTGTCGATCATGAGATCAATCGGTGATTATAATTATAAGTGGAATATTCGCAAGGTTTATCCATCATGCTTTGTAGGCAAGGCTAAGTTCAGGTATATTGGCGGCGAGGACAATGCACCTGTAAGTTCAAAGGGGAGGGCTAATAAAGCTAGAAGAGCCGCTGTTGACTACAAAGTTATGATTATGGTGAATATCATAAATACCAGATCTGCGAGTAAGATAAGGAAGATGATTGACTCTGATGGTAGTCTTAAAAACAATGGTAAAAGGTTTGACGGTAGGAATGATAAAGTTCTTTTCAGTATATTCAATAGTCATTTGATTCACGAGGGGTTTAAGGAAGTTAAAACCTCGTCCTTATATAAGTACTTGAAAGAGGTCTTAGATTTTTTAGGTGTAAGTCTATTAGAGTTAAGATCTATTGCTGATAGAGCTATTTCTGACATAGAGGATGGCAAGGAAGGATATGAGCCTGGCCTATGCTCTTATGATGACTGTTTTGATATTAATTCTTTTGTGGAGGATTCGTGATGAGTAGCTTTAGTATCATAAGAGGTGGAGATATGTCCATCGTATTTAACCACGATAATAATATGTTTAATATCCAAGAGCTATCGGATTCCATTGGATGTAAGAATATACTGTCATCTGTCGTAAAAGATCCTTTGAATGGGTCGATGTATGTTATTAAAGAGATATCCGATCAGAAGTGGGGAGATATAGTGGCTTTGGTCAGATTCGGATGTTTGTTGAATAAGTCTCTTGTAAAGGAGATAGTCGTCAAATCTATAAGATTGTGGGTAGATATTTGTGGTATGTCTTACAGCGATATCAAATCATCTACATCCGATCCTATATACAATACGTTCCTTTTTAGTGGCTATATGTCTTTGGCTGGGGATAATCCTGACCTCAAAAAGTTTATCGTGTCTCTTAGGAGTAGAATGCTTAGATATGATCTCACATGCTTATGTCTTTATTTAGCTATGTCTATGGCTATCAATGGAGGTATAATTCTAAGCGAGCAGGATCTTCTTGATGCTCTTATCTTATAGCCTCGTTTGTTTTATCGATCAAATTAGTATCTTTGTGAAAAAGATATTAAGATGAATCAGATCAATATCATACCGAAGATAATTCATGATAAGTTTGCCGCAAGGATTATCATGGATGATTACGATATAGAGAAGCCTATCGTAATTACTGTCGTAGCTAGGCGTAACGATGGTGAGTATAATACCCAGATATTGACATACCCGACATCGGGAGTCGATTATGAGGGTAATGTAAGGATGGTGTTTTTTGATGTCGCTAGGTCTCATGTTTGTCAGATAACATCGGTGTTTATCAACGGTCATGAGGTTAAGACATATTATACCGATATCCCGGATCTTGATATGCAAGCCCGTTATGACGATAGCTTATGCCGGTACGATAAGAAGGTTAATATGAATGATATTCGGCTGTCATTTCAGGTGCTAGAGACACGTGATCCCAAGGTGTTGCAGGTTCTGGATGAGTCCGAGTGGGGGCTACTGGAGGACAGGAAGGCGATTATCGAGATCACTACGCCGGGCATGTCCGACCCCGTTACGTTGTTCCTTGGCAAGAATCAGGTCAATACCTTTACTAGCCTAACATTAGGCCTCAATTGCTTTAATTACGATGATTGTAATGTCAAGTACCTTGATCTACCTGATGGTATATATGATATCAAGATCATAGGTAGCCCTTCTGCTTACAACTTCAGTCGCAAGTATCTTAAGACGGATCTTATACGCAGACGTCTTGATCGGCTATGGATTAAGACTGATATCCTATGCGAGGATAAGGATAAGGATCTTATAAATAAGATACAGGAGATGGAAACACTTATGGTCGTGGCTGAGGCTAACGTCAGGCTGGATAATATAGAGGCGGCTCATGAGATCATTGATCGTGTAGGAGAGCTTCTTGAGATGGCTACTAATTGCGTGGATTGTTGAATTTTAAAGATATAATTATGGGTTGTAATACTTGTAAGGAAAAGGCGTTAAAGGCCGAGAGAGAAAGGATTGAGAGAAGTATGATGAATCGTCCTTCTTCTACCGTTGTTAGCGATAGGGAATATGCTTCTAGAAGCACCGCCGGTTGTATGGTCATGCTCGATCCGTTGAAGACAATGGAGCGTGACGTGGTGAGCATATACAAACAGACCCGTACCATAGGTGACGTGGGTATCGTCTATCTCAACATGCAGAAGAAGATCCGTGAGTGGATCAAGAACCTGCCATATGGATGCCCGCCTGATGAGGAGGTACAAGAAATGAGAAAGGAGATTCTGGATGGGCGCGCAATCTATATCAAACCTTGATAGAATAGATCTATGTAAGGTCGTAGATGAGTGGTTATCTTGCCAATGGGGTAGATACATGAGGTATCATAGGTATAGGATCGGGGACAAGCCCGATGTATCTTATTGGGGGAAGATAATTCGTCTGCAAAGGTCATTATGCGATAATGATTGCGGGTTATGCCCGGATGAGATAAGATCGTTAAAGGAACATATTAACAGGTTGCTAGTATGAAAAAGTATAATTGTTCACATATAACTCCGTCCACTTGCGTGCCTTACGAGGGCGATCTTCCAGAGTGGTCAAAATATAAGGACTCTGATGAATGTGTTATGATTATTTAACCAACAAAACCACCATACTTTAGAAGGTGGATGAATTGGTTTGATTAATTTTGAATCAAAATTGTAAATAAAAAAATGATTACCTACAAATACAACATCTATCATTCCAAGAAAACGAAGTATCTTGATAAAATGCTTCGTGAATGTTGTTTTGTATGGAATCACGCTTTAGCTCTACAGCGTAGGTATTACAAGTTGTTTGGGAAATATATCTCAATTGGTAAAATGAAGAAGCATTTCGCTAAAAGAATTAAAAGAAATCTTCTTCATTCTCAAACAACACAAGAAATACTTGAACGTCTTGATGAATCTTATAATCGTTTCTTTAAAAGAAAATCAAAGAGACCACCTAAGTTTAAAAGATCAGATTGTTTCAACTCTTTTGTTTTTAAACAAGGAGGTTTTACCTTAAACGGTAATATCCTTACAATCAACAAAGGAAAGAAACGTTTTAAGTTTTCATACAGTAGAGCATATGAAGGTAATGTTAAACAAATAAGGATAGTCAGAGAAACCTGCTATCGTTTTAGTTTGATTATAGTTACAGATCATAATCCAGCAAACTCTTACAGAAAGACATATGATGGTGCATCTGTAGGATTGGATTTTGGTCTGAAAACTTACCTAACTAAAAGCGATGGTAGTAAAATCAATTCTCCACTATTCTTCAAGCAATATCAAAACAAGATTAGAAAACTAAATAGAAAGTTTTCTAATGCGAAGAAAGGATCCAATAATAGAAAAAGAAGACTGTTTGAACTTCAACAAGCGTATCGTAAAATAAACGATTTTCGATCGGATTTTCAATGGAAATTAGCTCATGAATTATGCAAACAATATGATTATATTTTCATTGAAGATCTAAACATTGAAGGAATGAAACGTTTGTGGGGAAAGAAAATTTCCGATCTCAGTCATTCTTCTTTTATTAACAAACTTACGTATATCGCTTCAAAGTATGGAGTGATAGTACATAAGATTGATAAATGGTATCCTTCTTCAAAGACTTGTGAATGTGGCTGTATTAATAAAGGTCTGTTGTTACGCGACCGCACGTGGGTATGCCCGTCGTGCGGCGCAATCAACGACCGTGATATTCTTGCAGCCCGTAATATACTTCGGAAGGGCATTTCCGAATTGGAGAGCAAGAGTAATTCCAGCGATAGTAATATCGGGGTTTCTTGCGTTTGTATCCAAGAATCCCATTTGCTTTAGTGATGGGAGTATGTCAAGATCTCTGACGTGATAGAGGAGATATATGAAGAGCTTATCCGTATCAGGGAGGCTATAGATGTCCGGGATCTTGGTGAATCTTGCGTGAAGGTAAATGGTGATAAGACTGTAGCTAAAATCCTTTATGCGTTAGAGGATAAGATATGCAATGGGTAACGAGCCATAGTCCAAAAATGGACGATGGTGATAATCAGATGTATAGATATTGATTTATGAGGATTGCTAGATGTTAAGCCACTGTAAATAAAGTACCCAATTTGTAGGGAGTCTTCTAAATAAGCAGGTTAGATAGATACGCTGGCAAGTTGCGAAATATCTTTATGTGTTTGATGTAAAAAATAGCCAATTGATTTGTCATAGACGATTCGATTGGCTATTTTTGTATGTCCATCATATCTCACGATGTAATGGACATAGGTTATTTATTATGAGTGCAAATATAATTATTTCCAATGATTCTATGAATAATAGTAGTAGGATTTTGGCGTCTAAATCCAACGAAAACGGATTATCTACAATATTTAGCTACAATGGTAATGATATAACTTTCAAAACAGAGAACGGTATCACTTATGTGAATGCTACCGAAATGGCGAAGCCGTTTAAAAAGAGACCAAATGATTATTTATCGCTATCTTCTGTAAATGAGTTAATTAATGCCATTACCAGAAAATATGGTAATGCTGATTTTCAGCCTGTTACGATTATAAGGGGTACGGTTAATCCTGGCACATGGATGTGTGAGGATCTGGCTTTGGATTTTGCTCAGTGGCTTAGCGTTGATTTTAGGTTGTGGTGTTTGGATAGGATTAAAGAGCTTCTCACTACAGGCAAATGCGTGATTCCTGATTTTAATGATCCTCCCGCCGCTGCTGAGGCTTGGGCTAAGGAATATCGTGGCAGGGTTGCCGCCGAGAAGCTGGCGTTAGAGGAGAAGGCTAAAGCTGAGGAGGTGGCTAAGGTTCTTGAATCGAAGAGAGAGGATATAGAGTTTTCCGAGTCATTTATCATGTCTGGAGAGTCAGATTTGCTGATAAGGGATTTGGCCAAGAAACTTGAGCAGAATGATATAATCATAAGTGATAGATGTCTACGTGATTTTCTTGTTAAGATAAAGATAATAGTCAAAAGGGTTAAGGTTAATGGAGATTGGGAGATTACGGCTAATGCTGTAAGGAAAGAGTTTGCTCATTATCGTGATAAGAATATATGCACCGAATCTGGTAAGGTTATATATGCTAGGACTATTTACATAACAGGCAAGGGATATAAATACATATTGTCATCTATAAATGGTAGCAAGAAAAGTGATTTCATATTGTGTGGAGGTATGTTTAGGGACTATGGGGTGTTCGCCGGATCGGAGTCGTTTAATCACTGGGATAATTAATTCCATTTTTGCCCAAAAATTGATAATCAGGTAACTGCGTATTTGCATTTACGGTTATGTGTCTCATATCGGTAAAATATTTATCTTTGTGACAAAGTGAATTACGATGATATATGGAAATAAAGAAATAGTACGGACGTTCACCAGAAACAACCCACCTGCCGGGTACGTGGGCGGCTCTGTTGACTACCGGGTCCCGGCCGATGTTTATTTTGGCGATACGCAGGAGGAGGCTGACAGCAAGGCTGAGGATGATATCAAAGCTAATGGTCAGGACTACGCCAACACATATGCCGACATAATACCGTCCGTATGGTATAATGATCAGGTATGCGATGAGTTTATTAAGAACAATTGCGTAAGCGGTAAGGGATCCAAGGAACAGATATGTGTAGAGAAAGGTAGGTTTGTGTCATACGTATCCAAGAAAGACGCCAATGATAAGGCGATGGTTGAGCTTGGAAGGATCGGGCAGGGGGAGGCCAACGCCGTTGGGACATGCTGTAAGGACTGGGCCTCACAGCCTCTTCGTGGCGTTTTCTACAAGAACGATTGTGAGGCTGGGACATCAGGTAAAGAAGGTATTGTGTATGAATTGCCAGCCGGAGCCGTCATATCCGATATATCCCAGATTGATGCTGATACGTTAGCTTATAGGAAGTTCATGAAAGAAGGACAGGAGAAGGCTAACTCCGAAGGTAGTTGCTCCCCTGTATTCTATAATACTACGATCGGTGATTGGTTTGAGAAGGTATGTCCGTTTGGATATAAATCAGGTAGGGTATATTATTCTATCAAAGCCAATAGGTTTAGATCATGGATATCAGTAGAGGATGCCAACGCCAGAGCCCGTGAGGTTTTGATGGTAGAGGGGCAGGAGTACGCTGATCTTAATCTTGAGTGCGAGAAATGGATTGAGAATATTGATCAAGAGGATCAATGTTATTGGTGATGATGCGCGTTTAGTTTTCCATAATAGTTGATTTAGTGTTTGGAGGGGATTGTATATCTCCTCCATTTTTTGTATATATATCAATGGTGATAAGTTTATATACTGTAATACACTTGCTTATATGTTGAATATATTTTATATTTGCATACCTATCTATTCATCTCGAACCGATAGGTATTATGTTTAATTTAAAATATTGTTCAAAGTTATGAAAAGTCGGGTTGAAATCAAATCTTCTGATAGGAGATTGATGGGCGTTGTTATACCTGCGCTCAGTGATAATGGTTTTGTTAACATCACTTTAGCTATGAAGGTCTTGTCTGATGATAGGCTTAAAAAGGGTTTATCCCCTAAGAAGCTTAATGATATTATTAAGTATAATGGTTTCCAAGAGAAATGCAGGGAAATAATAAGTAGGTTAGAAAACAGGAATTTATGTAAGCAGATAAAAATCGGCTTACAAAATAAGACCCTAAATCTTAGCGATTTAAACAAAATGGGATTGGCATGCCGAAAGGGGAAGGGGGATGGACAGATGTGGTATATGAATCCATATCTTTTCCTTGTGGTGGCTATGGAAATGAGTCCTGAGGTTTGCGCCGATGTCGTGATGTGGTTTGTTGATAATATCGTAGGGGTAAGAAATGCCGCTGGTGACGCTTATATAGAGATGTGTAGTAGCGTATCTTCGCTTATAAGCGATAAAAGCAACTTAAAGGAATCGTTATCAAGAATTGCTAAGGGTATAAATTTTGTTGTTTTTGGCGTACATGAGGAAGGAATAAGAAATAGGGCTTCCTTCGAGGAGCTGGATATGATAGTATCAATAGAAAGAAATATATCTTACGCTATTAAGGCTGGATATATAAAAGATTATAATGGCGTTATAAACGATTTGGGAAGGCAATGGAAAGATAGATGGGGTAATCCTGTTCTTAAATTGAAGTCTTGATCCTATCTTATTATTATAGTTTATGAGTATAGGGGATACAAATGGGGTATTCCCTATATTGTTTAATAATGTATGTTATCTTGTTATCAAATCAAATAAGTATCTTTGCTAAAAACATTAATATTATTAATATGTGTAATACAGGTGGTTGTTGTCATGATCATTCACGGGAACGTCCCGAGGAGTGTTGTCATGGCGTTAAGATAGATAGGTTTCTTAATAAATGCCCTAACGATCCTTGTGATCCTTGCGATCGGGATTGTCAGGACGAACCTTGTGTTGGTTATGGATGTCCTATAACCTTGTATGATAAATGCGTCTTGTACTCAGGCGATGAGTTGGTGGTGGATGGTATAGAGAAAGGTACTGATATCTCTGTAGTTATAGACTCGTTGAGGCGTATTATAGCGTCTAGGGATAAGCAGATAGATTTATACCATCGTGAGGTTCTGGATTTGAAGAGGATTATAAACGAGCTTGTCAACGCCGGTGGTAGCGGCGGGGATAGCGGGACTGAAGAGGAGGTTTGGTAATGAATGGTTGCAATAAAAAACAATACAGACCTACTGTAGACGACACGAAAGTACCGTGCTCTACGTACATGAGTACCGATTGTATTTATCCCGGTGATAAGGTTCGTGTGGAGTCGCTGGGATTGTCCCCTAATTGTGATATGTCTGATGTCCTTAACGCTATGATAAAGGCTATACGGGATAGGGATGCCGAGATACTTGAATTAAGAAGAATGATCAATAAATTGATTTGATATGAGAAATAATTGTAATCCATGTAAGCCGGAATACAGACCGGGGGACGAGTGCAGTATCTATAGTTCCCAGATCATATATGACGGTCAGTCGTTCCCTGAGGCGGATATCAGGAACGGTGATAGCATGAATAGCGTAATCGAGTCTCTGGTAAGGAAGCTGGTTGCCGTATCTGCTGCCACGTCCTCCATCCAAAGGGATTCGTTTAAGGGAGTGCAGGTCGTAAGGTTAAGATACGAGCCTCTGAATGTTCTTAGCGTGACCTACTGCGGTACTATCGTACCTAACGACGGGTATGTGGTTTCCGGAAGATCTGTTAAGTTTAAGAAAAGGTATTGCATGGGCGATGAGTTCGCTGATGTTAATATCGTATATACTACATTGAATAGTAATATTTTAAATACCTCATGTTATGGCTAAAAGAGTGTACGATACGGTCTTGGCTTCCGAGTGTGACGGCTGGGTATGTGGTGAGACCCTCAAGAAGGGATCTCTTCCCGTAGACAGGTTAGAGCTTGACTCTTTTTCAGAGGCTGTCAGGGAGCTTATAGAACGGTTTTTCGAGGAGGGATGGTTGCCGGATATGATCTGTGATCTTGGTTGTGGTGGTGCCAGCGTGTTTGAGATTAAGCCTACTAACTTCGAGTATCCTCCTGAGGGTGGCGAGCAGATTCTGGAGATTATCGTAGGTAAGAGTGATAAATGGACTATAACTCAAGCGGAATGATATGAATAATTTAAAAGATATTCTTGCTAAGATTGAGCAAGGTTCCTCATGGGTGTCCTACGACAAGATTTCCGGTACCGGGCCAGACAAGGTCGCTATTAAGGTAGAGCCGGGATGGATGGGTAGGTTGCCTAGGGAGACTTACGTGGCGGTCGAGAAAGGCAAGGTTACGAAGCTCGCTACTATAACCCAGAAGGGTATAGAGCGGGTAAGCGTGGATCCGACCAATATCATGTTCGACATGGAGGGTGGGACGGCGACCATCAACGCCAAGCTCAACTCCGCCTCGGTCAAGGCTTCCTGCCTTACCCTTGGTGGCTCGGTGAGCAAGTCCTATATAGTATCCATGAACGTGAACGGTTTATCCATGAAAGTCCCGGAAGAGGATAGCAGATATATAGTGTATGCCGATCCTGAGGATCCCGGAGCCACTGATTTGTATGAGGCTAGCTTTGTCATAGCTATGCCTAAGAATATGGATAACGAACAGCATCATGAGATGTTTGTCTTGAATGGCAAGGTTGTTAATATCAATCAACAGCCTAATGATATACCTTATATTATACTTGATCATGACTTTGATAACGTGACTAGTGAGAACGGTCAGGTCGTTATCGATATCAAGTCCAATACCGAGTATGATATTGAACTGGTATGTTGCACTTGTGGCGATGGCAGCGAGGAGCCGGAACCGGAACCACCCTTTAACGTGGATCCGCAAAAGTTGACGCTTAATAAGGATGGTGATACTCAAATCGTAAGGGTAGAGGCCGGAGATAATGTTTCATGGAGAATAGAGGAGGATTGACATGGCAAGGGAAGTAGATAAGAAATGCGTTGAGGGTAATTGCTTTGCCATTAACGATAAGAGCCATGGGGTAGGCGATAATAAGCTTAACATCGTATACAAGGCTAATTACACCGGTCAGATCTGTACGGCTAAGTTCCGTATAACGTCAAAGGACGGTAGTATTGTCAAGGAGTATATGATAGCTCAGGACGCCAAGCCCGTTTATTATAATATCAAGATGGTTCAGCCGTTTACCAAGGATGACTGTCTAGCCAACCAGCACGGTTCGGTTGTCTTGTATGTGGTTGAGGAACGGACGTACAAGTCGTTTATCTCACAGGAGGACGCCGATGCCAAGGCTATGGAGGATATAGCTCTTAACGGACAGAAGTACGCTAATGAGCATGGTGAGTGTATAACTGACATCTGGTATAACGAGGAGCAAAGGAAAACCTTTATCCGTAACAATTGTGATAAGTTCAGTGATGGTCAGGAATATGTTTACATCGTACCTGAGGGTAAGTACGTGTCTTCTATCTCTCAAGAGGACGCCGACAGGAAGGCTCTTGAGGATATTGAAAAGAATGGTCAACAACAAGCTAATCTGGAAGGTGAGTGTAAGCCTAAGGAGAACATCTACTATGGTAAGTTTAGCAAGACCTTTACCCGTAACAATTGTGACTCCACTCAATACGGAACGGATGTGGTTGTTAACGAGACTATGGTAGAAGGTGACTTTAGATCCATCGTATCTCAGGAGGAGGCTAATAAGTTAGCCCAAGCCGCTGTAGAGGCTCAGGGTCAGGATATAGCCAATATCAAGGGTAATTGTGAGAAGATACCGGTATTTACCGGATCGTATTCTAAGGTATTCCAGAGAACCAATTGTCCTGAAGGTTCTACGCCTGTTGACTTTACCGTGGATGAGAAGATGTGTACCGGCTATCCGTTTACTTCTACAGTATCACAGGATGCCGCCAATAAGCTGGCGCAGGACGCTGTGGAGGCGCAAGGTCAAGCTATCACCAACGAGCGTGGTGACTGCCAGACTAACGTCTACTATAACGTAAGAATGGAGAAGACCGTGACTAGGAACAATTGCGATGAGTTCCATATCGGTCAACCTTATACTTATGTCGTAGCCGCTGGTAAGTACTTCTCTATTATCTCTCAGGAGGATGCTGACAATAAGGCTAAGGCCGATCTTGAGGCTAACGCCCAACAACAGGCTAACCTTGAAGGTGAGTGTAAGGAGAAGGTCGTATATCATGGTAAATATAGCAAGGAATTTACCCGTAATAATTGCGATGAGACCCAATACGGCACCAAGGTTGTTGTAGACGAGACTATGGTGACAGGAGACTTCAGGTCTACCGTGTCTCAGGATGACGCCAATAACAAGGCTAAGGCCGCTGTTGAGGCCCAAGGTCAGGATGTGGCTAACGTGAAAGGTAAGTGTGAGAAGGTTCCTGTATATACCGGTACTTATACACGTACGTTTACCCGTAACAATTGTGGTACTGGTACTGGTGGAACTTATACGGTAAACGATAGGATGGTTGATGGTTATCCATTTACTTCCACCGTGTCTCAAGAGGATGCCAACAGCAAGGCTAAGGCTGCCGTTGACGCCCAAGGACAGGCTCTCGCCAATATCCATGCCCTTTGTACGTACACTGGCCGTGCTTCCTTGGAGTTCACGAGAAACAACTGTGGTGAGTGCAAGATCGGATCTAAGGTGACGATCACTCAAGATATGGTAGAAGGACACCCATTCCAGTCCAACGACTCACAGACCGCCGCTGACGCTATGGCTATGACCGCTGTACAAGCTCAAGGACAGGCTTTGGCTAATACCAAGGGTACTTGCTCTAACGCTACTATGTATACTGGTAAGGCCAGCTTCGAGTTTACGAAGAGCAATTGTGGCGCTAATCAGGTAGGAGATCCGTTCACCGTAACACAAGATATGGTGGAAGGTCATCCGTTCCAGTCTTGCGTATCTCAAGATGAGGCTAATTTAGTGGCTATGGCCGCTGTAATGAATCAAGGCCAGAAGATCGCCGATGAGCGTGGTACTTGTCATGAGGCTCCTAAATATACCGGTCATTATAGCGAGGCGTTCGAGAAGAATAACTGTCCGTCCGGTCTTATCCCGTCTTCAGTTACCGTTACTGAGGCTGATGTAACCGGAGGTCCATTCTACTCATACGAGAGCCAGTTCGCCGCTGATGAGCTTGCCAAGGCCGCTGTCAAGGCACAAGGTCAGGCTATAGCTAACGATCGTGGTACTTGTGATGAGTTGAAGATATATGTCGGTAATTATAGCAAGGAGTTCACTCCTAAGTGTCCTACTTGCCAGTATGCTGATCCTATTACCGTAACCCCGGATCTTATGGGACAGTTCTTCACCTCTACCCGTTCACAAGAGGAGGCTGACGCTTTGGCTAAGGCCTACATTGATAGGATGGGTCAGGCATTTGTTAACAAGAATTATGATGACACGTGCCATACTAAGACTGAGCAACCGGTATGGGAGACTATCGAGACCGTATGTAAGGATTGTATCTCTAAATTACATCAACGTAATACCAATACCTGCTATATTGATCTTGAGAATCAAGAGCGGTATATAGCTGGTGGTAATAAGACATGCTTCTGGTTTGGTACGGCATCTAAGGCCTTCACCCGTCAATGTGCGGATGGTGGGGTTGGAAGCTCTGTTACCGTGACTCAGAATGATGTTACGGATCCGGCTCCTAGCTCTGACGGCAAGTTCAAATCATGTGTATCTCAGGCTGACGCTAACGCCAAGGCATTGGCGGCTGTTACGGCTCAGGGACAGAGCGTGGCTAACTCGAAGGGTACTTGTACGTGGACAGGAAGCTATACCGGTCAGGTCCAGAAGAACAATTGCGCTGATGGCGGCGTAGGAGACATGGTATCCGTAAGCAGCAGCAAGCTTCCGGGACACCCGTACACCTCCAACATATCTTTGGCTGACGCCAATAAGAAAGCTGAGAATGCCGTTCGTGGAGCTGAGGGTCAGGCTTACGCCAATAAGAACGGAGGATGTACCTGGACTTACGTGGCAAGCCGTGACTTCTATAAGAACAACTGCGCCGAAGGCGGGGTAGGCCAGAGGATAACGGTGACCTCCACACAAGCCAACGGCGGCACGGCTATCACCAGCAAGGTTTCTTTGGCGGATGCCAGAAGCAAGGCAGAGCAGATCCTAGATCAGAAAGGACAAGATTACGCTAACCAGCATGGCACTTGTGTATGGACCGGTACTGGAAGCGCTACTTTCTACAAGGATAATTGCGGCTCTTGTAAACAGGGTGTGGCTATATCAGTTCCTTATAGCTCGTTAGGATTAGATCCTATAACATCAACGGTCTCTCAGGCTGATGCCAATAACAAGGTTCAAGAGGCATTCAGAAGCAATTCAGCTACCAGAGCCGCCGCTCAAGCTTACGCTAATAAGAACGGAGATTGCGAGGACACTCCTCCTAATTGGAGTGGTTGGAGCTATGATGGCGGAAACTATTGCTCAGGTGGTGATGTTTGGGCTAGGTATAGAAGGACTGATAGCACTGGATGTCACTCTGACGAGACTGAGAACAGGTTGCATGAGTCTTGCGATTGTGGATGTTCAGGTGGTTCTTGTGATAGCTGTTGTGATCCTAATTCTTGGAGTAGAATAGGAGAGGCTGAGTGTAGATCTGGCGAAAGTGTAGCTTTATATAGAAATGATTGTGGAAGAGAGGAATATCTAAGCTATGGATCTGCTTGCTGTAATACGATCGGTTTCCAAGGGGGATCTGCTACTAGTAGGAATTGTCCATCTGATAGACCTTGTAGAGTAACGATCTCCTATCCGGGTGTACCTTCTGGATCTATATGCGCTTCTAGCACGTCTTCTGCCAACGCTCAGGCTAGCGATAAGATAGAGACGCTTAGATCACAAGCTCAGGCATTAGCGGATGCATGTTGTAGTGGAAGGGTATGTAATGATTATGTAGAGGCTACTGCTACCAAGCAAGGTTGTCCGTCAGGATGTACGGCTCCGAAGGCTTCCGCTTACTGGGTTTCTGGCGGAAACAATGGCGCTTGGTGTGAGTGTAACGGTGATAAGGCCGCACTTACCGCCGCGGCACAGGCTGACGCACAGAGACTAGCGCAGGAAAAAGCCAACGCTATGGAATGCGATTGCCCGGAGCAGAAGACGTGGTCATGGTCTGTATCTATGAATAATGATTGCATGAGTCATGAGCAACTTGTCACATCAAGAGGATTTACGATTACGTATAATAATCAATGTGGTAGATCTATATCTGGCTCTGTGAGTGGTGTAGGATATACACAAAACGGAGAAGAGCAGGTCAATAGCGCTAGCTTTACAATTCCCGCAGGATCTGGAAGCAAGAGTGGAAGTGTGCATTTTAGCCGAGAAGTGGTATGTGGAGATGTAACAATCTCTGGTCATGATTCAGGTAATTGTTGACAATCACTGCTGTGATGGTTTTTTAATAAAAAGGAGAGACTTATTAGCCTCTCCTTTTTTTGTTATACATCAGAATCTTAACAGTTCCCAGATCCTCCCCCAGAAACACTTATGGATCCACATTGTACTCCTGAATCAAAACCTATGACACCGGTTTTTTTACCAGACCCAGTAGGTATACTTACGGTAGTACTTCCAGCCGTAACGGTTTGTCCATGATCATTCCTACCAGTAACAGTTACAGTTATTGATTTAGATGATCCACATTGATTATTGTAAGACACTTCATAGGAGCACCTTAAGGCGGATGTAGAACCAGACAGGCCATTACAAGGATCACCGCTCAGCATAGCGTTGGCGCTCCATGTTTTGGGGCAATCGCATTCCATAGCGTTGGCTTTTTCCTGCGCTAGTCTCTGTGCGTCAGCCTGTGCCGCGGCGGTAAGTTGGTAGTTTCATCAACCTCTTTTATTCTATTTTCGATATAAATGACTAATATTGTATCACTAACATTAAAAAAGTAAGACTATGACATGTACTAAGAAAAAGAAGATGGCAGAAGGAGGCAAAGTCTCCGAGAAAAAGAAACCTCAAATGAAATGTGGAGGCAAGGTTAAGAAAAAGAAGTAATAACCGGAGGGGTATATCCCCTCCTTAGTATTTCATGCATGAAAAATTCAGAATTTGTATCTAGGATCATAAATGATATGAACTCCATCAATAAGGACGCTCATGTCAGTAGGAGGTGGATATTATCTATAGGCAGACAAAAAGCAAGGTCTTATATAGCCCAGAAATACGCTGACGGTACTTTGTTCGGCGAGGAATCATTATACACCCATATCAATTGTCTGGAGATGGAGAGAGTCCGGAAGGTTGATTGCTGTTTTGATGAGTTCAAGTTATGCCGGGTTCTTATGAGATCTAAGAAAAGATTGCCCGATATGATATACACCCGTATAGGACCGGCTATTATAAAGGTATCGAACATCATGGATGATATTATATTCACTCCTATATCGTTAAGAAAATACGCTAATAATAAGGAACGTAAATATGGTAATATAGATCAATATTATTATTACGTCAATGATGGATATATCTATATACCTGATATAAATATAGAGGCTATAAACGTGGATCTTATAACCCTTGACAGGAAAGCGGCGTTAGAACTAGGGGGATGTGGAACGGAAAAAGATAATCCATGTATATCTCAATGGGATTATGATTTCATATGCCCTGATAAGTTACTGGAATATGTGGTATCTGAGACGTTAAGGGAGACGATAACCAAATTGCAGATCCCTACGGACGAGAATCCGGATATGGATATTAACAAGAAAACTCAAAAGATTCAGTGATGATAAATATAATAAGATCAATAATTAGTTTCTTCGGTTTCAATGATGCCATAGTTGATGGTATAGGCGAAAGAGGAATGAGGGATAGCTCAATCATAAGATATAACGAGATACATGATATGTATGATAAAATTATAAAGGATTTAGGAGATGTATCAGCATACGTATCCAAGGGTTATATCTATGATAAGATAAAGGAAAGAACAGGATTAAGCACCAGACATATTAGTAGGATATTGAATCATACTAAGAAGAAGGATCTTAGATTCGTATAGCATATTTACCGCCGCAGCCCTAGAGAACCTGAAACAGTTATGTCAGGAAAGAGCCAATGCGATGGAGTGCGATTGCCCCAAAACATGGAGCGCTAGTCTCTGTGCGTCAGCCTGTGCAGCGGCGGTAAGTGCGGCCTTATCACCGTTACACTCACACCAAAAGTCATCTAAATATTACTCGAATTAGGATAGAATTGTTATATTTGTGGCATGAAAGTTAAGTCGTTTAAAATACTTGATCAATACTTTCTTCGGTTCTACAGGTCTATTATGTCTAAGAACGGAAAGAGGAGGAAGCATACGATCGTGGAGAAGAATGATATTCTTGAATGTCAGTCGTTGATCTGGAAGGTCATACGTGATAAGTATCTGGAGAATGAGGGTGGGGTTTATATAAACAACATCGGTTATCTGTGCCATAAGATAAATCCTAATCGTAAGATATATCTGAATAAGCTTACCGGTACTATTAACAGACGTGGAACGGGTGGATATTCTTATGTCCATACGTGTATTGATTTTATGCCTCGGAACAAGTATTTCCATCTCTATATTTCTCCGGCGTTGAACAGGGAGTGTAGGTTGGCTATGGAATCAGGTAGGAGATATAAGTTCTTGTACCGGGAAGTTGAATCGGAAAGTAAGGTATTTGGAGTTAAATGGGTTTATAAGCTGTAGAAGTTTCTATGATCCAGTTAGCTCGTGAGGGTAGACTGGATTTTTTTTGTATCACGGATTCAAATACATATCTTTGTGCAAAAGACTTGAATATGACAATAAAAGGCTTATTGGCCGAGATCAAGGCCGATTTACATAAATACGACGATAGCGGAGCTATAGACACCTCGTCTGTTTATAGGTGGGCTGAGATAGCTTTAAAAAGGTTTGGGGGTGTTATAGCCGTCATGTCCGAGGCGGTTGTAAAGACCAGCAACAAACAGGCGGTATTACCTTCCGATTTCTTCGACATGCTTGACGCCTATAGGTGTGAGCCTCTTGTCTGTGAGATTCCGGGGGGCGATAAGGCTAAGGCTGACCTCCAACACGAGATCGGCTGGGTCGAGCGCACGGAGCGCGGGTTTCGTTGGAACTCCTGCACGGAGTGCTGTAAGGAGGAGTTTGAGAAGACAATCACGGAGAAGATATATATCGGGTCTCACGAGGTTCGCTTCCATTACCATCACCCCGTAAGGCTGTCTATAGGTCGTGGGTTGAGACGTGATTGCGCCGCCGACAAGTATCGGGATAAATATGCTTGGGATAATTATGATATAACTATATCCGGCAATACTATGTATACCGGGTTTGATGGATTTATTTACATCATATATCGTGCTACACCCAAGGATGATGACGGTCTCCCGTATATACCTGAAACGGCGTTAGGTTATCTTGAGGATTATGTCGAGACGTATATCAAGATGAAGATCTTCGAGAACGCTGCCGTGAATGGCTTGATACAAGGCGCTGGTGAAGCTTATAAGCTATACGCCCAACAAGAGCCGGGTAAGTTCGCTAGGGCTATGAAGGAGCTTAAGATGTCGATGATCACGTTAAATGATTATCGGGAACTGGCTGAGGATAATAGGAGAAGGATGCTGTCTCATGAGCGTATGTGGCCCAACGCTTTTGATAAGTATATTAAACTTATTTAACAAAATACGATGATATGGCTGATTGGATACATTTAGATAAGACAAGTGGTACCGGCCCTGCTGAGGTTAGGGTTACCGCTGATATCAATGAGACTGGAGAGATACGTCAGGCTACGTACAAGGTTATAAAAGAAGGCACCAAGGAGGAGAAGACGTTCGTGTGTAGGCAGGAGTCGGTTCCGGTGGTGATCATCCCTGAGTTCGATTTCCTTGTGCTTAGGTATATCTGGGATGACGAGGACGGCATTGACTTCGACACGGCAACCGGTTTCGACAACACTGGTCTCCCAGACGTGGACGGCAAGCTGGTTGGTTGGAGTAAACAAAACCAGACCACGCAGGAGCGGGTAGGTGATTATCTTATCCACGGTGGTGATAACATGGAATCAGGTAATGAGGCCGCCTTGATTCAGATGGGACCGTTGTTGGATGGCGATAATTACGATAAATTACCTCTTGAGATCAGGTGTAGTATATACGGTAACTGGTATGGTGGTCGTGAGAAAGGCAATGTCACTATCAGGTTCACGGCATATAAGGGCGGAACGATGGAAAAGCGTGGATATGATTTTGTCAATATAGGAGGCGAGGAGGTTTATACCGGTGATGCCCCTACTAACGTATCCGCTCACGGCGAGGATAATTGGCAAAATATAAAGACCTTGTATTCTAAGGTAGGTACGATGATTTATAATAAGGAGTCTCGTGACTGTATTGTAAGAATAGGTGAGTAGCTATTTCTTCATAATATAAATATCTGTTAACTCTCTTGTCCGTGAGGATAGGAGAGTTTTTTTTATTTTTTTTAGTCCTTTACTTATGACATATTTGATCTTTTATTGCGCAGGAATAATCTAGCTTTGCCGAAAACTAGCGTTATGATTACATTAAGTGATGTTAACAATGAACTCCATGTCCGGTTATATATACTGGAGGTGCTTAAGGATTATATAAGAGATGATGATTTCGATGGTCTTGTAGATAAGGCGTTGGATTTTGTCATGGAAGGCGTTTCTATGCCTAAGGCTCCGGCCAAGGATACCACCATGAGTGACATATCAAAGAGCGTTTTGGCCTTGGTAGCGGGTGCTGGATTAGATGAGAGGTTAAGCAAAAGCTCTTTAGAGTTAGCTTACGATAGGTGTAAGATGAGGTACGTATTCGATCCTCGAAATCGGGATATACACGGTGTAGTCGTAGGTTATTCCAATGACTTTAATAGTCTGGTAGCTGTGTGTGATGAGGGATCGAAGAGAGGAATAGACAAAGGATCTACCGATTTTGTGGATGTCAATGAGAGATACGTGACTAACGGTTTCTTTTACATATCTGTAGAGGATGCCGATAAGCAATCGAACTACATGGGTAAAAATTTGTAATTGTTGTGTTTTTGTACTTTACACGAGCTTTTAAAAGTATTTAGTTCTCCTCCTGACTTGTGAAAGTCTGGAGGATTTTTTTATAGAGACTCGCATTTGAAAACCCCTAAATCTTCAGTTTAGGGGATGAAAAATGCGGGGTAGTACAGTTACCCTTGACTTTCAATGCACATATCTAAATACAACGATAGTAAAAGAGGTATATATAAGATGTATGAACAATTTTAGATAGCTTATAATCAATTAAATAGTTGTGCATTCCAATATTTTTTTCGTATCTTTGAGTGTTGAAAATCAAATAAAATCGCCATGTTGAGAGCCTATAAATATAGAATCTATCCGACAGAAGAACAGAAGGTTTTGTTTGCCAAGACTTTCGGCTGCTGCCGCTTTGTCTATAACTGGGCACTCAATCTGAAGATTGAAGCCTACAAGCAGGAAAAGAAATCTATTGGGAATGTTGAGATGACCAATCGCATGAGGAGCGAACTGAAAATGGAATATGAGTGGTTAGGTGAGGTAAATTCGCAAGCTTTGCAAAGTGCGTTGAGAAACCTTGATACTGCCTACAAGAACTTTTTCCGTGACACTCATACGGTAGGTTTCCCGAAATTCAAGAATCGGAAAAGTAAGCAGAGTTTCCAGTGCCCGCAACATTGCAGCGTGGACTTTGTGAAAGGAACAATCACAATCCCCAAGGCGAAAGACATTCCTGCCGTACTGCACCGCAAGTTCAAGGGTATGGTGAAGACCGTCACCGTCAGCATGACACATTCGGGCAAATACTTCGCTTCCGTATTGGTTGATACGGCCATTCAAGAACTTCCGGCATCAGCGATACAGGGCGATACGACTTTGGGCATAGACTTGGGTATCAAATCTCTTGCCGTATGTTCTGACGGACGCACGTTTGACAACCCGAAGAACCTGCAACGTAGCCTTGACCGCTTGAAGCTGTTACAAAAGCGATTGAGCCGAAAACAGAAAGGTTCTACCAACCGCAACAAGGCTCGCATCCATGTAGCCCGGTTGCGGGAGCGTATTGCTAACTGCCGTAAGGATAACCTTCATAAAATCACCTATGCACTCATGCACGACAGCCAAGTGCGTACTATCTGCATGGAGGATTTGAACGTGAAGGGGATGCAGCGCAACCATCATCTGGCACAAGCTGTAGGGGACGCTTCTTTCGGAACAATCCTCACCCTGCTTGAATACAAGTGCAGTTGGTATGGCGTGAACCTTATAAAGATAGACCGCTTTGCCCCAAGCTCCAAGACCTGCGGCAAATGTGGCTATGTGTATAAAGGATTGAAATTGAGCGAGCGCAGTTGGACTTGCCCGGAATGTGGAACACATCACGACCGGGATTTCAATGCCGCTTGCAATATCAAGGAATTTGGCTTGAAAGCCCTACCCTCGGAGCGAGGGGATGTCAAGCCTGTGGACTGTCCTCTTGTGGATGACCGACCTCGTGTCCTAAAAAGCAATGACAGGAAGAAGCAGGAAAAGAGAGGAGGTATTGGTATCTCCGAAGCCGCTAAATCTTTAGTTTGGCGGTAGTTCACTATATTTGCGAAAAAGATAATGTCGTGCAAAATAACTCTAACATAGCGGTTCCCGATTCCGGGATGAACAGGGATAAGCATCCACAGGACCTATCCCCGTCTGAGTACAGTTTCGCCTTGAACGCTACCATAGAGGGTGACGATGGAAGCCAGCTTAAGATCCAGAACGAGCCTAGCACCCTTTTATGTAAGCGATTTGATGGCTATAAGGTTATTGGGTATAAGAATGATATAGCTGGTGATAACACTTATTTCTTTCTCGTGAATCCTGATAACAATACCTCTAAGATCACGTTCATGAGGTCATTGGATTATGTCAAGACCGTAGAGGATCAATTAGCGGGATCAGGGAAAGATATTCATCGTATCCTTGGCGAGAGGCTTGAGGAGTCGGATGGTCGTTTCGATGAGATATGTGATTTGATGGAGGTGTTGATAGAGGATGGGGCCGATGATCCTTGTCTTAATTTCTCCATTCATCATCCTATCTTCGATATAGAGATCAAGGATGAGAAGTGTGGTAAGGTTATATACTGGACTGATGGATATAACCCCCAGCGATATGTTATGGTTGACAAGGCTCTTAATCCAGATGAGGATGGTGATTTTTGGTATCATTATCATGGGTATAAGACGTGTGGGGATGATAAGCCAATAGAGAGGTGTAGGCTGGCTTGCGAGAAGCTACTGGTATTCCCGCTGCTGACGGCCCCATGCGTGGAGCCTGAGGTTGTGGAGTTCGGGGGGAGCTTGCGTGCCGGGACCTACCAGTTTTGCGTGGCGTTGTGCGATGAGTTCGGGATAGAGAAGACTGGATATTGCTCATTGACCAATCCTATCATGATATTCGATCGTCAGGATATAGTCATTCGTGATGGCTTATGGGGCAAATCAACCAACATGGGTATCCGGCTTACCGTATCCAATATAGATAAGCAGGTATCTCATTATAAGGTAGGTGTTATACAGAACACCGTTGGATATAATGGCGAGCAAAGCCCGGTTCTTGAGTATTTCATAGAAGGTATACATCCGATAACGGAAAGGACCATCTATTATCTTACGGATCAGTATAGCGAGCGTACGACAATGGAGAAGCTGTCCAAGGAGATACCGGTATATAAGACAGCCAGAGGCATGACGTCTGTCGGGAATCGTCTTCTTCAATACGGCTTGACCGTGGAGAACGAATGGAATCTTCAACCGGTCGTCAACTTCTTGGGTCATTTCGTTAAATGGCAGACATCTATAGCCACGGAGAATTTGTATAAAGACGGTGTGGCTTGCTCTAAATACGCCTCTTTCATGCGTGACGAGGTATATCCGTTGGGTATAAGATTCTTTACCAATACAGGATACAGGACGGCTAGATTCCCGCTTATCCCTCGTCCGGCCACAAGGGAGGAAATGGAGGTTATCGTTGATGAGGACGGTAACTCTGACGACCTGTCGGCTGCGTCGGTGCTGGAGAACAACCCGCAGTGCGCGGGGAACAGCCGCCGTCATCTTTGGCAGTTTAAGAATACGGCAAAGATCATAAACGACCCGTCTTGGGGATTTGATGATTTTGGAGGAGAATGCAAGAATCAGCTAGATGTCAAGCAACTCAGATATGTAGAGCAGGAATATGCCACGGTAGGAGAGACCCAATTCGTTATCAATACGATGGGGGAAGATGTTACGGTAGATGATGCTATTGATTATATCGCTGATAATATAGAGAACCTGTGTGATATCATAGAATCTAATGTAGGTATTACTGACGAGTTATGCGCTGCTATATCATTGCCGGAGGATCAAGACGGTATAAAGGCTCCCGATTTCCCTAGTGGATGTGATGATATCGAGAGGATAGAGACCATGACTATATTGGATAAAAACTCTTTGGTGGATTCTAGGATTGATTTTACATATAAGCTGGCTAGTGATTATGTGGAGACCGAGCCTACTACATTAATACAAAGTAATGCCGAGTCACAAGGGAAGTTCTCTGTATTGTGTGATTTCGATAATTATTCCAGTGGAGGTAAGAATATCATAGATCTGGTTCAGGAATGGCTGGATGGTCAGGATGAGGATAAATTCCCGTCTGATATAGACTCCTCCGCCTTGGTCTTGTGTCAGGATATGTCTAATGTCCGGCAGTTATATGATGAGGGTATATGTACTAATGGGTGTTCGGTAGGTGATCCTCACGTGAATCCTACTATTAACGATGTTCAACTTCCTACATTCCAAGGGGGTAGGTCATTGGGTAAGTGCACATATTTGTATCAATATCCCGGATGGGAAGGAAAGAAGCATACGGAGACGATGCTTGATCAGTTAATGGATACGATGGAGGCTTATTTCCCCCAATATGAGAGTCAGTTTGGTATCGAGAACGCCATGTGTCTTTTTGGCGATGGTGATAATTCTAAGTTTAATACCGGTATAACTACTGACTGGGAAGGTCGTGTGTCTATGCAGAATGATATTGACGCCAAGACCAATTGGTTCGGTAGAAGCAACTTGACTTATTTCAAGTTCTATCCACATGTATCCTCATACGCCAGATGGGTGGAGTTGGATTACGAGAAATACATAAGTGGTTTATCCGATCCTGATAACGGTATTATGTACATAGAGATGATGGGTAACTATAATTATCCGATCGGCGACTCATCATCATACAATAAGGTTCGTATAACGTTTTTCTCGGACAAGGAAGGTACCGTGGCTCCTAATCCTTTGGCTAATGATGCCAAGAAAGGTGTTATAGTGAATTACGTGGATCATAAGATATTTATGATGCCAAAGTACTTGTTCTGGAATGATGACAAGACTACTTTCCATAAGATATATGTTTGCATCGAGCCTGCGGTATGCGTGTTCTTCACCGGTTTCGCCATGAGGCAGGACATGAAGGAACTTGCCGGATTTTATACGGCTGGCACTGCCATCTTCCCCGCCCCGTTCTGTTTTGGCATTCGGCCACTGGAGGTGAAATACGTATTCTTCTTTACAAAAGAACTGAAATTAAGGAGATTTGTCACATATGAGGCGAAATGCATCTCATGTGGAGATAAACCCGCTGATTGCGCTCCCAGACCATATCAGTATGGTGATTTCGGATATTGGGAGTCTACCAATAAATATCCGGCTAATTTTGAGTTGTATGATTCAAGTAAGATCGGGATATCATCGGGAGGATCAAAGAGGAAGGATATAATAGATTCTTTGACGAAATACTATGGGTCTCCTAAGTCCGTTGAGGGTAAGTCTTATTTCACCGGTAATGGGGATAACGCTGAGTACCCCAATACGTCAACCACATTTTGTCAGAAACCTATACGTCATTACAAGTTCCCGGATAACTCTGTCGCTCCTTTTATGGGTAATCCGTCTCAACTGACCGGTCAATATGGAGTTGACTCCTATATTTATCCTATGGGGGTGATGCTTGATGACGATATCGTTAATGAGTTTCTGGATATAGCGGTAGAGAACGGTCTTATAGATAAGGCTAGAAGAGATTCTATAATAGGATATGAGTTGTATAGGGGCGATAGGACGTTGGATAAGAGCGTTATCGGGACCGGTCTGGCTTATGATATGTTTAAGTACGATGATCCAGACGGATCGGCTAACCTTTATCCTAATTACCCTTACAACGATTTGTCTGATGATATGTATATCTATAAGGATATTAATCGTGAGAAATTTATAACGCATCCGTTTAACAGGAGGGGTAATATCTGGTATTCATTCTTAAGCCCTGATATTGCCTTTAACAAGCCTGACGCTCCCACCGAGTGCCTTGTTGATGGTTATCAATTAGGTAAATCCTCCGGTATATTCAGGGAGGTGGAGGATCACCCTAAATGGACGATATTAGGGAATAAGGCTTACAGTATGGCAACATCATTGGCTACGGTGGAGGCTATGGCTAATTTAATATCCGCTATAGCTGAGTATACATATCAGTCGGCTTCACAGCAATATGTCGGTGGAGGCGTGTTCTTTTTAGCCAACCCTGTCGGCATAGCGCTGACGGCTATCCGTCTGGCTACGGGTATCGCCAAGGCCACAGCCCAGTCCGTGGTGGATATAGGCAAGTACAGGTATCAGTGGTTAACGGCATTGATAGATAGGGGACCTAGACGGAACTATGCTTATTATTATACTTCTGTCGCTCATTATAATTTATTTTACCAAAAAATAGGGGCGTCGGAGCTACGTGGATTGTCAACGGCCAAATATATCAAGAGCGGGTTGTATCCGGTTACAGACATCTCGTCACAAGGGGGAACCGTAGGTGGTAAGCCTATTATCATAAACAACCTCGATCGTGAGCATTCGTTGTTCATGTCATTTGGTATGGATAAGTATATGCTTGAATATCCGGAGTTGGTTTCAAGTTACGATACCAGCCGTATTCAGGATGAGTGTAATATTCGTAACGACGAGGTGGCTGGTATGACGCCTCATTTTATGACACGTGAATCTTTCGTATCCTGCCCCTATATGAGGATAAAGAAATATTCTCCGGCTCAATACGGGCAGATAGAGGATATCAGGTGGGTATCGTTAGGTGGTTGCGGGTTGATGGATAAGGATAAGCGTAAACCTGTTTTTGGAGGTGATGTATTTATATCAAGATTCTCACTTAAGAGGAAGATGCCTATGTTTTACTTGACTCAGTTCGGTCAGGGGGACATGATACCATTCCCTTATTATGATTATCGGAACATCGGGTATCCCCGTTATTTCGTTAATTACGACACCGGGGAGGATTATCTTAATAAGACCGATACGGATACCGGATCGCTATACTCTTTCCCTAGCCGGAAGAGCGCTTATGAGATGGTTTGCAAGACCGGGGATATGTATCTTAGCGGTCGTTTCTTCCTATACTTCTATGGCATACCTCAGTTTCTTGTGGAGTCTGAGATCAATTGCAATTTCCGTATAGCCGGGCCTGAGCCTTACGAGGGGTTCTATCCGGAGGTGGGGGATTATATATCATGGACTCAGGAGCGTAATGTCCCTATATCAAGGGATAATGTGTTTAAGATAAGTCCTGTGTATAAGAATCGATTTACGTTAGGTGGCAGGTCATTACCAGAGACGTATGATAGCAATTTTTGGGACTGCGCTTACCAAAGACCCAACGGCGTCATATGGAGCACCGCCGACGTGTCGGAGAACGGCATGACCGATCCTTGGCTGTCGTACAAGCCTATGGATTACCATGAGTTCAAGACATCTTTCGGGAAACTTATAAGCATGAAAGGGATAGAGTCGGATCAGATACTGGCTCGTTTTGAGAATCAGGTAGGGTTGTACAATGCCATAGACGTGTTGGCGGAGAGAATATCCCCGGAGAATAGCGAGCTAGGGACAGGTGGTCTTTTCGCCTCTCGTGGTATCGAGTATAATAATACGACGTTAGGATATTCCGGGACCCAGAGCCGGGATATGATCAGTTGCGAGTTTGGGCATTTTTGGGTCGATTTAAGGCGTGGTCAGGTGTTTAAGGTAGATTCTAATGGTAGGAATCTTACGGAGGTCACACCGGGGCTTAGAAACTGGTTTAAGGAGCATCTTCAGATGAAGATCATCCGTAGCCGGATATATAACGCTGATACGGACGCTGAGTTGTCTTATTACGATATCGATAACAAGTTCTTTGGTATAGGGCTATCCATGGGCTGGGACAATCGGTTCAAGAGAGTTCTGATAACCAAGAAAGATTATATACCGGTAGGGAATCCGAGCGAGTACCAATTCCGTGGCGGCCGGTTCTACAGGAACGGGCAGGCGGTGGAGCTACAGGACGCCAGCCATTTCACAGACGTCTCGTTCACCGTTGGATATAACTGCCTGAAGGGTGAGTGGAAATCATATTTATCCTACACCCCTGATTATTATATCGAGCACCAGCATTATTTCCAGTCTGGAAAGAACTACTCAAGTGAAAGTCAGGAGATAGGGTTATGGTCTCATGGATTGACCAACCAATCGTATCAAGTATTTTACGGTAAGCTATATCCGTTCGTTATAGAGGTCCCGGTACGTGAGCAGTATGTGAATAAGATCCTTGCGAACTACCAATATCGGATGGATGCCAGAAGGTATCAGGATGAGGTTAATTACCAAATCCTTAGGACTACTGGATTCAATAAGGCATGGTTTTATAATGATACGAACAACAGCGGTGAACTTCGGATGGTTATCGCCGACAAGAACGATATGAGCCAGCGGTTAAGGTATCCTATAACCAATGATGATAGCCGTGAGATACTGGTGACGGAGGTTGATCAGAAGATAAATATAAATGACTATTTTAACGAGGTCAAAGACGATACTAATAACCTCCCGGTATGGATCAAGGATGTGAATGACATTGACCGGAAGATCGACCCTAGGGCTGTCGATTATCATCGGAGGTGGCGGGATCGTCTTCGTGGCGATTGGTTCTTGGCTAGGTTCGTGAATGACATTGAGAGTCGGTTCAAGATGATAGTTCGTTGGTTTAGCAATGAGGAGAAAGTTTATTGATTTATTAACATATAGGGGGGGGTATTTTGCCGCCTCTCCCTTGTATATTAAAACGATATGGAAGATTTTATTGGTAAGTACGATGGTAATCAAATAGACAGTAGACTTGATAAGGTCAAGGATATGGTTGGCGCCACGGCGTCCGGGGCTGGCGCTGCGGGATTGGTGCCGGCTCCTGCTAAGGGGGATGAGGGTAGGTTCCTTTGTGGTGATGGTACGTGGAAGGACGCAGTAGCTAAAAGTGATGATGAGGATGCTTTTTAGCTATCATCTTACAGCTTGCAGGAGATCAATCTACTACTTTGCCTCAATCTCAATATAATACTATAAAGTCGTTGTTTGATGGTAGTTCTACGTCCAATGTCAGGATGATAAGACCTAACAATTCTTTTGTGGAAGCGTTAGGTGGCGTGAATATTAATGATTTGATGGTTTTTAATGATCAAATGAATGATTGTATCACTATTTACATCAGCGGTTCAAATACCATTCTTGGTATGGGCTTTATGGATATATCTATCTCTGTTTATCCTAATCTAAGTGTTGGATATATTCATTCTAATTTAAATGTTGCTGCATCAGATGATTCCGAGATAGTTCTTGTAAATTCTTTGAAAAATACTGAAGAGGATATAGATTTTGATAATCAACTTCATCTTAAGATGAAAGGTAAGGGTGATAAGGCCTTGATGGATGATGGAACTTATAAGGAGATAGGTTCTTCTGGAGTGGATATCTCAAGTTATATTTTAGAAGGAATTGATTTTAAGAAAAATACTACCAAGGAAGGTTTTGACAAGATAAAAAGCTGTGTTATTAATAAACAGCATATGTATCTGTATTTTTATAATGCTGTAGGTGATAATGAGGCTTCTTTCTATGCCGATGTTATCGCTGGTGCTTTATATGGAAGTTTAAATTTGTGTGTATATGATTTTAGTAGTTCGAAGATTGTTAATGTTGATATAAAATCACAAGATTATAGCATAACTGTTAATACGCAATGATATGGTGAAAAAGAGATCTGCTGTTAGTAAATCAGGTAAGTGCCCTAAATCGGGGTGCATCAAGAAAGTAGGAAGTGACTGGAGAGTGGTTAGTAACAAGACCGGAAAGTTATGGCCGGCTAAGTACAGGTCGAGGGATTCGGCTAAGAAAGCTTTGGCGGCTTATCATATGCATTGAGGGTGTAGGCGGGTAGGTGATATGAATCATGTATCCGCCTATTGTTTTATCCTGCATCCGATTATGTATATCTTTGTAGAAAACGTGATTTATGGCAAAGAAGAATAAACAGGAGGAAATTCCTTCATGGATAAAGGATTTATATAAGGAGGATCTTGATCGTGTCGTAAGAGGCGAGCGTCCTATGTATTTCAGGGGTATGGATGATAGTCCTTTAAGGAACGTATCCCTGGAGTTTGATATCCTTAGCGGAGGGGCCGCCGTCAAGGGCATGAATGGGATAAGAAGTACGTTGTCCCCGTTGAATAACGGTATGGGTAATTATAATTTCAGTATCAGGGGTATAAATAAGAGGATCGGTGAGTTGGTTGATGAGGCGGGGTTGTATTTGCCTGAGAAATTAAGACCTGTATATCGGACTGTGGTGGATGCTATGTCGAGTTCCAAGGATAAGGGGTTGGGTCATATCAGGCAGCCGTTGGCCAACGCCCTGTACCCAGCGGACGAGCGGCGGAACCGGCGTCTGGAAGGGGAACATCCCGTTGGTTATGTGGATGCCATAGACGGCATATGGCCTAGGGAGAAATATGGGTTATGGGGAGAGAAGATTGAACGGAAAGCTGATGGAGGAGAGATGTATACCGTATCTAAAGGCGATACTCTTTGGAGTATAGCCAAAAGATTGGGATTATCTTTAGACGATATTGTATCGTGGAATAGGGATATCCCTGATATCAACAAGATACAGATAGGTGATAAGATAAAGGTTTCAGACCCATCGCTGTCAATAGAGAAAGAGGATCATGATTTGATGGATATAATATCCAGGGAGGCTGAGATCAATAAGATGAGCGATGAGGATATAATCAAGAGCGTCGATCATAAATCTAATTATGCTATTGTAGATAAGAAGGATAAAAAACTAACGGTTTATTCACCGAGCGGGGATATTCTTTATAGCACTAATAATATAGGTGTAGGTGCTTCTGGCGATGATTATAATACCTATACCAAGACGACGAAGGATAAAAAACTTATCGCCGGAGCTGGAAATATGTCTACTCCGGCCGGCATAACAAGAGTGTCAGGTATAGGCGAGTATCATGGCCAGAAATCGTTCCAGAGAGCCAGGTTTGATCCTAAGACAGGCAAGTGGGATCATGATATATCGTCATCTATGCATCATGAGGCTTCTGCTGGAAGAGGATCTAATGGGTGTATCAGGCTTCTTGGGAATACGGGGAATGAGCTGTATAATTTTATAAAGAAGGGTGATTTTATTTATACACTTCCGGAGAAAGAGGGAAGTAGGTTTGTCGTTCGTGAGGGGTCGCTTAATTATATAGCGGATAACCCTTATGGCGAGGATTCCGGTGAGAAGAGACTTTGGGATGATTATAATGTTCATATAAACAAGGATTTTAGGCCATTGAATATAAGCGTAAAAAATAGTGATATATCTCCTGATATCTTGCCTAAATGGATTTATAACGCTTATGACTCAAAGAATGGCGTCAATTCTAGCAACGCTTTCCTTGGTGTTATATCAGCCATTGATAATATAGCCAAAATGGATAAGCTGGGCAATATAAAGGAATATAGCGACGCTATATCATATAACAAGGAACGTATCATGAGTGAGTTCGATATCGATAGCTACACTTATGATAGGATGGCTATGCTTGCCATGGGTATCGCCGAGCAGGAGACTAAGTTTGGTGTATCCGCAAGATATATAGGGAAACAAGCTATCGGTGATCAAGGCGTTGATATAGCCAAGAGATTCAGGTCGTTGTTAAATGGTAACGGATGGAATGACAGGTCTTATAACTCGAAGGGTATAACACAGATAAAGATAGAAGGTGATAATGATGAGACAAAGAAGATATATAATAAGTTTGGTATAGATAAGGAGAATATCCTAAAGCCATATAATTCAGGTATAGCTACCATGTTGCGTTTGGCGTCTATATACAAGAATGAGGTTGTCGGTCGTGGCTTTAAGGATAATAAAGGTAATGATATAGACAAATTCGACGCCTTGCTTTATAAATGGATGGGTAAGGGAAGGTTATTGAATAACGGCAAGGCTTCTCCTGATGATAATGATTATATCAATAATGTAAAGAAATATATTGGCAATTTTGATTTCAAGGTTAAATATAAGGATGGTGGGCCTATTGGTGATGATCCGTTGTATGTAAGACAGGATGTATCTGATAAGGCTTCGTATTTAAAAGATATCTTAGGTAATGCCATAAGAAGAAGATTGTACGAGAATGTCACCCCCGATGTGGTGGCTTCAAATGCTAGCCTTCCTGACAAGGTCAATGAGTTTATATATGGCAGAAACGGGAAGGCTAACGTTGATGAATATAGCGATCAACTATGGGCGAGATTTTTATCTCAACCTAATAATCTAGATGGCAATAATAAGGAGATACGGGTTCCTGATAATGTCATTACTGATATTGAGAAGATGTTCAATCGTGACACTAAGGATGAGATAAAGAGGTTAGATAAGAAAATACATGATACGGAGCAAGAAATATATGGCTCTGATAAGCCGGCTACAGATGATGCTTATGGTAGGCTGAAGCTTTTGAAAAAGTCTAGAGAATGGGTAGATGTTTTTGAGAAGAATCGTAATTCGGTAAGATCTGGAAAGCCTACGGTTTTTTCTGAATACGATTTTTATCCCGAAGCTGCTGGTGATCTTACCCCATTGTCAGGATTTGGTAATTTTACAATTTATAGGCGTCCGGATGGAAGGTTAGGTGTCTATGACGTATACGATTTTCATGGTGACGATCAGGAATTTCCTGTAAACGTAGCCACAAATGTACTAGACGCTATAGGCGATAAGTTTGAGGAGAGAGGGTCGTTTGAGGATCATAATCCTCTTCTGGAAAGCGGGAAGGATGCTCTTATCCGTAACGCTATTATGTCTAAGAATAAGTTGGAGGATAAGGAGGATGGAGGTCCGGTAAATACAGAACGAGATTATGGTGCTGGTAAATACGTTATTGATCCTAGTAGATCAGAGGATAGTAAGATGGTTGTGTATGATGAGATATGGGACTATCTGACAGAAAAGAAAGGGATACCACAAACTCAAGCTATCGGCATCCTATCGAACATCGCCGCCGAGTCCGGAGGGGACACCGAAGCCCTAGGAGCCGCCGGTGATTTTGGCATCCAACAATGGCTTGGACCGAGGAAGAAGGAGCTACAGCGCAGGTATGGGAAGAAACCGACATTGACACAGCAGTTGGATTATCTCGTGGATGAGTATCAAGGCAAGGTCCCGGGGTTAGGTTGGAATTACATCAATCAAGGAAAGTTTTTTGACAAGGACGCTCAAGGTAATGTATATAATTACTATATGTATTCTAAATCCGATTTCGATAACGCCGTCAACTACAAGGACGCTACCGTGGCATGGAATCAAGGATACGGTAGGCCTCTTGGATCGACCTTAAGAAATGAGAAGAGATTTGAGTTTGCCGATATGTTCTCCAATAGATACGGTGTCCCGGAGAACGAGCCAATGAGATACGAGTTCGGACAGCGGGATTCTGGTACGGGAGACGGAGGCCAGCAGCCCGTGCCTGAGACGGTAGCCCCCGCCGCTCCTTCTTTGGCTTCCCATCCTGCCATGGATAGCTGGTGGGAGAAGGAAGGTCAAGACCTGTTATATAAGATGCTAGCTCAATCCGGCGCTAACAAGAAAGCTATAGAGGACATCGCTAATAATATCAAGAATGATCCCCAGTCAGAGGCGCAGATAGCGGAGGCCAAGCGTATGCGTAAGGAACAGGCGAAAAGGCAGTTGGTGCTTAACATGATACCGGGGTTGATGCTGAATATAAAGGGTATGAGCAGAACCCAGAATTAATGCTATATTTGTGAAGTAATTAAACGTTTTTGATATGAAGAAGTTATTGTTTCTATTAGTTATGCTATTGGCGTCAATGGCGTTAATGGCTCAAGAGGTAATCCAGCCAGGGGGATCTATTACGATTGACTTGACTACTTTTACTGGAATTGCGGCTCTTATTACTATGTTAGCCACTCAATTGGCTAAGGTTGTGCCGTATATTGACACCCATAAATGGGCTAAGGTGGTTTCGGCTATAGTCATAGGTATGGTGGTCTGTGTATTAGCATGGGCTTTGAAAGTATCGCCATTGTTGATTGGTAGTGAATGGTGGGAGGCGCTATTATATGGAGCGGCCGCTGGCGCTTCGGGAGCTGGTCTATATGACTTAGTTAAGGCCATAGGATCATTATTCATAAAAAGAATTTAATTCTGTACCATAATAATAGCATTTGCTGAGAGACTCGTCGTTGTAAAATGATGAGTCTCTGTTTTTTTAAATTATCTTTGTGTCAGAACGAAATTAATTTGATATGGGCAAATATGTAATCAAGAGGAAGATACCTAAATATCAAGAGGCTGGGGAAGTCACCCCTATTATGCCCGGTAATGTTGTTGGTCTTCAGGGTATTGGAGTGGAGCCTTTGGTTTCGTCTACCCAGATAGGATTTGATATTCAGCAGCCTGATATTAATGCCATTGATACAAGTGATTTGAGCGCTTTGGTTGACAGTAATAAGAAGGTTGATAAGTCTGGTAGTACGGATGTTTTTGATTTTACCACCATCCCTTACTATGGCGCTGATGATATAGGGTCTAGATTCACTCAGATGGGTCGTGGTATAGGGCGTATGAGAAGTGAGGGATATGGAGATTTATCCACTGGGGCTAAAACAGCTAATACGATAACCACCATAGCCTCAGGAATTAGTGGTATCATGGGGTTGGCTCGTAACGTGGTTTCTGGGATAGCGTCTGAGAAAGGTACTCGTACCAATATCAGGTTGGCTCAGGAGCGTGAGGCCAGACAAAGAAGGCAATCCCAGATGCAGTACAAGGATGGTGGGGGTGTTTATCTAGGGCCTAATAATAGATTCGATAGCGGTAGCCTTACCGGTGAGTATCTATATCCGTTACCTAAGTCGATGGAAGATCAAGCCAACGTAGAGGTCGAGAAGGGCGAGTACGTGGAGCAGCCCGAAGAGGCGCCAATGGAGGCTATGGGGCAGAAGCACGCCGATGGGGGAACCCCCGTTTCCTTGGAGGAAGGTACGAATGTTATTACCGATGATACCACCATAGAGTCGGATTTCGCTAAATACATTAGAGATACGTATGGTATTAAGGCTACGCCGAAGGATACGTATGCCACATTAATGGATAGGTATAAGGCTAAGATAGGTCTTAAATCAGCTTATGATGATCAGAAGAAGGCTTTGGATAAGTTGAAGAAGAACGATAAGATAGATGACGAGAATACGAGGCGCTTAAACGCTTCCGTATTATCCAAGGCTATAAATGACAGTAACGAGACGGTTAATGGCTTAGAAGGAAGATTTACGGACTTCGCTAACGTCATATACAAGGAGCAGGAAGACCGGAAGATGAAGAAGGATGAGGATACTTATTTTGCCAAGGGAGGCGAGATAGATAATATCATATCCAGATCCATGAAAGAATATAGCCTTACAGAAGATGATGTAGCCGAGGCTAAGAAAGAGCTGCTTAAGAAAGTAGCTGGTATTCGTCAGAAGATGGAGAAAGGTGGTAGCTCTTTATTCGATTATCTCCTTACTTTCCGTCCTGTTGAGAACAAGTATAATAATAAGGATAATACGTTTGGGTATCAACGTCAAGGTCAGGACGGTTTTTATGGCGGCATTAATGCTGATGAGAGACTGGAATATTATAAGACATTCATGCCTTTGGCTTATGATGCTTATATGAGTGCGCCTAAGGCTACTGCCGCCAAAGCTCTTCAGGATGCTATATATAACACCACTGGTGGCTGGATGGGCTTGGCTACGGCGGAAAACCCGATCATCGCCAACGCGGAGGCACTTCGGGATTACACGACGCTCGTTTCTTTTGGCGGTGAGGATAGCCAAGGTAATTACCCGGAAGACAAGAAGGCCGCATATCATGATAGAATGAGAGATAATAAGTTTGGTCAATATTCGTCATCTCGTCCTATGATTGGTTTGGATGTAGTTACAGAGGATCAACATAAAGCTCTTAATGACGCTGGTATCACTCATTTCAGTCAACTGTTTTCTGACAAGAATAAAGATATTGTTAATAAGATCCTGGGGGAGGATATGCTTAAGATGCAGGCGTTAAGATCCATGAAAGGCATGGAAGGTCTTGACTTCATACTTGACCCTCACAAGGTGACTCCCGGTCCTATGAATATAGGTGACGTGGAGGATCCCGATGTTAAGCTGGATATGCCTGAGCTTATTGATGCTAGTACCCTTCCTAAGACGAATACCAATACAAATACAGATAAGTCGGATAACAATAGGGGAGGAAGAAATATAGTAGGTGGTGGTCTTGATTTTCCTGAGGTGTTCAGGATGACTCCGGGATCCGTGACAACGGAAGGTCTGGAAAGGCATTACGCTCCTACTGTAGACCCGGTGTTGAGATCGGCTGATCAGTATATGGTTGAAGCTAATCGCGCCTTTCAGTCGCAATTGGATCAGATGGGAAATGTCCCGGATTCCCAAAGAGGGGCATTATCGTCTAATTTACAGGCTATAATGAGTTCCAATACAGGCAAGTACATTAATGAGGTAGAGCAGGGCAATGTTGCTCAAAGAACTTGGGCTGATAATGTCAATTCTCAATCATGGGCGAATACTTATGACAAGAACATAGCGCAACGTCAAGCTTATCAGCAACGGATATTGCAGGGATTGGCTATTAATGACGAGAATTGGGCTAGATATTTTGATAGCGTGAATGACGAGATCCAGCAGAAATGGAACACGGCTACGACCATGAACACATTAAGATCTATATTCGGGGATGTCAAGATCGGTCCGAACGGGCAATTGATAGCGGATCCTCAGGGAGATGTATTGAGTTACAGGAAATTGTATCCTGCTCAGGAAGTAACTAAAGGCAAGAAAGGATAAAAGATGGCGTCACAATACAGTATATTAAGGAATTACGGTAAGTACGTATCGCCCTACAACATGGATGTCATGATGCAGGGTATGGGATACATGCAGCAGAAGATAGATACGAATCGGCAAGCTATTAACGAGTACGCTGATTATATTATCAATTCTGATATTATAAAGCCTCAGGATCGGGAGTATCTTCAAAATAAGTTGAATGGGTTGATACAGGACGTGAATAACGTGTATCGTAAATCCAATCTAGCTTCTGATGGTATAGCCAGAAGCATACAATCCCGTCTTGGTGAGGCTTTGGATACTCGTGTGCTGAACGCCATTGCCGGCACTAGGGAGATCCGTAATTTCAGCGAGAAGATGGAGGATATGAAGCTTAATAACCCTAAGATGTATAGCCCTATCAATGAGGCTGAGGCTTTCGCTGACGCTGTTGCGTGGATGAATGACGGTCAGGTAGGTACACGTCTTAATCCTATACATTATACTCCTTATACGGATTATCACGCTGAGATTGATGAGAAGATGAAGAACTTCATCTCCCTTAACAAGGGGAAGAAAGTCAATGTGCCGGTAGTTGACGCCAATGGTAACAGGACGGGGGAGATGCGTGAGATGTACATAGATGAAATGAGCTACGCTCAGGCCAGGGATATAGCTATGGCTTCCATATCTGAGAACGGTAAGGCCCAGATGCAGTTAGAGGGAAGATATATGGCTAGGACAAACCCTGATTTATTTAACGTCCAAAGCACCTCTGATTTTCTTAAAGGATATATTGATGATTTTAGCACCAAGGAGGAATCTATACGTGCCAAACTAAAAGGGGTAGGTAATGATAAGATAAAGAAAGCTAAATTGGAGTCGGAACTGGCGGATATCACCAAGCAGAAAAATGATTTTCTGGAGGAAGCTGAGGGCGTTATCGGCGACAACTACAGCCCGGAGCGGGCCGGCATGTTTATGGTGCGGCAGCAGTTCCTTCGTGGTGTCGGATTGAGATGGTCTTATAATAACTCATATGAGACGTTGGGCGTTGATGATTATTATTTCAAGGCTAATCAACAGATGATGGAGAGGGCTAAGTTCAATGAGACAAAGAGACATAATCTGGCTATGGAGAAAGCTGCGTTGATGAGAGCTGGCAAATCGGGTAAATCAGAGAATGGTGGTGGAGACGATGATATGACAGGACCTACCGTGGTTACTAAGAGCGCTAACCTTGAGGACGTAAATATAAGCGATGAGTTCATGAACGGGTTCATAGCTAACGAGAGGGCGGTGACTACTGGCATGGATAATTTCGTTAAATCACTATCAGATGACGCTAGAAAGAAGATCGACGCATGGGCGTCTGATCCTGAGAATAGTAACGTGGTCAAGGATATGGATAAAGACCAGATCATCATGACATATTTCAAGGCTAATGGTGGATCTACGAATACGCTTCTTGATTATAATGGCAAGGATAGTTATATAAAGCTTCTTGGGCTAAATACTCAAAGAGATAAGTATAATAAGATCAATGATGGATTCAATAAGGCGAGCAATGCTGTTTTGGATGGTATTGATACTATAATTCAGAGAGAAGCTAGATCGGATAGTGGATCAGGTATAGATATTAGTTATGGATTCGGCACATTCAATCTTGGAGATATTAATAACAATGGCGATAAGGTTTTTAATATAAATGGTATAAACGATATAACGTTAAACGATTGGGCTAAACTGTCAGCTTATAGTTCTTTATTGAATGATAATATAAATGTTGTTAATAGTCCCGTTAAAGGGGAAGCGCCATCTATATCGGTAGATTCAGGTCAATCTAGTGTCCTACTGGATAAGATAAATAATCTTATGGGAACATCCTTCTCGCTTGATGATATTGAATCTATAATGTCTCTTGTTGTGTCTGGTGCTAATAGGAATATACACGTCAAGGCGATAGAGGATAGATTTGCTGGAGATAATAGAGCGATTGGTGTCGCTACCGCTTTATATAATGGAGCGTATAGGGAAAGAAACGATTTGTTAAGACATAAATGGAGTCGTGGTGATCTAGGTAGGATCGCTGATGACGCTAAACGTGCTGGCGAGGATTATCTAAGACAATATCGTCATGAATATGCCGAGCGTGAGTATATCTTCTCTGGTGATTATCCGTCTAAAAGCAAAGCTGAGTATGATTATATAAAGATTAGTGATCTATTCACTCGTGGTGGTGGTTTTATCCCCAAGGATGAGGATAATGCCAATAAGAAGATAACGTTTACTATATCTCCTATAGGTGATGGCAATTATCAGATCATTGGTAATAATGGAGGTGATGGAAGATCTGTTGTTGAGGTAAGTGAGGCAGATCTAGCCGCCAATGACCTTACTTTTTATAAGGAGGATGTAAGTATCCCATCCGAGACCTATGACTCTGGTGTTGTATCTATATCGTTTGCCAATTCAAGCGATAACGCTTATGGGAAGATGGCCAAGGCATTGCAGGTAGCTCCTGTGGCTTATGCCAGCGGAGCTAAGGATATGACAATGCCTTATATAGATATGTTCACGAATATAAATGACGGTAATATCAGGAAGAATCAGATGATGATCGCTACCGATGTGTTATTTGATAACGCTTCTATGTATGAGTTAAGGGCTTCCGGATATAAGTATAATAATGGTTCCTCTGGGATAAATGTTGATATATACAGCAAGGGAGGAGCAAGGGATGGCGGTACTCCATTATACTCAATTGATCTGGATGGCGTTAATTATGCTGATGAGGTAGCTAGAAAAATTGATTTCAGCCCTCAATATTATTTGGTCATGGCATGGCAACAGATACTTAGCAAGGAGAATGAGGTATATTGGAGAAGTGAAGGTAGATCTACTACTGATGATTTTGAAAGCTTCATCTCGCCTATAGCTAGTATGATCGATCAGGAGATAAGAAACAGGAATAACGGAAATAGTGGAAATAATGGAAATAGTGGAAACCAATAATAACGCTCCCAGTGGAAGGGATCTTGCCAACAAATACGGGTATCCTACTATGAGCGTGGATAATATAAAGGCTGTTGGATCGGATCCCTATAATATACCGGATCGTGACTTGCCTCCGGTATTGGACCCGTATTCTGCATCCGAGAGATCAAAGTCCCAGATACCGTCATTATCAGAGAGGATCAAGAATACGGTAAAGACTAATTATTATGATAACATGAAGCATATGTCCCCTTTGGGATATATGGCGTCTGATCAGAGCTATAAGGGTAGGTTTAATCTTACTGGACCGGAGATATCGTTAGAGGATTCAAGATATCGATTAAGTAGTGGAACGTGGATACCCAAATACGAGTCCTATATACCCGGTGTAGATAATGATACACGTCTATCAAAAACCCAGAGTAGGACTGAGAAATGGATGAGGGGATTGGGTAAGCTTGCCGGAAAAACCGCCTTGTACGGATTAGGAGGCGTTATCCAGCCTTTTTATGGTATTTATGCCGGAGTATCCAAAGGTAATTTCAATGCTGTTTTTGATAATGATTTCACTAGATGGTTAGATGATCAGGATAAGAAGATGGATTATGGTCTAGCTCATTATTATAATCGAGAGGAGCGGGACATGAACTTTCTTCAAAGTATGACTACGGCTAACTTCTGGTCTAATGACTTTCTGTCGGGTCTGGCTTTTACCGCTGGCGCCATGTTATCATCCGCCGTATATTCCGGGGCCGGTCTGATGAACCTTGCTCGTACCGGAGCTAGGGCTGGGGTGGCTTTAGCTAGGATAGGCAAGGCCGCTTCGGACACCAAGAAAGCATTCGGAGCTTACCTTAGGGCCGCCCGTATAGGGCAGAGGGTAGGCAAGGGGCTGGATGCCGCCCTATTTCTTGGTACGTCTACCTCATGGGAAGCTTCAGTGGAAGCCAGAAGTATGTTGATGGAGGCCGAGGAGAATTTCAGGCAATCTTATCGTAACGCTTACGGGAGGGAAGTCCCGTATGAGGAGCTTATGAGGTTCAGGGCTGACAATGCCAATGCCGCTAACGCCGTATTCGCCGCAAACGTCGGCATATTGTCATTATCCAACATAGCTATGTTCGGTGATATGTTTGGCATGGATCTGGGCGTGGATAAGTTCATAAAACGCAATATATTTGGCGTAGGAGCCGAGAGAATGGATAACGGTGCACTAAGGGCTATAACACCAAAGAAATGGCAGAAAATAGCTGGTAATACGTTTAATATCATTAAGCGACCGGTATCTGAGGGTTTGTTCGAGGAAGGTCTTCAAGGTGTGTCCAGCAAGTCCGCGGAGGATTGGGTGGAATCAAGATACAATCCCATGGCTATTCGCCAGAATATAGGTTATATGGAGGCTATAAAGAACGGATTCAAGGAGACTTACGGATCTAATCAGGGATGGAAGGAGATCGGCATCGGTATGATTATCGGATCGGTTATGGGCGTAAAGACCATTGGAGGTATAAAGGAATGGAGCCAAGATATGTCCCGGAACAAGGGGATGGTGGAGGCCTATAACACCAATGCCGGCGCCTTGACTGCCGCCGCTGTCCGTGCTATTCGTGGCAGTATGGCTCTTAACGCTCAATTATCTGGCGTAGACACATCATATGGGGGTAATGATAGGATTATAAACAAGGATTTCAGTGACGCCGTATTCAATCGTCTTCGTTATGATTCGGAGATGGGGATGCTGGATGATACCAAGGAGAATTTCAGGACGGTAGTCGAATCTATACCTAATAGCGATATAGCGTCCGATATGAATATGACGGATGAGCAGGTCAATGAGTATAAAGCCGATCTTGTCAATGAGTTTAATAAGAAGGTGGATAATTTCACCATGGCCAACAGGTTCGCCGATTCTCTTACCGAGGGTATATCCAATAGATCGTTCAATACCTATATCTCTAACATGGTATATAATGGTTTTGAGGCGAAGGATAATTTGAACGATATAGCCAATCAGTTAAGAAGGATATACAATACGGATATAGGTCCCGCTCTTGATATATATTCTCGTCTTAATCCTGATTCGAGCAGGGATCTTGAAGAACTTAGGAAGCTTACGGATGATATACAGAAGATGGAGAAGAATGTTTTGAAGCTTCAGCAGAGTATCACATCTAAGGAAGCTCTTGAGTCTGATAAGGTCAAGTTAGCCAAGGAGAATGATAGACTTCTTAAATTGACGGAGGATAGAATTGCTTTGGAGAGGAGATTAGCTACGTTAGTTAACTCAGAGACAGATATATCTAAGCTGTTATTAAACAGGAATGAATCAAGGATCAGCGCCGCCGATCTTATGGCAGCTTATGAGGCTATAGTTGGTTTTGAGAACGCTGTATCTATCCGTGGGGTTGATAATTATAAGGAGGCTATGGCGTTGCTTAGCGAGTATCGTCATAATCTTGTGGCTTATAAGAATATAAATGAGTCTCTTCGCCGTATGCGTGACAGAAGATTCATACGGTCGCAGGAACGTGGGTTCATGAAGATCTTGTCAAACGTATGGGGAAAGACTTATGAGGAGGATGACAGCAAGTATGATTTCAGGAATACCGATGATCCTGATGCTAATTCCCTTTATGCCAATGATCAGGCCATAGATAAGGCTTATCAAGATGGTCTTATAGGAGAGGACGAGGCATTTATGTTCAAGACCTATAATCATATGATCGCCAGATCTATGGAGAATGATATCAAGGCTGATGAGGGCGGTATCGTTGAGAATGTACCTGATAATGAGGATATCATAAATCCTTCTGATGATAGAATCAATAATATAGCTATAAAGATATGGAACGGTAATGAGGATATCTTATCTCCTAGGGAGAGGCAGATATATGATAATAACAAGGATCGTATCAATGATCTTGTAAATGGGTTTGGCGATAATCCTATAGCTAGGCTTAATAAGATTAGGTCAATGATAGATAGGTTAAATACCAACGATAACGTCTTAAATAACATCAGGGATACTATTGATGATATCATAGATATGAACATTAATGGTCTTGATCAGGATCAGGTTAAGGGGGCTATACAGACTTACAATGATCTTATGAATGATATTGACAACGGGAATGAGGTTGATCAGGACAAACTTAATGAGGCTATTGATATTATCAATAACTATTCTGATGATCCTCTTCTTCAATTCGTGGAATGGATGAGGCTGTATGATAATGGGAGTATGGTTGTCAAGGATTACGATAAGTCTATACCTATGGGTGATGTTCTCACGGAGAGCGAACCCGGAACATCCACCGGCAGGACGGAGGCCAATGCCGCCCAGAATCCGGTAGTGTTGATGGCCCAGAAGAGAGAGATTGGCGGAGTCATGTATTATGAGGTAGGAGGAATGAGACTTGACAGGTTTATGGATGGTCTTGGGCTTAAAAGATCTGATGCCACTGACACCGATAATGGGAGGGTGATGGATTTCACCAACGGAGCCGACATATTTACTGTTATAGAGTCGAATAACCACTCAAGATGGATGATAAGCGAGGATGACGCTCAGGCTTTCGAGAACGCTACCGGTGTCATACTGGGGAGGCAGACCGCCTTATCGACCTCCAACTGGTTCATGGTGTATCGCAAGGGGCAGGATGGATCTATTGTCCCTTATTACACGGGTGATACGTTTGGGTTTAATAATGAGTCGGTTAATCAGGAAGCAACGGCTAGCCTTCGCAAGGGTGGTACGGTAAGGTTTGTGATGGATATGTCAGATCCATATACCAAGGGACTGTATGATAAATACAATAGCCTTAACGTCGTTGATCCTAATTCTGACGAGACCAAGTCTGCCCGTAGTGATTTGGTTAATAATATGGTTATTAAGATCGTGGATGGTGACGGTAATTTTGTCTCGGTGCTAAAAGCCAATGATCCAGACTCAAAAGGGAGTAACGCTGATTTAAGGAGTATGGCCTTTGAGTTGTATAGGGATAATGTGGGATCTGTCGCTGGCGAGATTGATATACCGTTCGTAGGCGCAGTCACCAGTGTTTTGCCGGGAAGACCGAACTTCAGTGTAAGTGATGATAATGGCACGTTGATGGTATCTGAGAATGATTTTACCAACGAGACGGTTGATAAGGTCGAGAGCGTAGGATATATAGAGAACGGGGAGGTTACGATGAGGGATGATATTAAGTATAATATATTCCCGTTCTGTACGGCTATCGTCAGGGATAAGTATGGTGATTATAAAAATTCACGTATCCCGGTCGTGGCTATAAAAACAGGGAACGGAAGAAATTATCTATATCCCGTAAGGTTGAAAAATCAGGATATATCGTCATTCTCTTCCATGATCGGATCAATGGCTGACAGAATTATAGAGGGTCTAGGTGGTGGAGTAAGTATTGATGATATAATGGATCTTAACAACGCTATAGCCAGATCCGGGTTGGATAACAAGACATATATGATTCCGTTGACGGGAGACGTGGATGTTATCAAGAAACGGCTAGAGGCTGTCAAGGAAGCGGCTAGTAAGATGCCTATGACTACTGACGTAAGAGGATGGATAGGCGATTCTAGGACCAAGGAGGATATTTTGATGAATGACGTTACGATCAATATTGATCTTAATAACGATCCTTTCATAGCTCCTAAGTTTAGGATGAGTATTAGGAGGGATGAGGCGTTCTTCGAGGATACGGAGACCCCGTTCGGCAGCCCGTCTGACCTCCAATCGGGGTCCGCATCGCCTACGAAGGCGGCCGAGGACAAGTCTTTGGCTTCCGAAGGTAATATAGTATCGGGAGAAAAAGAAGCCCATGATCCTTGCTAAATAAATTATCTTGATTTATCTTCGCGGTGTCAGTCCATCACCTGACGAGTAAGATATTTAAAAGTTGGTCCCTGTCGGGTGTGTGATGGCCCCGGTGGGGACTTTTTTTAGTAGATGCAACTAGACGCTTTTTTACACCGGAAAATTATGCAAGACCTACGCATCCAGCGAGTTAAGGTCTTGATGATGTTATATACCAGTCATTATTTTGTCAATAACAGACAAAAGCAGTTGCTTGATCATACATACGCTTTAAGCAGGGATCAGGCTTTCGATTATATGACGGAGTTCAATAAAAGACTTAGTGATAAGGTTGGTATAGAATGTACGATGGATATTCTTCTGCCTACCGATGATGATAATGCTAATATCATAATCGAGTACAATGGCATCATTAAGAGGTTGATGAGGGAAGCCGAGAAGTTGGAACTTGACACTGACGCTATTAAGGATATGATGCGCGATCTACTTAATGAGTTGAAGGATGATATTGATCTTAATATCCTGATATTTGACGTAACCCAGTTACTTATAAAATACAATCTATTTAGGTTGGATGCTATAACTGATCAGGAGTTCAAGGACTCTTTCGTCAGGATGGATAGTAGGAATATGGAGATAAAGAAATTAACTTTATCTGATATCAAGAAGGTGGTGATGATGATAGAGGATAGGTATGATTATGCTTTATACATGACAGAGGAATGCGATTGATTACATTTTTTGTAAAAATATCTCCTGTTTGTTTGTAGTTTCAAAATAAGGTCTTATATTTGCGGTGTCTATCCGTTGCTAGACCAGAAGAAGATATTAATATCGCTTAGGCGTAGGCGATAAATGAGAGCTATCAGTGGAGTAACGGACGCTGGTGGCTCTCGTTGTTTTATATTATGGATGATAATTTAAAATTGTTTGAGAATCCTGATTTTGGGGATGTAAGAGTATTATTAGACGAGAAAAACAATCCATGGTTTGTTGGTAATGACATAGCCAGATGTCTTGGTTATGAAAACTTAGGGAACGCTGTAAAAAGGTTTGTTGATGATGAGGATTCTATCATTCTTACAAGTGATTGTAAATCAATGGGGTTTAAAATAAACCCCCTTATAAATCAGGCTGTTAGGGAGATCAAATTAATCAATGAATCAGGGATGTATTCTTTGATTATGTCATCTAAGATGGAATCTGCCAAGAAATTCAAAAGATGGGTAACATCGGAGGTTCTTCCTTCTATTAGAAAAACAGGCTCCTATTCTATGCCATCAAAGAATGAACTTCCATCTGATTATATAGAGGCATTAGAGGCTTTGCTTAAATCGGAAAAGGAGAAGCGTGCGTTAGCTGAGGCGAAGAAAGCGGCAGAGGAAGCCAAAAGGATATCTGATAATATTATCAAAGAACAGGCTCCTATGGTTGATTTTGCTAAGACAGCCGAAATAGCCCAAGAGACAGATATGTTGATTAGAGAGGTTCGGGAAAAGCTAGAGGCTCATGGGTATGATATAGCGGAGAAGAATCTCCGGATATTGCTTGAGGATAATAAGTTCTTTGCTAAGACCGGTAAGAGGTGGTTGCTTTCCCAAAGGATGATAGATCGTGGTTACGCTCGTTACAGATATCGTGATGATGATGAGTTCTACGGTACTAACACTGTCTATGTGACTCCTAAGGGATTTCAGTGGATCGTATCTAAGATATCTAAGGAATGGATGCCTAGGTTCTTGGAATTGAAAGGTAGGGTTCTCAGTAGATCGGATAAAAATATTTTTGCTAAACAATAAGTTTCGTTTTTATAGTTTTAGGATTGAGTTTTTTGTTTGTCCGTGAGGATCGGCAAAAAGATTTGTACTTTTCGGAGAAACATAAGGTTTGTTATTATTGTTATTTGGCTCCCGTCCGCTCGTGAGAGTAGGCGGGATTTTTATATCTTTGTGTCAAAACGATTTAGTAATGGGCAGATCTTGTTATGTTATAAAAAATAAGGAGGGTGGGATAGATAATGTCCTTGCCCCTAACAACCAACCATCAGGGTTATACCAAAGGGCGATGGAGGTACTGGGCGACCAGAAGCAGGCCTTATCGGTCTGGGGTACGGCCTACTCCCCCGACTTCGTGTCTTTCTTTGGCGATTGGATGTCCATGCCATCAGAATACGACTTGGATAGCAATGGGGAGCCTAGGTATGATGATGTCATGTCCTTTATCAAACAAAAGAATTATGCTGTGGGTAATTTCATGGCTGACGAGGTTAAGGATATCAATAACACCCTTACTTCCTTGGGTGTTGATAATATCAATGATCTTAATGATATGATCGTATCCAACTTCCTTTCCGGCGGTGATATATTCATCAACAGATATAATCTTGAACGATCCGGGATGTATGACGCTGATGAGATTGATAATATCATGACTAACCGATCGGAGTATGAGCGGGTAAGGGATATGATGAGGAGGATTGTCGATTTTATGTCTGAGGGGGATCTCAATGAGAAGGATACATATTTCTTGTCCTCCGGATCAGGCCTTGGTGATGATTATATGGTATATGAGGATACATATGACTCGTTAGGAAAGAGACGGGTCTTGAATCCAATGGAGGTAAGGGATACGATCATGAGGGCGGTAGGCGGTATCAGCGACCGCCGGGAGTTCGATCAGGCTTTCGCCTCAGTCCCATACCCTTCCTTGGCGCTCCGGTATCAGGAGGATCAGGATTACGCCGATCGGATGTATGACATATATCGTAATATGACCCGTATGGAGGTCAGGGATCAGGATGGGAATACGATTACCGACTCATATTCCAATAGCACCATACCGTATATCAGTATGCCTAAGGACATGAAAGGTCTAAGGGATAAGGTTGGGGAGATAATCGATATGGATGATTTTAAGGACATCAAGGACGTTTCCGGACGTCTGTATGACATAGCTATGGATCTTGCCGACATGGGCGTGGATATAAGCGAGGCGATCAGCGATGAGATGGTTATATCCAGACCTGAGGATATCCGTGATCTTATGGCGTCGCTGGACGTCATGTTGTCTTCCATACAGGCCGGCAATTCGGTATACGATAGCTTTATCTCCGATCTTGATAGGATAACAGGGAAAGGGAATCCGATATACGAGGTTCAGGATACTTATTCTACTGGGGATAGGATGGTGTATGTAAGGTCCGGGAATACATCCCCTTCCGATATGTATGATAGGAGCATGTTGTATATGGGTAGGAATATGTACCATAACACGGCCCCGATAACCGACACCGATCAGGCCTATGAGATGTTGGCCGATATCGGGATAGAGCGGCCCTCGTACTTGCCGGCTGGCGTGGTTCCCGCCGGGGCTTCCCGTTCCGATATTGACGTGATCAAGGATAACATAAAGAAGCTAGTTATGTCCAACATCTCATCCTCGAATACTGAGAACATGATCCTTACCAGATTGATATACCAGCATCCCGTAACCCCTAAGATGGATGATGTCGATATTGATAGGGAGTTCAGGAGATACGAGGCTAGGCAGGGAAAGGATCGGGATTTTATCAAATCCTGTACATCGTTGAGGAAGATCCAGATCAAGGAAAGGTTAAAAAAATCGGATTTATATAATAATGTCTTGCGCTTCCTTGATTTTAATGGATTTTATAACGTATCTTTGAACCACCATGACAGAGGTACGTTAAAAAGCATGGAGATGTCGTTGCCGGATGGTCAGGTAAGAGATCTTCTGTTTGACGTGGCTATCGAGTCCAGCGACAGCAGCATGAGGGATCTTTTCTATCTGGATAGACAGGATAGGATGATGGATGCCGGGTTTTATAGGTATCTGTACCAAAGGAATCCGGCCCTGCTCCGGGAGGTCAACGGCGGTGTCGAGGCGAGACCGGACGGTTCGTTCTTGGCTCGTGGGAGGTATGATGATTTCGTGTCATTCCAATCCGGCTTATATGAGAAGATAGGTGAGACGGTTGATGGTGCGATATACAGGTTCGTTGATGATCTTATATACTCCGATCCATCATCATATCAAGAAAACATGGTACGAAGGATGGGTGACGTTACGGTAAGGAGTGACGATAACCGCCTGTCAAGGATAGAGGATAATCCCTCATCCAGTAAGATAATTAATGAATACACTGCTAATACAAATAAGTTGATGCGAGATTTTTCGTGTAGTTAATCTCTCTTTGACGTCGTGAGACGTTTTCTTTCGAGCATTGAAACATTGAATTTATAGATTTGCATGAATCCGGGCCGTAGTGATACGTTCCGGATTTTTTGTCTTGTACCGGTTCTTATTAATACCAATTGCATGACATGACGTGCTTTGATGATGACATATATCACGATCCTAGGATTATTAATTTTTGAACTTTGTAACGCCCACTATCAGGTGGGGTTATTATTAATTCAAAAATAAATAGACATGGGTACAAGTGGAGACAAAATCGTGCTGTTAGACGGCATGGGTTCCGGGAGCGGTAGCGCCGCTAATGGTTTATTATCTATGATTCCGGGTATGTTTACCAGCCTTTTGGGTGGTAATAAGATGGATCCGAATTTAGTCGCTGCGTTGATGAACGGTCGTAACAACCAAGACCAGTTCGGAGGGGCTAACGGCTGGTGGTTGTGGATCATCGTCCTATTCTGGTTATGGGGCGGACGTGGTTTCGGGAATGGTTTTGGTGGTAATGGAAATGATTGTTGCGCTAACGGTCTTCCGGCTCAATTGAACAACGACTATGGCCGTGAGCTATTGATGCAGGCTATCCAAGGTAACAGAAGCGCTATCGAGCAGATCGCTAACGCCTTGAACTGTACTACTACTCAATTGCAAAGCGCTATCTGTAACGTGCAAGGCGCTATCGATAAGGTAGCTGGTCAGGTAGGTATGACTTCTCAGGCTGTTATTAACGCCGTACAGCAACAAGGATGTGAGATCGGTAACCAGATTAGCTCCTGCTGCTGCAATTTGAGTTCTTTGATCAACCAAAGCACGTGCGCTACTCAAAATATGATAACGCAGCAAGGCTTTGACAATCAATTACGGACGTTAGAGCAAACCAATGTTCTTCAGAGTAACATCAACCAAGGATTGACAAACAATCGTGAGCAGGCTACTACGCAGTTCAATATCTTGAGCGCTAAGATTGATGCTCAAACAACCTTGATTAATGATAAATTCTGTCAATTGGAAATGCGTGAGATGCAGAATACGATCAATCAGTTGCGTGATGAAAGGTCGGCTTACCAAGCCTCCGCGTTGACTCAGCAACAGACTCAGAATTTGATCAACCAGTTGAGACCTACCCCTGTGCCGGCTTATCCTTCATGCTCTCCTTACCAGACTTATGGATGGGGTCAAGCATTTTATGGAGGTAATTACGGATGTGGGTGCAACAATGGATGCTGCAACAACGGAAACGCTGCTATTTAACTCTATAAAGGAAGGAGGCTATTATGGCTTGTGTTTCTAAAATAGGGTCTCTTTATGAGTTGGTCACGAAGAACGTGGTAGTGACTACTACCAACACCATCTTCGGCATCAACCCAAGGATATGGCTGTCCTTGCCATGCGAGGGCCTTCTGCTGCTGAAAATCCGGCAGGTGGTTCCGACAACAGGCGAGACATTGCCAGTGCAGATAGCTATTCCAGCGAACAGCACCGTATCCACGGTAGGTGATGACACATGCTGCCCGGTAACCGGCGTGGCTGTGGTGAATCCGATCAACGTGGCTGTGACCGGAGCGGCTATGGTTAACAACACCGAACGCCTTGTTTATTTCAACAAGGTAAGGGGTGTATTGAGGCTCATGGATTGCTGTGTGCCTACAACTTCCGCCTCGGCGTCGGAGACGACTGTTGATGAGGGATAGGTTAGATTGGATGTCTAATGGGAGGGTATTCCCTCCCGCTTAAAAATCGAGATATGTTTAGAGACTTAAAGAAAGGATTTCAAGTATATACGCTGGATACGTCCGATGTTCCGGTGTTCAGGATGGGGAATGTGGTTAACGTGTCCGAGCCTAGGTTCCAGCAACCCCAGATGGGTCAGATGGGGCAATATCAGCAACTACAGGATAGGGTGATAGACCTTACCGTGGAGATAAACGGGTCTTCCATGACCTACGTCGTACCGGAGAGCAGGGATGTCGCTATGTCCAATAACATAACTTTGGCCTGCTCGGTCGATCCGATCATGAACCAGCTTAACGCCGCTAAGAGAACCAGCTCCGATATTCTCGATAGTATCGATAAGCATAGGAGGACGCTAGAGGCTTGTGATTCGATCCTTGAGGAAATCAATCCGGCTTTTAAGCAGACTAAGGATCAAGACCGGAAGATCAAGAATCTTGAGGAGAAAGTCGATAGGATGGGATCCTCTTTCGATGAGCTAAAAGAGTTGTTAATTAAAAAATTAGGTTAAGATGAGAGTTATAGATTTAGGCGGCGGCCACGATGAGGACTACGATGATGAGATCTACGATCGTAGAGGCGGCCGTGGACGTAGCAGACGTTCGGATGGGACTTACATGGGTTATGGTGGTGGAATATACGACCACTATGGCAAGGAGCATGACGGCAGAATGGATGAGCTAGAACGCCGTGAGCGTGATCTCGAAAGACGTGAGAGGGAGCTGGAACGTGACGAGCGTGAGCTTGAGAAACGTGAGAGACTCCATGAACGTGAGGACGAGATGTATCGCAGGGGATGGTTCGGTGAGCGCGGCATCCGTGACGAGTACGAAGGTACCGAACCGTATATGCGCAGGGGACGCAGGAGTCGTTACTACTGAGGAGCAGACGCCGATGACCCTGATTATAAGCGGTACATAGACACCCATGGATATCACTTTTCCAAGGAGTTGGCTAGGGAAGCCGCCGACAAGATGCTTAACGCTGACGGATCCAAGAGAAGATGGACGATGGAGGACGCTAAGCAGATGTTCGATAAATGCGGGGCCAAGAAACCTGATAACGCTACGTGGGGAGATGTTCAATATCTGTTCGCTATGTTCTATAGCGACTACTTTCCTAAGGTATTGGACTGCGACCAGAAAATAGTCAAGGCTGTCTTGGCTTATCTGGAAGACCCTGACGCTCCGGAAGGGACGGCGTTTGTAAGGTATCTGGCGGTGCGGTGCTTCGTCGGTGACACAATCAAATGGAGTGAGATGATATGATTTGATACAACGTTGGAAGAACCCCGTCGGCAATAGAATACCGATGGGGTTTCTTTTTGTCAAGTATCTTATTATCGTTATATTTGTCAGGAGTAGATCTTTTTGTTCATAGGTAGGGTGGGCGGGAATGAAAAAAGGATATCCTCACGGACACCCTTTCCCCTTGGTTGAAAATTACCTAAAAACCTTATGAGTTACTGTTCTTCCGCGAATATAACGATTAAATAGAGAATATCAATGGCTAAAGGATATTACTGGATAGAACCTGTGGATCGGACGTTAAACGACTTCCAGTTTTATAAAGCACGTATCGTAGGCGATCCTGAATATGACGAGAGACATCATCGTGTTATATTGAGGACTGATAAGTATTTCCCTGTCGGGAGTATCTTTCATGTCCTTAACGATAAGGAGATGTTTGTTATTGAACGGAAATTCAAGATCTGGGGCAATAAGTATGTTATAAGACCTTGTGAGGGCGAGTGGGAATGGGAGTCTGTCCAGAAACTTAAAGACAAGGCTATTATATTCCGTACCGGGTTCCTGCATGGGGACGGCAGCTTCTAACACCTGCCCGTATCTACCCCCCCCCTCGATTTCTTGGTGCTTATATATATGGTTATATTTGGGCAAAAATAATTATGATATGGCAGATTTTCAAGGTAAATATAATGGCGAGCAGATAGAGCAGCTTTTGGATAAGGCTAATGATATTGATCTTTCCAAATACGCTCTTAAGACGGATAACGCCCCTACCGCCACGAAATTACAGGCGGCTAGGACTATAGCGCTGTCCGGTGCCGTGACCGGTAGTGTTTCATCGGACTTCGGGAGTAATGTTACTATCTCCACGACATTGGCGAACTTCGACGCCTCTAAGATCGCGTCCGGAACCATCAGCATAGATAGGTTACCTAAGGAGGCTTTGGGGAGATTGATCGTGGTAGCTGATGATACGGCTAGATTCGCCCTTACCACCGCTACGGCTCAAAGCGGTGATACGGTAAAGGTCACGTCTACAGGTAAGATGTATCTGATAAAAGACGAGTCTAAATTAAGCAGTGAGGATGGGTATGAGCCTTACACGGCCAGTCAGGCCTCCTCCGTGCCTTGGTCCGGGGTTACTGGCAAGCCAAGTACCTTCACCCCTCCCACGTCCTCCGCTACCGTTCTTGGCGGTATTAAGGTAGGATATACGACTTCCGGGAAGAACTATAAGGTGCAACTGGATTCGTCCGGCAACGCTTACGTTAACGTTCCGTGGACGGATAATAACACAACGTATAATGAAGCCACGGCCGACACCTTAGGATTGGTTAAGATCGGCTATGCTTCTAATGGAAAGAACTACGCTGTGCTCTTGGCTAATGGCAAGATGTACGTCAATGTCCCTTGGACTGATAACAACACGACTTATACCCAAGCTACAAGCGATAAGTTGGGTCTTGTTAAGATCGGATACTCTGCAACTGGGAAGAACTATCCCGTTGTTCTTGACGGTAGTGGTAAGATGTATGTGAATGTTCCGTGGACGGATACCAACACGACATACACCAATATGGGAGCCGCTTCTGCCTCCGCCGCCGGAAAGGCCGGTTTGGTTCCCGCTCCTGCCGCCGGAGCGCAAGGTAAGTATCTTCGTGGTGATGGAACGTGGCAGACACCTCCAAACACCACATACGCCAAGGCCAATACATCGACCCTTGGGTTGGTAATGATCGGATATGCGGAGAATGGCAAGAATTATCCGGTGGAGCTGGATGGTAGTGGGAAGATGTTCGTCAACGTGCCTTGGACAGACACTAATACGACGTATGGTGTTGTGGGAGCTAATGGATCAACAGGTCTTGTAAAGAACGGAAGTACCGTGACAAGTGCTTCTGGCTATACCGCCTGTCCTATTGTCAGTGGTGTCCCTTATTATAAAGACACTAATACCACTTACGCCAATATGAAGGCAGCTACGGCTTCCGCCGCCGGTGCTGCGGGATTGGTTCCGGCTCCCGCTGCGGGCAAACAGACATCCTTCCTTCGTGGCGATGGTACATGGGTCGTACCTACCAATACCACATACGGATTGGCCTCTACTACAGCTAACGGCTTGTTGAGACAGCTTAATGGCAGTACATCCAGTTTCATGCGTGGAGATGGCACTTGGGCTACACCTCCTAACACGACATATGCCGTGGCCAATGAGTCTACTAACGGTTTGATGGCGGCCGCCGATAAGAAGACCATGAACAGGCTTATAGGGGTTAATACGGTCACGACATTAGCTAACCTGCCTATTAGCAAGAGAAGTATCACGGCTACGTTATCAGCCGCTACCACCCTATCCGTGCAGTCAGGGATGCAGATAGGGGAGGAGCTGATGATCAGGTGCGTCCCGTCGGCGGCCTTCACGCAGGCTATACCCAACTCCGGGGCTTATGTAAGCATGAGCGGAACTTCTATAACCACTACGGCTAACAAGCCTTTCGAGATAAATATCTGGTGTTACGCTTCAGGCAAGTATAGCATCGCCGTTAAAGAACAAGATTAATAAGCTATGAGTTTTACATATATAAACAGGGAGATATATCCCAAGATGTTGGTTCAAGATGAGCCTCTTGACGATAATTACGCCAAGGGCTATAGTTATGATGATTACTCCAAAGGTATTCCCGCCCCATGGATAGAGCTTGGGGAGGAGCAACTGGCGTTCAAGGAGGCTAATCCTAAAGCTACTGTCAAGGAGATTATCGAGGCTAAGCTGGATGAGTCAAGGCTTCTTAATGAGGAGAAATCAGTTAAATACGAGGAGATAAGAACTTATGAGACCGGAAATCTATATGAGTTCTTCTTGGATGATCAGAATATCTATATTCCTGAACATGATAGACGTAACGCCTTGTCTGATGGGGCTATAGCTGGCAAGATAACGATCATGGGTCTGGAATTCGATATAACGGAAGGCAAGATCTTGATCGGGATGATGGATAAGTATGATAATGATCTTATGTCGGCGTTAGGGGACAAGCAAAAGCAGATCAATCTAGCCACTACCGTAGAGCAGGTAAGGGCTATTGATGTCCAATCCGGATATCCAGACAAGATAAGTGCCACCACAGCATACGTCCAGCAACAGGCGAAGGAGAAGGACGCCTCTGATCCTCAGAAGGTGGCTGTAAAATTTTCTAGAATGGTGGTTAATAATAAAGACTTATCCTTATCCTCTAACGATAAATTGGATGTTAAGGTCCTATTCCCCATATGGGGACAAGAAGGGGCGGAGTTCGGGCTATCCGTGGATACCGGATTTTGTCTTAGGGTGGTTAAGGAGGATACGGATATCCTTTATGAGGTTATCCAACAACATACGTTGTCGGAGGAATGGGAACCCGGACTAAATACGGCTTCCTTGTATAAGGTTATTGATAAGGAACATGCCGGTACTATAGGGGATCCTATCCCGTATTTCCCTCCAATGGAGATATTCAAGGATAAGTATTACATTCAGAACGCTGATGTGTATAAGTGTACCAGGGATAGCGGAACTCCTCTCAGCCATAATCTACAGGATTTAATAGGTCTGTACGTGGAGCGGGTGTAGTCGTAGTGCTATCTACCCCCCCCATATTTTATGGCTAACATTATATAAGTTATTTTTGGCATAATAAAAGGACATTTATAAATATATTTAAGTATGGCATCACAAAAATTCGGTTTCGTAACCGTAGACCCGGTATCAGGATCAGGAGATCAAGCGGTTAATTTCTCCGGTGATAAACACACCGGTCGTCTTCAACGCACTATCAACCTTACGGTCACCACGAACGGCGGGGCTAAGAAGGCGTTGGTAGTTAATCAGGCAGCGGCTGCTGAGGTGGTAAGATCAGACAGCCCTAACGCTTCCGTACAAAAGACAGGTGGTAATGTTACCATCACCGGTAAGTCTAACAGTACTAAGCTTACGTTCGCGGTCACGCCGGCTGAGGAGAACGGGCTTACGTTACAGCTCCCGGCTAACTACACGGCGGCTGGAAAGACTACGGCTAACGGAGCGATTATCGCCGACGATCCCGGAGCCGCTGGCGAGTTCGTTTGGAGCATCACGATCTCGGACGTACCGGCCAACGTCACGATCGAGGAACTGACAGCTACATTGAAGGTAACTGCCGCTGGTGGCCAGATAGCCAACGTGACGGTAACGCAAGCCGCTGGAGACTCTACTATCGAGCTTGACAAGGAGACTATTAACTTGGATGTAAATGGTACTCAACAGACGGTTAACGTAACATCTAATGACAGCTGGACATGGGCGCAAGCTGCGGCTAGAACCGTATTGAGAATGATGGGACGATAATCAGTTTCTTTTCGCTTACTCAGACCCCGATCGACTAAAGCCGGTTGGGGTTTATTTGTTTTGCTATCTTTGCAATAGAACAAAAATAATACAACTATGGCTAATGATTTGAATATTAATTGGAAGGACGGGGTAGGTGAGGTAACGGACCAGCCTCTTACCGTCAGTCCGGGGTCCGGGGCCGGAAGCGCCCCCGTTTCCTTTGGCTCGGTGATGAACAACGGTCTTGATCGGACTCTTGAGCTGGAGATAACAACTCCAAAAGGTGTTAAGAAGACGCTCACGGTGAATCAGGAGGGATGCCGGCAGGCTTATATCACGAGCGACGGCAAACGATGGCTGACTAGCGACAATCGGGTATATGGGGTTTTGAAAAGCGATGCTCCATGCGAATGCACGGGTGATTGCCCTTGATATTTTGTTTTTACGAATTTTGTAATTACATTTGTGGCGCATGTCCATCACCATGCTTTTCGTCGCTAATTTATTATAAGGGATACCGGTCTGTGATGGGATCGGCATCCCTCTGTTTTTTAATATGGAGAAGATAAATGTTTTCGATGTTCAGATTCCTGATGGGAGACAAATCCGTTGTATATCGTATAATAAGGTTACTTATTTTGATCTTGATGATATATGTAAGTTATGTTTTGACTCATACGACCTACATGATGTGGCTGACACTAAGGTTATGAGCGAGTTCCTACACCGTGAGGGTGTTCGTTATTGGACTACGATAGATGGCGTAAGGCAGTTGTATCGTAGGATTGAGTGTAAGATGTGTTTTGAGGTTATAGAAAAATTAAAGAAATTATGAGAGAGATGGAGTTTGATTTCGTGATATATCCGTTGAAGTTGATTATCACGGTTGGGTTGGATTATAAGACATTGTGTGATCGTTTCGAAAATATGGAGCCTGAACACGAGGGGAAATGGGGAGATGAGGATGATATGGACAAGGAGGCGTCTTTCGCAAATTTGGTAAGGGATAGGGATGATGACGATAAATTCGCCATACTTTGGAATTTTTCGAGCGACGATGATTTAATAATGAGAAATATATGTCACGAGTCATTCCATATAGCAATGAGCGTATGTCAGTTTTGCACACGCAGCGTATATAGCCGGCTTCGCTGGTGATTGTGTTAGCGAGTTCATCAATAGCAAGAATACGGATTAAGCCATAAATTATATAAGGAACACAAGAATATCAGCCTCCGCTTATTTGTGGGGGCTTTTTGTTTATCTTTGTCAAAAACATGAAGTTATGTCGAGTTGCGTAATTAAAAGGAATAAGGAGGGTAAGATAACCCGTGTCTTGACCCCTTCCGGCGAGGTATCCACCTTGTTCGATAAGATAGCGGGTATAGCCGCCGTAAGTGACCTTAATAAGGCCGCTGAAGCTTATATGACTATTTATAACGATAAGTTTAGGTCTAAGTTCGGTGACTGGACGAAGTCCGTACCAAGGAATAAGGAGGCCGCCAGATCCATAAGTGCCAGACTTAACGCTAGCGAGTTGGGACAACTTATGTCAGCCAAGGTCTTGTCTGCCATAAGTGATATGGACGCCCCGGCGTTGGCCAGAAGCCTTGGGAATAGCGACAATGTAGTGGCTTATCTTACTTCCGGAGAGGTAGGTGAGGTCAGTGATATGGCGGTGGTAGATACATCCACGGTACAGGAGGTGGATTTGGATTCCATAAATGAGGATAATATTGGCGACACGATACTGAAAGAGGCGTCATGGGATGATATAAGGGCTATCAGGGAGAATATAGACATTAAGGAGACAGCCCGTATGTTATGGAAGGCCGTGGAAAGCGCTTCTACCGGGCAACGACCTAATATTAGGGTGAAAGGCGGAAGTATAGACGGGGAGATCATATTTTCTGGCAATGTCTTGCCGTTAAATAATATTGAGAATTATACTCCTCCATCTTCAAGATTGGTATATGATTCCGGTGAGCCTCGCCTGTTCTTTAGATCGGATGACGGCAAGATACACGAATCTTACGCCAACGCCATAAAAGGATCGTCCGGTGGGCGGGTCGAGGCCGGGTTCTTGGCCGGCAGTGTCGAGGAGAGCGACGTCCCGTCCGGTACGGCTGACATCTCCTTTGGCTCTTCCTCCATAACCCTTAATAACAGTGAGTCATTCATCCCGGTCCTTGGTATTAGCTCAAACTCAGATGTAAGCACTCGTGGAGGGTTTGTTAATTACCTTATCAAGAAAGGTATGTTGAGTGGGGAGCGTATAAGGCTAGGGGATAGATATTATCTTACTGGAGCCGGCAATTCTGATGGTCTTAAGATCTATAACGCTATGGATGCCTTCTCTAGCCTTAAAAATAGATTTGGAAGTCAGTCCTCCGAAATGAACGTATTGGGTTCTATAGGTTTTGATACGGAGGTAAGTAATGATCTTGATCTTATCACTACGTCCGGGGAGAAGGTTACGGTAAGCAGATCGGAGATCAAGGGTATGTTAAGGCAAGGCAAGTTTGAGGAGCTTAATAACAAGTATGATGGATTCATGGAGCTAGCCTTGTCGTTGATGATGGAGGATAACGCTTTGTACGGAAGCAATGTCCGTGGGGTTATCGAGAACGAGAAGGCGGAGGATCTTCAGAATAGAACCGATATTACCAATATCTTATCCACGTTAGGTATCCGTGTGATGGGTATGTCTGAGTATATGGATAAGTATAAGATGCGTAATGGTGTCGAGCCTTCGGCTAGGGCCTTATCCGATATGGCTAATGGGGTTATTGCCCTGGCTGAGGGAGCTACGGTAGAGGATCTTAATGAGGAGGTGGCTCACTTCTTGATCGATACTTATCGTAATCAGCAGGAGATTGACGAGGTTCTGGACTCTGTTGTCGACACGCCATTATGGAATCAATTCGCCGGTCGTTACTATGAGGTGTATGGGAAGGAATACCAAGGGGAGGAACTGGATCGGATGGTGAAGCGGGAGATCCTAGGTAAGACGTTGGCCCAGCGGTTCGTACCGGGCATGGAACAGGCGGTGGAGGATCTGGCCTCGTCCGAGGACGCCCAGCTCTCCTTGTTTGGCAGGATAATCCGGGCTATAAGGAATTTCTTCTCTACCCAAAGATCAGACTTGAATAAGGTTCTTGATAGGATAAAGGAGTCGGCGTTAGCTGATGATCCAAGCGCATTTGACGTGCTTCTGTTAAAGGATAGCGACCATCTCATGTACTCATTATCGGATGTTGACGTGGCTAATAAGTTGATCAAGAACGGGAGGTCATTGGAGAGGCTATACACTAGGTTACAGAGGATGAGGTCAAGCCAGAGCCAGAGGATCGGGGAAAGCATCTCCCTTCTACGTGATATAGGCGAGAAGGTAAGACAAGTCGGGGGTGAGCTAAATAAGAATAACAACCTATTATCCACCAAGAGCGTCATAGCGACCGCCAAGGCTGAGGTGGAGTATTTGGTCACTGTCGCCAGTAGCCTACGTAAGAGCGGAAAAGGATTGGATTATGAGACGATACAGGTTATCGATAACGTATATGGGGAGATAGTTCCTCTGATCAGGAACCTTCGTGGATTCGTCAATAATCAGGCGGCTGATTATTATGGCAGCAATAAGGTTGGCATGGTAGAGGATATGGATGATATATTACGTATGGCTGAGACATCCATGTCTGATATAAATGCTCTTCGAAGTGATCGTAATGAGGACTGGCTGGATGGACAGCTCAGGATGTTTAATATCCCGGAAAGATATTGGAATGGGATAAAGAAGTTGATAAATAACATCCATAAGGATATCAATGTCATGTCCCGGTTCTTTGGCACGCTGGAGCATAGTGGTAACGCTATTTTAGGTATGTTAGGTCAACGTCTAGCCAAGGTCCATAATGAAGCCCATACCGAAGGTATATCTAATATCAATAAGATGACTAGGATGATGAAAGAGCGTGGATGGGGGATAAAGGATAATGAGGATCTTATACAGAAGATAAATGGGAAGAACTCGGATTACCTTGACTCGTCCCGTGATTTCGCTAAATACGATTTGCTATACAGGACCGAGCAGGCTAAGGCTATTATCGATATATATGATCTTAAGAATGTTACGGGTAAGACCGAGAAACAGCTTATCGATCTTCTTCTATCCGATAGAGGCCTTAAGGTGAAGACCCGTGACGACATAGTAGGATATGACGGGGATAAGCCTATTACGAAGGAGGTATATCATGTATTCAAACCTACCATCCAGAATTTTGATATCTCGGACATGACGTTCGAGGATCAGCAACGATATCTCGACGCGATAAATAGGTGGTTGGATGAGAACCGAGAGAAACCTATGGTGCAGGCTTATTACGATAAGATCGATAAAGTTAATAAGAAGGTCGAGGAAAGACTGGGTCGTAGGGTATCGCAAGCCACGTCCGATTTCATGACCCGTATCCGCAGGAGCAGGTATGTGGCTATGGATAAGTTCGTGAGGAACGGGAAGGTCGATTTGAAGGCGTTTCAATCCGATCCTATAGCTTGGAGATCTTATCTGGATATCTTACGTGATAGGGCTATAGCCAAGAGCGAGTGGTATTCCGATGGGACACCAAAGGAAGAGGGATCCGAGGCTCTGATGATGTCCGAGGAGATCAAGGCATGGGACGAGGCGTGGGCCGAGGAGTTCGGGAATACCAACGAGGGTCGTAAGGCTTCCGCCGAGTTCAAGGAGATACTTCGTGGGATAGAGCGGTCCGAGGGCGGCAAGGCTGCGTTTGAGTTCCTGCTAGCTGGCGGTCATCTTGGCTTCTCCAAGGATATGTGGGGATCCGAGGAGGGTGATTATTACGAGAATCTGGTTGATAAGATCACGGAGCAATCTGTATCATCATCAAGGATAGAGAAGGTAGAGGAGGCGATGGCGACAATAAATGAGATCAACGATCAGTTAAGACCTTTGCTTATTCAGTACCGGGACAGCACCAGATATGGCGAGTATGATTTCGATCGTCTTCGTGGATCCGCCTCGTTAAGGAAAATAAACGAGCTATATGACCGTCTGGCCGAGGCTAAGAGCGTTATTAACGCCGCCGCTTCCGCTGAGGATATTGAGATGGATATGCCCGATACGGTGGAGAGCGGTGTCACGGATTCTTACCGTAACGCTTTAAGGGATGCCATGGCGTACGACAAGGGTATGGATGAGATTAAATTCGCCAAGGAGTATATGTCCGCCCGCTCCCGGAGTCAGGTGGATAGGATGGCCGCTAAGCTATCTAGGAAGAACCCGTCATGGACGACCGTGGAGGTATCGTTTTTGAGAAGGAAATACGGTCCTGACTTCAATAATAAGCTAGCTAACGACATAGCGATGGGTAAGACTGATGAGATCCTTGTCGAGTACGCCAGAACCCGGTTGTATCCTTATATGAGAAAATACTCTCCCAAGGGATATTCTGATTTCGTTAGGAAGATAAATAACGGTACGTATAAGGTATCCGAGTTCTTTGATGCCATGGAAAATGGTATATCAAAGGAAGAGAGCGTATCCCGTTTCGGTTTCGATATTAATATGATTGACTTGTCGATCAACAACCAATGGTTGGATGAGGCCGATTTCGAGAGTTCCTTCCGGAATCCTAATTATAATCCCGATCTAGGTTATGGATATCATACGCCTAGGTTCGATAAGTACAAGAACGAGGCTTTTTTCAAGAAATACGGTATTACCAACGAAGGGGAGGAAGCTACGATCAATAAGGATAAGTGGGAGATGAGGAAAGAATTGCTTAACATAAGCCGTAAGGCTATGGAGGATTATGATGAGCGATTCCGGAACATCTACCAAATACCACAGATATCCAAGGGCGGCGTGGAGAGGATGGTGCAGGCCGGGGTTGACCCGAAGGCGGCTATCGGCAACGCCGTACGTGATATCGTTGGCGAGAGGGTGGATGACCCTATACATGGTCAGGGACAAGACCTAGGAGGGCTTGATGAGAACGATAACAAATATCGTATGATCCCCAAATACTATCTTAGTAAGCTGGAGAACGCCAACGACGTGTCCCATGACTTCGCCTACTCTTATTCCATGTTGTCCTTACAAGCGACCTCTTACAAGTATAAGAGGGCGGCCTTGGATGATGTTATGGGATATAGGAATAAGATGCTTGAGATACAATACGACGGAGGCAAGAACCCGGAGGCTACTCACGCCTATAGAATGTTTCAGGACTGGGTTAACGCCAGCATCTACGATGTCAGGATAAATAATAAGCGGGCGGAATGGAATATAGGTAATTATAAGGTCGATCTTAATAAGCTGGCTCTTATGTTTACTAAGTTCGTATCCAAATCCAACTTAGGCTTCTCCCCGTTCGTGGCGGCTACCGGTGCCCTTACCGGGCAGGCCAACTTCCTTTTGGAAGGTATGGTAGGACAGTACATAAGCAAGGACTCCATGAAATACGCCTATAGGGAAGCCCAGAAGCAGTTAAGTACGTACGTGTCGGAGATCGGGGATATAAACCGCACCAACAAGCTATATGTCGTTGGAGAGGCTCTAGGCGTGTTCAATGTCCGTAACCGTGTACGATCGGCAGCGTATAACAAAATCTGGAGAACCTTATTCCGGGACCTGCCGTTTAAGATGATGGAGGTTCTTAACTCCCCGTTGGATCCGCAGGTCATTATCTCGGTCATGGATGATACCCGCCTATACGAGGGTCAGTTCTGGTCATACTCCAATTTCAAGGAGATGATGATGAAAGACAGAAATATGTCCGCTAACGAGGCTAAACGTGATTGGGAGCGTTTAAGGGATTATTCTATGTGGAACATGGTAGATGTCAAGGATGGAAAGATCGTTGCTAAGAACGAGGCTAACAAGGATATTATAGACCGATATATACCCACCTTGTCAAGTAGGGTCAGGAGCATGGTGCAGATATGCGACGGCGCCCTGAACGAGCAGAACCGGGTGGGGGCTAGCCGGAACGCGATCCTTAATATGGTGCTTCCTCATCGTGGATGGTTTATATTGGCCGTGCAGCGGGCATATAAGAAAGCCGGTTTCAATTTCCAGACCAACCAGTTCGAGGAGGGATATATGAGAACGTTATGGAGATTCGCCGGAGATATCTATAATATGATGTCAGAAGGCAGGATGAAGGAAATACATGACGTGCTGAAAGAATATCATAGTCTTAATCCTTATGAGCAGACCAATATCAAGCGATCGCTTATCAATATGGCGGTATTCGCTACCATGATAGCCATAGGACGGGCGTTGATGGGATATAGGGAGGATAATGAGGATAGCTGGTTCGGACAGTTCATTACCTATATAGGATTCAGGACGATCAATGAGATCGCTTCCCAGACATCACCGTTCATGGAGCTTAACGCTATAGACATGCTGCAGGATCCTCTGGTTACCGCCCGAAAGTTAGGTGATCTCACCGATCCTCGAAACTGGGATCCGTTCGCTACCGTCCAGACCGGCGTGTATAAGGGCGAGAGTAAGCTATGGAGGCAGCTCATGAAGTTCTCGTTTGGTAAGCAATGGTATAATATCAAGACGGCTAGGGATATCAAACAGACATCCGACTACTGGTTGATGACCAACGGCATGACGATGGGATTCTTCTTAGGAGGTAGGGATAAGGATGAGTCCGGGGAGGACGCTAATTGGTATTTTGATAGAGGAAGATAGCTGATATAGTATGACAAGAAAAAAAATAGCCAGCAGATTGCTTAAAACAATCAGATTGGCTATTTTTGTATTCCCACCTATCCATCCCGGACGGATGGGAATAAATAATTATCAACTATGAATGCAAATGTAAGCATTTATCAAGATTCTGTGAAGGATAGTAGCGGAATTTTGACGTCTGAATCCAACGAAATGGGATTGTCTACCATTTTTAATTACAATGGAAATAATGTAGCTTTTATTAAGACCAGTTATGGTATTCTTATTAATGCCACTGATATGGCTCGCCCATATAATAAGAGACCTGTCGACTATTTAAGGCAAATGTATGTAAATGAATTAGTTAGTACAATTGTGAGCCAGACACACATATCTGAGGATCAATTAGTTATAAAAATGAGAGGAAGCTCTGAAAACGGAGGAGGAACATGGTTGTATGAGGATGTGGCTATAGATTTCGCCCAATGGCTTGATGTTAAATTTAAGGTTTGGTGTAATTCTAAAATAAAGGAACTTCTTACTACAGGCTTGGTAAAGTTGCCAAATTTTAATAATCCTCCAGAAGCGGCAAGAGCATGGGCTGATGAGTATGAGGCTAGGATGAAAGCCGAGAAGGAAGTTAGATTAGCTTTGGAGGCTAAGGAAAAGATTGAGAAAGAGAAGAGGATGGTTCAAGCTGAATTAAATACAGCTATAGATACTATAAAGGAGAATGAACCGGTAATTGACATGTTTAAAAGGTCTATTCCAAGAGAGGGTGTCCTTATCCGTGAATCATCAAAGTATTTTGAGCAATTTGGCTAGGTAATTATATACAAGTTTACACTCGTATAATTAGTTAATAAATTTCTTAACCGGGTTATACCCAAACCCTGTATGGAGTGGCATTGCTGCATCCCCCTTTACTTTTCTCATGATATTATAACTTCCGTTGATGTCAGCGTTAATAAGAATACCGCCTCTTGTCCTAAAAAGACCTCTTCTTACCCTTCTACCAACATAAGTATCATGATGATATACTGGTTCTAAATCGAAAGAACTGCATTTTGACGTGTGAGATTCGTTTACTTCAACAAATCTTAGTCCTTGTCTTTCCGATTTATATCTTAACATTGATATAAGCATCTCAAATGGGATTGAAACAAAATTCTGATTGTTTCTTTTACCAAGGTTTACATTTTGCTTCCATCCATCATTATGACCTACTATCAATGTTGTTATATCTTCCTTCAAGCAAATATTTATTATCTCTTTGCTTGCCTTATGAAGATAATCTTTCACCTTATTGTTTCTCCTTCTTGTTAAGGACATCAACCGTCTCGAACTTTCTTTCCCATTTACTTTCTTTAATTGTTGTTGAATATCTGACCTTTTCTTATTGTAATACTGATTAATAGATTTAAGTCTCCTTCCATCTATCAAAATAGGTTTATTGCTTACGTTGGTCACGATAGAAGCAAGGTTATTTACACCTAGATCAATAGACATAATCCTGTTGTTATCATCAAGTTGTTTTTTCGCAATTAACTCGTATACAACTTCTATGACATAACAATCGGATTTAGGGACAAATCTAACCTGTTTTACAGTCCCCTCCTTGCAATTAGTCTTTAAAGGAGATAATCCTTCCTTTTTAGGGAAATAGATAAAATCTCCTCTATGTTTAAACTGTGCGTAAGAATAAGAAAATACGTTCCTGCCTTTTGTTTTATGCTTATATTTTGGGAATTTAGGACAGCCAGTAAATTTCTTATTATCACGTTTCCATGCCTTGATAGCCGAGAAATAAGATTTTAGATTCTTATCTAAAACCATAAGAACTTGCTGGGAGGATGATCCACTCATTGCTCTATAATCTATGTTATTTTCTGCTACCATCTTCTTGTTAAGATCTACAGCTCTTATCCATTTACCTGTACTAAGAAACTCCTGCTTTATTATATACAAAGCCGCATTGTACAGATTCTTGGATAAGAGACATATTCGATCTAAATCCTTATATCTCTTATCATTGACAGTAATTATATGTTGTTCCACTAAATACATAGCGCAAATATAAATAGAATATTTATAAATTCCTATTTATATTAAATTTTTATACCCTACATGTTTCATCTGCTCTTCGGTAGCTTTCTCCTTCGGGAACTTCCCGTGCCATTTACCGGGTACCACGACATCACGCCCGTCTGGGCTGGTAGCCAGCCTCCCGCATTCACTGCACAGCCCCATCCCCTTGTACGGCTGTAGTTCCTTGGCATACTCGAATTTGTCCACCATATACTCGTTTGTCAACATCCAGTAGCTAGACGTGGCGGTATTATCAACACAACCGCATTTAGCGCATACAAATAAGCTCATATTTTAGTATCGTTAAATGTCGTTATCCTTATCATCGTCAATCCTCTCCACTTTAATTGTTCCCATATCACCTGAAGGTAACGTAATACCGCTATACACGTTATTCCAGTTCTCGTCAATGGCCAACTGATGTAATATCGACCTATATATCTGGTAGGTGTTACCGATAAGTCTCTTCCTATTTATCTTATCCTTACTGCCTCCATCATACCCTATATGCTCAAAATCCTCAAGATCTGGGAACAACCTTCTTCTTATCGCTCGTGAGTTATTGACTATAAAGCTTCTTATCCCCAGCGTTTCCGCTCCATCCATATCATTTATCAACGTATCTGTCGTATGTTGTAGGTCCATGTCGCCAGCGGCGAATCTACTGATGTCTTCCACGCATTGGGATATCAGCATTAGCTGCTCCCTTGTCAACGTTATTTTATAAAGTTGTTTATTATCCATGATTATCTGATATTAATTTTTCTTTTATATGTTTAGATATATCAATTATCTCATCTTTTATATTGCAATCATCTTTTAATAATGAACCAAATATACATGATATGGCGCTCTTTAGGCCTAGCGCTATCCCTATCTCCAATATTTTTTTATCGGTATTAGAGATTTCTACAGGTTCATATAATATTGATGATATGTTGTTAACGACGTATATTATATCATCTTCATTCATTGATGTAGATTTATCGACAATAGCTATAAAATCTTTTATAATCATAATATAAGCTATTTTTATTTCTTTTATCGTATCATCGCTTAGATGTCTATCTCTTATATGCCTTTCAACATACTTGTTTGCTAGATTCTCTATTTTGTTTGATTTGTCCATTTGTACTATCAATTATTTAGTTAATAATAGATCATAGTCCTCTTCGTCTATACTCCCATTATTGTTGATGTATATAATGAAATCATTTAAAAGCACGGACTTATCCTTGGATAAGGCTTTTATAATAAGCTCTCCATCATCTTTCAACATCACATGCACAGTATCCCAGATAACATATTTTTGACATTCTTTCTCAATCTTCTTGATTGTTTTAAGTATTATCTTATACGTCTCCTCATATCTTTTTACTATTCCGCACAGTTCAGTCGTATTATATTTACGTATAGCCGTGAATATATATTCCTTTTTACAATCCCAGCATTTTATCAGTCTTTCTGATCCGCACGCCTTATCCTCGTAGAAGAAGCAACCCTTACATGGTTCATTATGGTCGTAGCTTAATACTACAAGCAGCTCCACACCATTCTTGTATATCACGTCTCCTTGTTTCATCTTGTCTATTTTATTAATCTCATTATCAATATAGTAAAGTTGGATATTATCCATACTATAGATATCCAGAACGTTGTACTTAACATAAGACCTATATTCCTAGGTATAGGATCTACTCTCCTGAATGTCAGGATCATGAATATAAATGTCTTGAAGTTCATAATTTATTATATTTTTCTATATAGTTAACTATAAAATCTTTAACTCCTTTTGGGGCATCTGTTAGTTTAAGTTTTCCTTGGAATATATCCTTGCCGTACTCATCCATAATCTCTCCGAATGAAGGATTCATGACTCTTGTTGACATAGATATCGGTTGATCAGTGTCAAATTTGATAACGATCTTCTTTCCGCCGTTTATCGCCTTTTTAAAAGCCACGTAAAGCTTTCGACCTTTTATTATATCACAATTCCCTTTCAGGATATTAGACATATGTATGACATGCTCTTTCTTCGCATCTCCGGGGTTGTCCATAAGCTTAAGATCTCCTCCGACATCTTTCCATTTCCTGAAGCACGGGAAACATAGACCGTGATTTGCCTTGGCATGCTTAGGTATCATCCTGCTGCTGCCGGCTGGGATCGTATCGCCACAGCAGACACACGTCCTATCCTTGTTGGTGCGCATCGGCACATAGCTCTTTATTGGGTATTCTTTTCTTTTATACATCTTCTTCTGTTTTCAAAATTATCATCACCATACTCATAATTAGGACAAGCTTTGTTGCTTGGACGCCTTACGTATGTTGTTTGTTTCCTATTATGTTTCCTGTTAGGGTTTATATAATGGTCACACACCTGCCAAATAGAACAACATACCTTGCCATATCCTTTCGCCCATTCATTATCATGCAGATGTACGCAAGTGCCGCAAGTCGGGTTCTTAAGCTTATCCCTGTTGTTATCTATAATATCTTTAATCTTATCGAGAATAACATACATATTCTCAATATCCATATCATTAAATTCATTTGGTACTGGGAGATACATTATCGAGCTTATATCTATATCTATTCCCTTTGACTTGTCGTAAGCTGATTTGTATTTCCTTATCATCAAATCTTTTAACTGATTTACCTTCTTCTCATATGTTCCCATATCCTATTCAGTTTTCCATCCCTGTTCCCTTAATAAATTCACCATCATCTCCTTTATCTTAGGGCTAATGGCTTCGGTAAGTATATCAGCGGCCAAGTTAATAGAGAAGCTGGTCATCCTAGACTCCCCTATATATTTCTCGCTGGTAACTTCTTTCACATAATCGTGAATATCCTTAATCATCTCATTTTGAGATCTTAGGAGATCCAGTATCTCATCAAGTTTATCATTCATCTTTTTTCTCAAATACACCTGACAATAACCAGACAATCACTATCAGAAAGAAACACAACCCAAGCGCCTCATCCGGGTAATCATGCATAGCCTCTAAAATTCCCCTCATAACTTAACATCCATTTTGTTGATTATCTTATAAAATATATCCCTAGTCAGCTCAATATCATAAGTAGCGTCATGGAGTTTATTCTCATCAATCTCAATACCCATGGTCTTAGCCACGGTCATCAACTTAAAGTTCTCCATATCGTTTCTTGCACCCATCAGGAATGGTGTCACCATAACATATACATCCATACAGTTAGGATAGAACCATGATCCGAAATACTTATCCCCACATTGCTGGAATAAAGCCCGTAGGAAGTTGTTATCGAATCCAGCGTTGTTATACCCCACTAAATACATTTTATCCCTCTTATCGAACTTATTCACGTATTTGGATAATATACCAATTAACTGCCTGTACCCTTCTTCCATAGGCTGATACGACTGCACCTGCTCCAAGGTAACTCCGGCCACGTCCAGTGCCTCTTGCTCTATCGTGGCGGCAGGGTTCGGGGCTAGGCGGATGTCAAACCTCTCGGCCTCCTGCCCGTCGATATCCACGATCCCTCCTATTTGGTGTATCCCGTTTCTCCAGAACTTAACCCCGGTTGTCTCTAAATCGAAAAATAGTAATTTACTGGTCATATTTTGTATATCTTTTAAATTATCCATGATTTGAACAATTAAACGCCAACCATCCACTTACAACTCCCATCGCAAAAATAAACAAAATCATAAGTGATAACAGCGCCCAATCTTCTGTATTTAGTTTATTGCTCTCCTTCTTTTCAACATTGAAATCGAAATCAAATGTCGTATTATTAGCTATCTTCCCATCAATGCCTTTGTTATTTAAATGGAGTTTCTTTTTGATTTTTCTTTTATTCATGTTTTATGTCTTTTAAATTACCCATAATTCAATCAATTAAATGCCAACCATCCGCCTGCAAATCCCATCGCTAAAACAGATAAGATTATAGACGTGAATAATATCCAATCTTTTGCGCTTAGCTCATTATTATCTCTCTTTATTTTCTCAAGATAATCATATATAGCTGTATAAACAGCATGGTGAATATTCTTGTCTCTAGCCCTTACGATATTATCATATTCATTATATCCTAGATTATAGGTGGCGCTTTCGATCCTCGTATTCCCCGTAACCTTTTTATTTACATCGAAATCGAAACTAACCACTATATCGGTGGTTAGAGCGCTGGCGATTTTGCTTTTTATCTCATCATTACTGAGATTAGCATCGTGCACTAATCGCTCATAGTCTTTATCGTCAAGAATTATCTGTTTTTTAATGTTCATATCCCTAATATTTCTGCTACATAAACAAATCCATAACATATATAATTATCAGCGTCATGCTCACCCCAATTCACATGCCATACGACGGCGCACGGGAAATATAATGGCATATCCTCAGCCATAGGATCCTCTTTGAAGTCATCAATGTTTATCTTCTCCCTCCACCTCCACAGGTCTTGGATATCGTTCAAGATTAATTTGTTCATAACAATCTGGTTTTTAATACTGATACAAAGATAGGATTTAAACAAAAATAAAAGCATGAATAATATTAAAATAATATTAATCATGCTTAAATATAAATATATCCCTTCTAGTTCTCACGGATATACGTATTCGTATTCATCTGGAGGAGATGTCTTATATTCAACATCGCACTCCATGTTGGTGTAATAGTTATCCCCTTTTCTGTATACTAACGCTACCCAACAGTCATATTTTTTGCTGTATCCTATAAGAGGGACATTGGCCATAGGCGGATTATCCCCCGTTTTGTATCTTATTCTTGTTACTTGTTTCATATTTTCATGGATATAAATATTCATATTCTTCCGGTGGATATGTTTCAAATTCAGCATCATACTTCATGCAGGTGTAGTACTTATCCCCTCTCTTGTACATTACTTCCCACGGACAGCTATATTTTTTGTTGTATCCTAAAAGAGGAACACCTTCCATAGGAGGATTATCCTCCGTTTTGTACCTTATTCTTGCTGTTTGTTTTATACTCATATAATCCATTTTTTAATAATGTTGTTATCAGTGAAAATAATGTGTCTATAAGAAGTCTCTCGCTACTCCAATATATAGGGATCTCGTCTATATCTCTATACGCTACAGACCATGCATGTTCTAGCTTATAACATTCGAATGTAGAACCCTCTATCTCATATGGGAGTAAATTCAGTAACGTCCCTACATCCCAAACAGGATTGGATACATCAGGGGTAACGGCCTCGATCAGTCCTATACGACCAGCGTTATCCTCCATAGAATGTAATTGATCCAGATACTTGTCTCTGAAGCCGCTGGCGGTAGAGATAGGGAGGCCGGCCTCGACCAGCACTCTTCCCTGTTCTTTTGTGGTAAAAATCCGTTCCTTCATAATTTCATTTTCCTTTCTACTGTAACTATCGTATCATTATGCCATCCCCCATGAGCCACAAGAAGAATCTCCTGCTGCTCGAAGCCAAGCCCGGCCCCTATACCGCCGGAGTTCCACGCGCAGGTAATGACTACCCCTCCTTTCTTGGTGATCCTAGCTATCTCCTTCTTCTGCATAGCCCAATAACTAGATTGCGTTGTTTGCATATTAACAGCACCTCCAAGCTTTTTATATGACTCGGATACCTGTCTCGTGGAATATGGTGGATCATATAGTACCATATCAGCTATATTATCCTTAAGACCACGCAGGAAGTCCGTGGCGTCCTTATGATACATAGCCCTAGTATCAGGATCAAGATCGTTGGTGATCGTCCCTATATCGCTGTTTCTGGCGAATGGATCCACTATAACCATCCCCTCTTCTCGATATTTATCTATAAGTTCCCTTATCGGTTTTATGCTGAATGTCTCGCTGTTCGGCATTGACCATTTCTTGTTTATAATCATCTCTTAACTCTGTTTTAAATTTAAGCTTCATAGTACTTCTAGGTACAGGATCGCATATGTCATCCCACCAATTCTTGTGCCCTTTCGGTGGATGTATATCCTTTTTCCATAAAGATCCCTTAACTGTCTTGATTCTTCCGTATGGTCTCATTTTGCTCGTGTTTACCTTCACATGTCACATTATATCCGTTTCTAATGACCCGAACATAAGCTCATCAGTAATCTTGCGAAATTCCTTTACAATATCATTTATCTGCTTACGTTCGATGCTTCTTAGCAAATGGGCTATCACATCCACTGTCCATCCGTTACCCGCTAAAGACATGGCCGTATTTGGGGCTATCCCGTCAAGGTAATCATCCGGCAATGTCTGTAGCCTACACATCTCCACCGGGGTCAGGTATCTGAATTTGTCTTTCATGTCAAAGGCATTAGGATATCTTCCGGGAGGCAACGATGATATCACGTTATCTTTCATGACTGTTGTCAGGCAATTACTTTTCTTGATGGGAGTGGTATTCTTATCTTTTCTTATCTCCAGACATTGCGTTATTTTTATGCCCATGTCACAATCCTTTCGATACCCGTCCTCTCCTATCCTTCTACCGACAATGGTCCCTATATATCTCCCTCTTATGGCTCCCGGATTCCGACCCTTGTCATGCTCTAGAATATCATCCAATGATATATGCTTGTCTTTCGGCATTTCTACCGGCCAATTACACCAATAAAGGCGATGCCGGGTCTGTGCCGATACCAAGGCGCTATCGATCTCCACCGGCTCCACGCCAAGCTCCTCGGTAATCACCCAGCGATGCTCGTCCCGCATCCGGACGTTCTCGCCCAAGAACAGGATCTTACCTTTGGTCTCCTTCTTTAAATGCTTTACAATGTCCGAGAAACAAAAGAAAAGCCTCCCACGAGCGTCCATAAATCCCTTACCCTTACCTGAGCTAGAGAAGCTCTGGCAACAGAACCCTCCCATGACCAGATCTATATCTTTCCAAGAAATATCCCATATTCTCCAGTTATTAACATCTCCTAACCGGATGATATTAGGAAAATGTTTTTGGCTTACTTTTATGCATGTGTTATCTATCTCCGAGGCGTAATAAGCATCTATAGGTATGCCGGCTCTTTGCAACGCTAGATATCCACATGATATCCCGTCAAATAATGATAATACTTTCATATTATTTATCGTTTAGGTATAAAATTACCTTAATTGCGATATTACTCTAATAGCATAGAAGGAAACGATCTTTCTCTCGTCATTTGGATAAAACTCATTCCCGTTATAAGTCATTAGCCATGCTTTCTCGGAATTATATTGGGTGCTAGTCCAATAACTTGTAGTGCCTTCGTCTATATCCAATCCATCGATAAGAGACATGCATCTATTAATCTCATCTAAATTATTTATGATCTCCATCCATTCTCCCACTGATGCTAAATACCCCATTTGTCCATTCTTGAATTGAGTAACAGTGCATTCATAAGCGGCACTAGCATGCGTATATTCCGCGATACTTTGTGTGTTTTGAAATCCATTAAAATCTTTTTTGGCTTCATTACTTGATGTTATCGTAGTTACTCCCTGGATCAATCCAGTCGTATTAGACCAGCTTCGATTCTTAAGCTCAATACCTGAAATAACGAAGCTGCTGTTGTCGCTTATCAAAGCCACTCCTACGGCGTCGTTTCTCCACGAATAATTCCATTTATCACTAGTATATAACTTGCCATTGGTGTGTAAGATATATATACCGTTTGAAACGGTTTGACCGCCTATCATCCTTCTTCTCATATTCTTCTACCTTATTGATGTATGTTTATAATTCTAAGTTTATCATATTCTTCAGTAAGAATCCCATGATCAAACAATTTGTTAACGTCTATTTCAAAGTCCCTATATTTGTCAGTTATATTGTTATCAGTCCACATGTTCAATATCCCCTTATCATCCAACTGCATATGGATAAAGCCTTTTGTCACCTTCTTTCCGGCTTTAAGAGCCTCTACGTCTTTATCGGTAATCTTTTTCATGCTTTCAACATTTTATCGATACAATTAAATTCATCTTTCATCCTGATCTTTATGCCCCCATATGATAATTCCTTATGAGCTGTGACAAAATAATCAACCGCATCTTCATCTAATAAACTATGCGGACACCTTTCCCATACAGGACTTTGATCTAGATGATCCCATGTAGCTACAAGTAACCTATTCTTGTCATTATCAATGGCTATTTTATATGTCCCTATAGTGGCCTTACGTTTAATGATCGCTCCATTTAACATCTGCTTCTTAGCCCAGCTCCATGAACCTCTCAGCCCAAATGTTCTTATAACCCAGTCATTTATCTTCTTCATTTCAAGTTATTTGTTAAAATAGTAATATAAATATAAATACATAAATTGGATAGGGCTATTCACCATACCCTTATCAGTAGGCTCGTCATACTTGTCAAGCCAAAGACGAAGCGCTTCCCAATCGATATCCTTATGGTCACAGACCATGCAGGCTAGGTTAGCCCCGAACAGATCCCCTCCGCCACGTAAAGACTCGTTAAATCTCTTGGCTAGCCTTTTCTTGAATCCTTTATTGTACCAAATACCGGAGGTAGCGGCATAACAATAATAAGCGTTGTATTTCATTTTCACGCCCATCTTCTCAAACAATGGTGTATGCCATATCCGATCTAAAAAGAATACTATTCCACGATATATGAAGGTTCGGAGATTCTTCCTGTATTTCTTCCCTAAGAAGCTATCCACGCAAGATATAGTCCCGCCTGAATAGTACCAGTTATTGGCGCCTCTCTTAACCTTATCCGTCATCTTGAATTTATTCTTTCTGTCTTCCACCCTATCCCAAGGTTTCAGCTTATCCTCATTAAATTTCGGGCAATAATGATAGTAATGATTAATCCACGAGAGGTAGGGGTTGTATATCGTGTATCCATTATCGCTGACATATGAGTTCATATCATACCCAAGTTCCTTGGCTAGAATAGATCCCTCATCAGCTAATACCTTCAATATCGGGTTCAAGTTCCATATCTGGTCTTGACTGACGAACATCGAGTAGCATGGATCCTCATCCTCACCATACCATCCTCCCATACCGCTCACTATTTTATCCAAATCAAGTGAATAATCTTTCCCGGATAAAAAATCATCTCTAAGAAAAAAACCTCTATATGGGATCATGTCATATACACCCGGTTGATCCTCAAACATATGTTTAGCGTTCTCGGTCAATCTGATCAATGTTTGCAAGGCAGAAGATATATCTATGGGCGCATATTCACACCTATAGACCTTATTATTTATCCAAAGATATTGAAGAAGCTCGGCTATATTAATAGTCCCGTCCTCCACATATCCTGTCTTGTTATCGAAGTTTATTTTGGCTAGAGGTATATTACTTCCTTGTGGTTGGTCACTTTTTTCATTACAACAATGCACGAACCTGTCAAAGAATATATCTTTCCAACCAAAATATTTATCCCTTATTGTCATAAGCCTATTTCTTGTCGTATAACGACATGACGTTAATAAGATCAGCTTTTCTGGCCATCCCTTCAAGTTTATTAAAGCCATCCATGTTATCTCCACTGACGATGATAGTAGGATATACCTCTATACCGTACTTGGATATCTCCTCCTCCGTGGCTTTGTTCTCCGGGATCTGGTTTAACGTGACCTCACCCTCATACTCCTGTAATGTGTTGGCGATAATATACCGCATGTAGTCGCTGTACTCAGCGTCTTTCTTCGTGAAAAAATCAATTCTTACCATCTCAAATAGTTTTTAATCTGTTAATAATTAAATCAGCAGTAAATATAGCATTATCTACCTCATCTATACCCATCTTCCTTCCATCGAAATCGTTAGATAATAAATCCTTAACAATTTGATATCTACGCTGCTCCCAATTTATGTCTACATTAAAATTCAGATACCTTACATAATCATAATTCAATTCATCATAACTATAATTGAGATACTTAACTATCGGGAATGGAGTATCATCATAAATAGTGCGCTTGATTAAATCAACGTATTTACCGGTTTTTTTATTGATAGCTCTTAATTTCTCATCTACTACTCTTTCTCCTGACTCTTCCATTCTATAAGCCCTTTGTTATGTTTATCGTAATATAATAATGCTATGGCGTTCCAGCATACGGCGGATAGATGCATGAATCCCTCCTTATCATACCTCTTCCCTTTCGTATAAGCGACCAAGTGTCTCATGAGTGCACCTAGATATCGATTGAATCCATCAGGTATATCCTGCCATGAATTAGCGGCGTACTTCTTCGCCCCCTCCGTATATACCCTCACGATATCCTCTATCTCAGCCAAGGGAAGGAGATCCCACCGGAGTTTGCCGTCGGCCCGGTCGTTCTTCCCGCTGCCGTCCTTCCCGACGAACGGTGCGTCTGTCGCTTCCCACTCATCGGTATTACATAGATCCTCGCCGATAGAGCTATAATCCGTAAGCTTATCAACCTCTTCCTCATCAATAAGCTTTAATTTAATAGCTTTGCTTAATGATACAACCATTTCCTCGTCAGCCCAAGCATATTCATATGATGCTTTAAATAATGGGCCTAATTTCATCATTCCTGTACGATCGGCGGTTTCAAGTACCTCAAATACCTCACCGTCATAAACGACCTTTTCGTATTTACCAAACTCTTCTTTCATCTTAAATTCTTTTTTGTTGGTATTATTAATAAAACTCACTAAGATCCCTACATTCTGGCGTCTCACCTGTCATAGAGTAAAGCTCACCAGATGATAGATACACGCAATTTGCGGTCTTCCCGTCTATATACTCACTTCGCTTCGTGATCCCACAAATAGCGCAGCGTTGAATCCCCGGTCCCGCCTTTACCCACGAGTGCCGTACGCTCCTCTTCCTTGTCCTGTTGGTGTCATTAAGCTTTCTCATGATCAATCCTCCAAGGTCATTATAATCTTATCTTTTCCGATAATAGTCTCATTCCCGCTCCTTACATCAAAGCATCTCCCTTCATCTGCCTCCTTGAAATAAAGAACGCCATTGTACTCGAACAGACCGAAGCCATAATCATCCAGCTTCATCTCTTTAAGTTTCTTGAATTTGTATACGCTTTTCATATTCTCCACATTATATTGCATTACTGGAAATATCATTATGATACTTATGCCTATTACAAGCAACCCTGTGTAAAACTTTTGTGAATCATATTTCTCCCATCCCTCCATCATCATGGCAAAGGAGATTACTATTAGGTAATTATATACTACTTTACACTATCACTAAAATAATAAAAGGGCACATAACCATGTATCCTTTTATTATTCAATCGTTTTTCTCATTTTTCTTTCCCTTTCCTTCTTTTTTAACGCTCCAAGAAAGAGTTTTCCGAAAAAGAGGATCACGGGGATCTATTTTTGGATTATAGCCGAATATGTTATCGGCTATTCTCTTCATCTCCTTCTCAATATCTTTATGTATTACTACTTCTATGTCTTTCTTTTTTCTCATGCTGCCATATTCTTTAACTGTGAATACCTTAATCGGTGTCCGATATTCTGCAAAAGTACATCGAATCTTTCACATTCGGAAAGATGTTTGGTATTATACCTAAAAGCTGATGAGTCCACGTATCTTTGCAGATGTTTCCTAGACACCCAATGATGGACACCCTTCAATGTTCTTTTTAGGTGTCCCCAGAATCCTTCGATCGTATTAGTATGTCTATTCCCAATGACGTAAGCGCCTTTCTTATGATAGACAACACCGTGATCGTATAGGTTAGGATCTAAGTTTCTATAAGCTTGCCATTCATCCGAGAAGATTGTAGATCCCGGACATACAACATCGTTTATAATCGGAATCAAAGTTCCGGCTTTAGTATCATTAACAACCTTGGCTATAACAAAGCCTTCTCTTTGTAGCATACCAAATACCGGAACCTTGTCCTTACAACTCCTGCCTCTTGCGTTTCTTACCTTCTTACTACTATGCCTATTCTTATTCAATCCCCCTATATAAGTCTCATCTACCTCAACCTCTCCGTTTAGACATTGGCTGGCATCTATATTGAAACAATTTTGGATACATTGCAACATAAACCAAGCCGTCTTTTGTGTTACGTTAATGAACTTAGCCAACTGAACGGAAGAGACACCCTTCTTAGCGTTTATGACGATATAGCAAGCCAACATCCATTTCCTCAACGACACTTTCGTGTTCTCGAAGATCGTGTTTGTCCGGACGTTGAAGTACTTTCCCGTGTTCTTGCACTTGTAACGGTTTCCCTTACATTTATAAACCTTTGAGTCCGGATCGTATGGAGATACGACATGATCGCCCCATCTCTGCCTCTCCAAAAAATCAATACATGATTGCTCGGTAGGGAAGAACTTCACTAACTCATCAATAGATTTAAAATGATTCATTTCAAACATAACACTCTGATTTTTACTCTATAAAGATAATAAATTCGTTCAAAACCAGCAATCAAACCATACCCCCAATATAATCTCATTAAAATTGTTTTAGTTTTAATTAGGATTGTTTAGAAATAAGATTGCTATATTTGAAAATAAACTTTAAAATCTAATGTTATGGTAAAGAAAACAAATCAAAGACGTGATAAGACTACTCTTTATCAAGATTCTAATAATAAATGGCGTTGGCGAAGAACAGCTCCTAATGGAGAAATAGTAGGTGCGTCTACACAAGGTTATGCAAATAAAAATGATTGCAAAAAAAATGCAATAAGAAATGGATGTGATATAGATGATTAATCTTTAGGAATAAATCCAACAACCTTTTCGGTAGAAGCTCTTTGTTTTATAAAACTTTCAGCTTCTTCCCATGAGGTTGCCCATATTTCACCGGCATACTTTTTGCCATTGATTTGATACTCTGTTACAAATTTCTTTTCTTCTTTTTTCATGTTTGTAATTTTTAAAAATTAATAAATATGATAAAACAAAAGCGGGACTAGCCTAAATCTAATCCCGCTTATCTTTTAATTTTACTGTTTAGTCTACTCATCCATTATTCTGAATAGCTCAAATGAGTAAGTATCCTCATGTGTTAAGCCGTGCCCAGCGTCCCAGATCCCGTGATGTGTTAGGATCATATAAGATTTTCCTTTCATTTCCACGGTCCACTCTGAGTATATTGCATTATCAAACTCCTTATCAAAAACTATACTCATCGTATTTGGATCAAATTCATATGTGAATCCATCTACACTAACAGTATTGTTTCTTCTATCAGTTGTTTTTTCATACCCAGTCCCGTCTTCAAAGAACGCATATACCATTTGTTCTTTGCCTGCTTCTCGAAGCCACATTCCTACGATAGAGGTATTATTGCCAACTACATTTTCGACACTAAAACGATCGTCATCGTGGCAAGAAATAAGTAGGAAACATGATATCGCTAATAAGTATATGATACGTTTCATGATTACTCTCCTTTTGATATTACGCAAAATAGTATTACGATAGATTTATTTTTACAATATTAATATTTATCAATATTCACAATTAGAACTCAATACCTATCTTGAAATTAAATCCGTCTATACTCTTACTAGAAGAATGTCCTCTAAAAGAATATCTCCTAGCTTGTGACCCATAACCTAGGGAAAAATTAACAGCTGATTGTTTTCCAAGCATATATTTTACACCGACAAAGGGATTACAGTAAAAACCATTTCCACCATAATCGCTAGTGACATCAATGGCATAACCAATCCTTAATCCTATAAAAGGAACTATCTGCCCATTGGTAAAGTTCCCTCGTAAATCTGCGAAAACGGGAATTAACGCTGATTCACTATCAGTGAAATATGATACTCCTGTTCCCGCACCGAAGAAGAAATACGGATTTAATTGGTATCCGTGAGATGTGGTAAATTGGATACATCCATCATCCCCCGTAGTATATCCCAAATCCAAAAATCCTCGATACCCTTTAATATCATAAGTCCT